ATTGTGTAAATCACATCCCCGGTGACCCCATGATTGACATGGGTGACGGACCGGGTTGGCGTGCCGTGGCTGTAGGCACGCGCAGGAAGGCCGGGGTGGTTCTTGGGTGCCACCCCGGCCTCGGCCGATGGAGAAAAGAATGACGCGATACTTCAAACCAGGTGTCAAATCACAACCCGAACCTGTCGCACAGACGGAACCAACGCGACAAATTGGACTCACCCTATACTGCACCAAGCCAGGATGTCATAACCCAGTGACGCACTCCAACGAAACACGATGCGAGAATTGTTGGGCCGATGACCAAATGAGATATTCCGGACACAGCCAAGCAGTAGACCTACACAAAGCAGCAACAGTCGAGGATCGGCCATGAAAAAGATTATCACAGGGACCATTTTGGGAGCAGTGTTGCTGGTTGTCAGTATGCTGTTCATGGGCACACCACCGAGTGTTGATACACCGGTTGACACACCGGCGACACAACTGTTGGGCACCATGTACCCAATGAACCCGCAGCCACAGATTATGTCATCGTCAATGACAGCCATGGCCCAAGTTGTCGACGGAGACACTGACCTGTCGTTGCTTGAACGCGACGAAGACGCCATGCTGGTCGTTGAGACCACACTGGAGGTCAAGATTGGGCAGCTTGTCATCATTGATGTGTCCCAAAGCACGGGGAACAAATACAAGTGGAGCGTGATGCCAGAGACGCCTAATTTCCGTGTGTTTGATGAAGGCCGTGTGGCTGTATTTTCTAGCGGCGTACCCGGAGACTATACATTCTTCGTGTCATGTTGTGCGGACGATGAAGTGGACCACAAGATTATTGTGATTCGAGTGCTGGACCAATATCCGACGCCGCCCGCACCTGGGCCGCAGCCGCCCGCGCCCGAGCCGCTGGACCCGTCCGCACCGCTGGACGTGAAGCTGGCACATTGGCTGGCTGAAATGGACGCCAATAAGAATGACTGCGAACGGTTGGCACAAAGCTTCGAGAGCGTTGCGGCACAGATTCGTGCTGGCGTGATTCCGATCGACAAGATTTCCGCAGCGACCAAAGAATCCAGTCACACAGCTTTGGGACACCACACTGAAGTTTGGACACCCTTCATGGCCCATCTGAAAGCCGTGATGGTGGCGGCCTCCAAAGCTGGCAAGCTACAGACTGTGGAGCAATATGACAACCTGTGGATGGAGATCAGTCGGGGTCTGGCGAAGTACGCAGGCCCGTCGGATTCACGGGACATCATCAAGGCCAGTCGGCCATTGGAAACCAACATTGTGACCGAGTAAGGAGACGCTATGTTCACACGCAGAGATTTCTTAAAGACATCAGGAGTTGCAGCCATAGCCGCTGTTACCAGCAACTCTATCCTGCGACATGTACAAGCAGCCGACTACAGTGGTGCCCCGGTTTACGCTGGGTGGTTGGACGACAAGACGGCCCGCCTGGAATCGTTGCGAAACACTCACCGCCCACTGATGTCGCAGCATAATGCTGCGATACAAGGTACTGGCCGTGGCAAGCGTGTGCTGCTTTGGAAACTGTTCGAGCATGTAACAGGCGGCCCACTCGTACCACATTTGCAAGAGATCGGCGATTGCGTCTCGCATGCCTGGGGCCTCGGTGGGGACATACTCACGGCTGTCCAGATGACGATGCACAACAGCCAAGAGCGCTGGATTGCGAAAGCTGCCACAGAAATCATCTATGCAGGAGCACGGGTAGAGATTGGTGGCGGTATCGTAGGCGATGGCGCGATGGGTTGTTGGGCACGCGATTACTGCCAGCAATACGGATTGCTGCTCCGTCAGCCATACCTGAACGGGAAGTACGACTTCTCGTTCTACAATGGCGTCAAGGCCCGTAAGCTGGGCGCAGACGGTGTACCGGACGGGTTGGAGCCTTTAACCAAGCTGCACCCAATCAAGACTGCCAAGCTAGTCACTACCTGGGATGAAGCCTGTGACAGCGTTGCCAACGGGTACCCAGTGACCATATGCAGTTCCGTCGGTTACAGTTCCAAACGCGACTCGGCTGGCTTCCTAAGACGGGCCCGGCCATGGATGCATGCCATGCTGCTTATTGGTGTGGATGACAAATCCAGCCGCAAGGGCGGCTGCATTCAAAACTCATGGGGTCACAACTGGGTAAAGGGTCCCACAAGACTGGACCAACCAGAAGGTTCCTTCTGGGCAGACGCACGAAACATCGAATCAGCACTGAAACAAGGTGACAGCTTCGCTTTGAGTGGTTATGTCGGTTACCCTCGCCAAGACATTGATGATTACAGGATATGGTAATGCTGTCTAAAGTCACAAATTTACTGATCGTCCTCACACTTGTCATAGGGGTCTGTTATGGGGAAAAAGTTGCAACTATTGATGCTTTGGCGAAGCCTCGTCAAATGGCTGCGTACGCTATTGCTCGATATCGGCAAGGGCAAGAAAATGGGCTGGATTCCCCGACTGGCCGAGTTGGTGTCGATAGCCAACCGGTATATGGATATCGAGGGATACAAGAAGCTCGACCAAGACGACGAGCCCCACGATCCGGCGAAGAAATCAAACCGGTAACGAACGAGATGTTTCTGTTTTGGGCACCTTGGTGTGCCAATTGCCCCAAAATGAAAACGGTGGCCAAACAACTAGCCAACGAAGGTTACAAAGTCACGCTTATCAACACTGACGACCACAACGAGATGGTACGTAAGTACAACATTGTCCAAATCCCACAGACCCTTATCTTTGAGCAACTACCAGGCGAGTCGACGCCACGTCTCGTGAAGCAGTATGTTGGATGGATTGGCAACGATAGAATCAAGCGGTATCTGCTGATGCCGGACGAGATAATACCCCCGCCACCGCCAGACGACCCAGAGGAGCCCGATTATGATATCTGGTAACATGACATTCAGAGAAGCACTGCAAACAGCCCAACGCCAAGCTGTGCTTGCCAGACGTATCCCACGACCAAGATTGCGACTTGTGCAACGAGTTCTCGACCGCCCCATGCGGGTTGACCCGCGCGATGGCCGGTTGATTAACGTCGTGCTCAAAATCGAGAAACGTGTCCGGCTTGAACTGGACCTAACTGAAATCGACATCGATTGGCGGGCCTGGATTGACTGGATCATTGAGAATCTCCCAGAGATTATCAGATTCATTTTGGTGATCTTGGCCTTCCTCGACGACCCACAAGAGGAGACAAGCTGATATGAAAATCCAACTTCCAAACACAACCGGTACCGTTCAAATCGAAATCGAACTTGGAGACAAGGGCTCGATGAGGTGTAACGCCTTTGCTGAAGAAATCCGTGAGGTTGAAATCGCGGTGCCAAAGGGCGTCAAGCCCGGTGAAATCCGATGTCACCGACTCTCCGACGCTGGCGAGAAGATCGGCGAAGGCTGGTTGCTTCAAGAGGACCAGTGGGTAGACCCGCAGTCGGTTGGGCCCGAAGAGCCCAAGGAAGAGCCCAAGGAAGAGCCCAAGGAAGAGCCCAAGGAAGAGCCCAAGGAAGAGCCCAAGGAAGAGCCCAAGGAAGCCGCCGAAGTGGTGCAGCCTCCGCAGGAAGCCAAACCAAAAGACGAGCCGGTCTCGCACGAAGAGATCGCCAAGGAACTCGGAGACACATTCTCTGATTTCCGTCGCAAGCCTCGAAACTGACACTGAAACACGAGATTAGTCGGAATGAACGCCAGACTCCAAACAACCGTCCAGCTACTGAACGCGACCGTTGCGTGGCCGTGCGAGTCCGGGCTAATCTCCCACACAATGTATGAGCGATATCAAAAACGAATTCGCAGAGGCCATAGCATCCGGGTTAAGAAGTAAGACGCTTACTTCTTGCTCGCGGTGGGCCGAATACAGGCGTATCATACCAACGCTTGAAGACCCTACTATCTCTGCGCCGTTTTCGTTCAGACTGCACCCGTGGTGCCGAGAGATTCATGATTCGACTGCGACATGGAATGTTGCAATGAAAGCTGCCCAGATGGGGGTCACGGAAGTTGCCATCAACCGAGCATTTTATACCATCGACATTTTGCACCAAGATGTGCTTTACGTTTTACCAACCGCCACCACAGCGTCGGATTTTTCAAAAGCGAGATTTGGCGGTGCCTTGGTAGAAAGCGACTACCTGAAGAGTATCTTCACTGACACCAACACGGTTGGCCTAAAACAAGCTGGTGGCATTTGCCTGTATATCAGAGGATCACGCGGAGACAGTAACCTAAAATCCATCCCGGTGTCCGAGCTAATTTTGGACGAAGTAGACGAGATGGACCAAAAGCAGATTTGGTTGGCCCTCGAACGTCTGAGCGGTAAACTGAAAAAACACATCTGTGCGGTTTCGACACCAACAATACCAAAGAAGGGCGTCCATAAGCTATTCCTCGACAGCACACAGGAGGAATACAAGTTTCAATGCCCCCGCTGTGGGCGATGGACGGAACTAATCTGGCCTGATTGCATTGAGATTCATGGCGAATCGGTACGGGACCCAAAATGCAAAGATTCAGTTCTGATTTGCAAGGAATGTAAAGGCACACTTGAACACCAACAAAAACCAGACTGGCTCGAAACCGCTAAGTGGGTCGCCACTGTACCCGACAACCCAGACAATCGTGGATTCCATATCAACCAACTGTATTCTTTCACAGTCACCCCGGCCGACATTGTAGTTGCACATTTTCGAGGTCTAGGTGACGAAGCAGCGAATGTTGAATTCCATAACTCAAAACTCGGGATACCATTCGTACCAGAAGGCGGCCAAGTAAGTGAAGAGATGATCGATCTGTGTCTGCGGGTACACGTTAAGGGAGACCCACGACCGCTAGATTCTTCACGGCTCATAACAATGGGTGTCGATCAAGGGAAATGGAACTACGTTGAGGTCACGGAGTATTTTATTGACGAGTGGGGCCGCGACCTGAATGTTGCCGCCACTGCAAAAGTTCTGTGGGAAGGGATGTTTACTGAGAATGAATGGCACCGTGCCGACCAGCTTATGCATGAATGGCAGGTTCTTCATTGTGTTGTAGACGCTGATCCACAGATCAACGAAGCCAGGAGGTTTTCGCGACGGTTCCCGGGGTATGTAACATTGTGCCGGTATCGCCGAGGTGTCACGGGCAAAGAAATTTCGATCCAAGACGATGATACTGATGCCCCAATTGCCACCGTTGACCGCACCAACTGGCTAGATGCTGCCCTTGGTCGATTCCATGTTCCTGATCGGATTTGGTTGCCACGGGATACCTCGCAAACGTACAAAGACCACATTATGGCACAGGCACGCACGTATGAAAAAGACGACCTTGGCAACGCGCGGGCGGTTTATGCAGAGACTGGGCCGGACCATTTCTCGCATGCAAGGGCATATAGCGAAATTGCGTTGCCACTCGCCGCAGCCAAAACAACACACCAAGACATCAGCAAATTTTTGTAAGCGACAATGGCAGGCCTACCAACAACGTAGAAGAGACATCATCGCTTTGGAGCCACTAATGGACAGGGTACACAAACAAACACGGACACGCAGGAGTCAAACCATGCGACTCGCTATCAAACACATTTTCATTGTCTTGACGTTGGGCTGGGATTTCCCACTCCTGCGTTTACTGGTTGGTAAAGCAGCCAGGCAGAGGCGACAAGAGCGGCGGCGACAACGCCGTGCAAGACGCCGCGCAAGTTGGAAGTATCTCATGGGCTTGCTCAGGAAATAATCCACAGGACTGACCAATGGCATTGAACCAACCAAGACTCATTGATACCCGCCACCCCCTCTATATGAAAGATCAGGGGCAGTGGGACCTTTGGCGAATGACCTATGATGGCGGTCAGAACTATCTGAACCGGTTTCTACAGCAATTCACCAAACGTGAGAGTCCCGAGGACTTCCAGCAACGAAAGCTGGTAAGCCCGACGCCTACGTTTGCCAAAGCTGCATTGCATGATATCCGCAATGCCATTTTCCAGCGCATGCGAGACATCGTCCGGCGTGGCGGTTCAGACAACTACATGAAAGCTGTAGAGGGTCAAAGTGGCGGGGTCGACCGCCGTGGTGCCAGCATGAGTTCGTTCATTGGTATCAATCTACTGACCGAGCTTCTCGTTATGGGTAAAGTGGGTGTGTATGTAGACATGCCCGCACTGCATGGCGACTCGCTGGCTGAGGTTGGGGACGCCCGACCCTATTTGTACATGTACCGTGCCGAGGACATTTTGTCCTGGTCGTGTACCATGCCAGAGTCACCAAATCAGTTTCAAGCTTTGTTACTGCGTGACCATGGTGTCTGTTACACTAGCAGCCAGAGCCATTTGGGCATTTCGTTGCCAAACGGGACATTCGAGCGTTATCGTATGATATGGGTTGATGAGACTACCGGTAAAGTCAACATCCAGTTCTACAACAGCCATGCCAAACCCATTAACTCGGCTGGTGTAGAGCAGCCAACGGAAGCACCGATCGAGACCGGATTGGATCGAATTCCGTTTACCCTGTTGGATATTGGTGACAGCCTGCTGAAAGACGTGTCAAAGCACCAGGCTGCATTACTGAATCTACAATCCAGTGATGTGAGCTATGCGTTGTTGGCCAACTTCCCGTTCTATGTTGAACAACGTGACCTTCGTGGCGCTGGCGACCACCTCAAGGGACCCAAGTCGGCCGATGGTACCTCCACGACTGGTGGCCAACCCGGTTCGGACGAAGACATCAAGGTGGGCGTGACACAGGGTCGGGCCTATGATCTCAAAGCTGAGCCCCCTGGCTTTATCCACCCCTCGTCAGAACCTCTCAAGGCCTCAATGGCCCTCCAAGAGAAACTTGAAGACGACATCCGAAAGCTTGTCAATCTGGCGGTGGCCAACAAGACCGGTAAGCGAGCCTCCGCTGAGTCCAAGATAATGGACAACCAAGGTCTAGAAGCAGGCCTGTCGTTCATTGGATTGGTATTGGAGGCAGGCGAGCGACAAGTTGCTGAACACTGGGCAGCTTATGAGCAACGAGTCGTCTCCCAGCGTGAAATCGCCACCGTTAAATACCCTGACCGGTACAGCTTGAAATCAGACAAGGACCGAATCAACGAATCAGAGAAGCTCGTCGCCTTGATGTCCACAGTTCCTGGCCGTACTGTCAAGAAAGAGATGGCCAAACTTGTGGCCTCGAAGCTTCTTGGTGGTAGTTCCTCAGTCGAGATCATGGCGACCATCATGGACGAAATTGATGCTGCGGACTATACAACCAGTGACCACCAAATTATCATCGCGGCCCGCGATGCGGGTTTATGTGGTGAGCAAGTGGCCTCTGTGGCACTAGGATTTAACGAGGACGAGTACAAACAGGCCAAGGAAGACCACCTGGAGCGTATCCTACGTATTGCCCAAGCCCAAACCGCTGGGGCTGGTGCAGGCACCGAGGAGAATGCGGGCTCAAGAGGCCTGCCGGATATGTCGGGCGACCCCGCTGAGGATGCCCGCCAGGAGAAGGCCGAAAGTCGTGACACTACACTGTCGGACGACACCAAATCAAAGACCCGTGGTACGGGTAAGAAAACAAACGAGGACTAACCCATGTTGAGAATAGCAAACGAAATCCGGACTGGCCAGAATACCATCGGAGCAACCGCAGTTGCTGCCATACCGGGACTTGGCATGACACCCATCCATGGCATCAGGATCAGAGCAGCGGCCACAAACGCTGGTTTGATTTATGTCGGGCGCGCAGGGGTCACAGCAGCCACTGGTTTTGAACTGGGTGCTGGCCAAGAAATCGACATCGAAATTGATGACCGGGCTTCCCTGCACGTTATCGCAAGCATCGCGTCCCAAAAATACTCATGGCTCGCCAGATAAGGATCGGCCAATGTCCGAATCATACGCCACCACGATTGAAGCACAAGCTTATTTTGAGGAAAGACTGCATGAATATGCATGGTCAACCGCTCGGGCTTCAGATCGCCCAAAGGCGTTGCTGCAAGCTACACGAATCATTGACACGCTGAACTATTCAGGGTGTAAACGATCGGTCTACGAACTGCTGGAACAAAACCCCGACGCAACACCAGCGCAAATTCGGGCAGCAGAGGCCACTCAGGCATTAGAGTTCCCCCGTGACACAGACACAGAAGTACCTGTTGAAATCCAACAGGCGTGTTACGAAATCGCGTACGCCCTGCTTGATGGGGTGGACCCTGATGCCGAATTGGAAAACCTTGGGATTGTAAGCCAAGGGTATGCATCGGTACGGACTACCTACAACCGTTCCAATATCTCGATTGAACATTTGATTAACGGTGTGCCGAGCGCGACGGCATGGCGAATACTCAAACCGTTTCTGCGAGATAGCGATGCATTACGACTCAGTAGGGTTTCGTAATTGGAGGTGTCACATGCACACTAACCTAAACATTCTTCGTTCTATGCCACAAGTTGTCTGTTATGACGGAGATGCTGATCCAGGCGACGCTGGCGACGGTGGTGGCGGAAGTATCCTGCCGGACCCCATGGTATTGGAAGCCCAACGACAGCAAGACATTGCTGCCATGGCTGACAAGATTGTGGCCGACAAGCTTGCTGCCAAAGACAAAGAGGTCGAGATGCGGATGGCAGAAATCGCAGCCAAAGCAAAGATTGCGGCAGAATCAGCCAAGCTCGATCAACCCAGTCAAGACGGGCGATTCTCACAGGAACAGATGAATCGGTTCCTCGCTGAAGACCGTCGAAAGCACCAACAGAAGTATGAGGGCTTGGAAGCTGCATACAAGGAAGCCTTGCAGGACCAAAACCTTGGTTCGGAGCAACGTGACAAATTGCAGGCACAGTTGGAAGACTTGCAGAAGCAATTCCGCTCCAAAGAGCAACAGCTTGCTTACGAAAAGAAGCAAGTTGAAGAGCAGGCCAAGATCGACGTGGAATCCCTGACGGCGAAAGCCACCGAATGGGAGGACCGTTTCAAGACCACGCTCAGAGATCGTGCATTGCAAGATGCCGCAGTGGCCGCTGATGCTTTCAATCCTTCGCAGGTGGTGACGCTTCTCAGTCCTATGACGAAGATCGCCGATGAGTTGGACGAAGCTGGCCATGCCACCGGTAACCTTGTACCCGTGATCGATTTCCCGGACACCGATGAGACAACCGGGAAGCGAATCATGACACAGAGAACCCCCGAGGAGGCTGTAACGCGGATGAAAGCGTTGCCTGATATGTTTGGCAACCTCTTCAAAGCCAATGTGGTTTCAGGCATCGGAGGGAACTCCGCTACCGGCGGCGTCGCGCCGGGCAAAGGCGGTCGTATTGATCCTGCAAACTTGACCCAGGAACAGTATAACAAAATCCGAAGAGACAACCCCGAAGCCCTCGGGCTCAAAACTCGTTGAGGTAGAGGGGGTTCCTAAGTCTGTGTCACTAAGACACATTTTTGTAACCTTAACTCCAAAATGGGGAGACAACATGAATCCTTTTAACGTATGTTACGCCAACGACAACAGTGCCCTCATCCCCGCGATGTGGGCAATGGAAGGCCTGGCCATTCTCGAAGAGAATATGGTCATGTCCCGCTTGGTCCACCGTGATTTCTCGCCGATCGTTGCTGAGTACGGCGATGTGGTCAACACTCGCCGACCTGGTACGTTCCAGTCGAAGAGGAAGACCGACACGGACAACATCACCCTTCAGGACGCAAGTGCCACGAACGTGCGGGTCCCGCTTGACCAGCACTTCTACACTTCGTTCACCATCAAGGACGGCGAAGCGAGCAAGTCGTTCCAGGACCTGATCGAGATTTACCTGCTGCCTGGTATGCAGAGTATCGCTCGATCGGTGGATCGTGCCCTGTTGGGTCGCGTCCATCAGTTCCTGCCGAATGCTGTCGGCCGTCTGGGTGGTCTACACTCGTCCAATGCCAAGGACGTGCTGCTCGAAGCCCGTGAGATCATGAACATCAACAAGGCGTATCCGAACGGTCGCAACCTCGTGTTGGGCCCGCAGGCGGAAACCCAGATGTTGAAGAACGATCTCTTCATCTCGGCTGAGAAGCGTGGTGACCAGGGTACTGCCCTGCGTGATGCCAGTCTCGGTCGGGTTCTCGGCTTCGACACTTTCATGGACCAGAACACGCCCGGGATCGGCAACGTCAACGCCGATGTCGCAGCGGGTACGGTCACGAATGCTGCGGCTGCTGGCGTTGCTGCCTCGCAGACCGTTGCAATCACCGGCCACGAAGTCGTTGCCGGTGAGTATGTGGTTATGGAAGACGACGGGCAACCGACGTATGCCACAGCCGCGACCGTCGGTGCTGGTGACACGACTGCTGTCACGCTGAGTGCCGCGCTGGTCAACGATGTTGCGGCGGCCAGTGCCGTCCGAGCTTACCCGGCCTGTGCGGTCAGCGGTGGTTTCGCCATCGATTGGGCCAAGGAAGTCGTCGTGACCGGCTACACGAACGCTCCCCAGGTTGGTCAGTTGATCGCCTTCGGTGCGGGTGGTGCTCGTCGTGTTTACACGATCATCGAAGCCGATGGTGGCAACCTCCTGCTCGATCGTCCGCTGGAAGTCGCACTCGTCAATGCCCAGGCGGCCTTCCCCGGCCCCGCTGGTTCGTTGAACTTTGCGTTCCATCGGGATGCTTTGGCTCTCGTCTCGCGTCCGCTGGCCTTGCCGCCGAGCGACACGGGTGTCCGCTCGCAGGTTGGCGTCTACAATGACGTTGCCATGCGGGTCTCGATGCAGTACGACATCAACGCGCAGGGTACGATTGTGACCCTGGACATGCTGTGTGGTGTCGCCGTGCTCGACGTGAACCTCGGTTCCATCGTGCTTGGCTGATCCCGTTGTAGTCTCAGTCTCTCGGCGGCATTGTGCCGCCGAGAGACATTTTTCTATCAGGTAATACCATGTATCAAGTTACCGACGGCAACCTGGAACCAACCGGTTACCAACAAATCAATGATCTTAGTGCAGTCCGAGGCCTGAACCCACAGGGTGGTCGGATTGCTTTGATCCAAGCTGTATCCAGACGTGTCAGATGGCGTGATGATGGCGAAGACCCGACCCCGACGGTAGGAATGCTCCTAGTAGCCGGGCAAGATTTTTGGTACACAGGCGATGTGAAAAAGATTCGGTTCATTGAAGTGTCTGCGGGCGCAGAACTTAACATCTCTTTCTATCGATGATACACCATGCAAACAACTTCGATGACAGCCACGGTTCGCTTTCGCGGCATACAGCCAGCCACGACGGGTCCCGGTGGCACCGATCCGATCAACGATTTGTATTTGACGCACTCAGTCATACTGGCGGCAACCCTTATACGATCTGCGGCCAACACAATCGAGATTACGCAACGACTCTCTGACATCAAACCATTGAGTCTGCCGGACTCGTTAAGTCTGGCCCAGGCAGCCGACTGCCAAAAGATACACCACCACGAAGCGGCATCAACATTGATCTTCACCACTGGGAATACAGTAGCGGGCGGACAGCATGGACAACCACAAGCTGCGCGTGTCGAAGAAGTGTTTTATGTCGACGGAACAATACTCGCGTCAAACTCTGTTATTTTGCAGGCTACCCCCGATCGAGGGAACGAGACGGTGTTGGTGAACGGAAACCAACAAACGCGAGGCGCATCGGAAGACTACGTCATTGTCGGCTCAACAATTGTGTTCCACCCCACCTGGGTATTTGAGTTGGACGACAAAATTACTGTTAAATATCTGGTAACATAAGGAGTATACCTATGGCTGTTACGTCGATTCGCGGAAAGACCCAGATCAAGGACAACACAGTCGATGTTGGTCGCCTTGAACTGGACTTCACAGGTGGTTCTGATTGGGATCATTCCAATGGGAACAACGATGCTGTTATCACTGGTGGTTGTACACCTACCAATGCCAATGATTACACCATCAAGTCCTATGTTGACAACCTTGTCAACGGCCTCGCTTGGAAAGAGCCTGTCAAGGTTATCGCCATCGCTGACGAGGCCAGCCTTTCTGGGCTGGCACTCACCATTGACGGTGTTGCCGTCGATACCGAAGGTGATCGTGTTCTGCTCGCTGACCAGGGCACACCAACAGAGAATGGTGTCTGGCTAGCACACTCTGGTGCTTGGACACGCGCCCTAGATTGGCCCAGTGGTGGCTTCGCTGCAAACTACGCTTGCTTCGTCGAAGAAGGTACAGCGTATGCTGACACCGCTTGGGTTGTCACCAACAACACGGGCGGCGACGAAATCGGGTCTGACACGCTTGTTTGGGCCAAGTTCTCGAATGTCTCGGCCGGTAACAACCATGTGTACAGCGAAGAGCCCGCTGTGACCAACGGAGCGGCTGCTGTAGCGGCCCTGAGTAACCTGCCAGTGATCTCTGGCACCGAGCGCGTTTACCTGAATGGCGTTCGACAGCGTGAGGGTGCCGGGAACGACTATACCATCGTTCTGGCAACCGGAGTCATCACGTTTACGTTCAACCTCACCAACCCTGGTCCGGCGGCGGCTGCCGATGTGGTCATGGTTGATTACGAGTATTGATCCTGAGGTGCGTCATGGCTAGAACTCAAGTCCCTGGACATCAAGTGCGTGACGGCGGCTTGACTAGAGATGACATGAACATCGTTACCCCGGGCGAGGCGATGATAACTCGCCTCGTCGCGGGGTCCGGTGTGACACTGGACGAAACAGGTGGGGATACAGGGACTGGGGAAGTAACAGCTAGTGTTGACTATGACGTGGTGGTTGATAAGCAGCGTGTGGATGCCACCTTTTCCGCAGCCGTGCCACACACAGGATCGCTAGCATTGGGCACCGACAATCTCATCCCGTTCACAGTGTGCGGATTTGCTATTACCGAAACAACAATTATTCGCCAAGCCAGTTTGGTAGTTTCAGAAATCGACCCCGACAGGAGCTTTGTGTTACGACTGTATTCGGACCCGACAGGCACGCCCGTTTTGGTACACACTTTGGTGACTTTACCAGTAAGCACCAGATTGATTGGAACCGACTCACTGAATTTGGCACTGAGCCCCGGCGAGTACGGATTGTTTGTTGATCGTATTAGCGGTAGCGGGAAATCAAAGTTCAAATTCGGCTATGGCATGATAGCATTCGGGTAACAGTATGGCCAAGGGGACAATCAAGAACCTACGAAACTACCCGGTTCTCATACGATGGCTGGGCTGGATTATGCCTGCATACAGCGAGAATGTCATTGATGCTGATTTTGACTACCGTTCTGTTGAGGCTGCTGAAGACGAACTCGTGAGCCTAAGCACGGCTTTGGATATCGAAATCGAAAACGATGAGGCTACCCCACAAGTTGTGGACCCGGCTGACATCCGCGACTGGATCGAGTCAAACTGGCAGGCTGACCGGGCTATACCAGCGGCAACATACCGTATTGAGGCTGTTTTTGATTCCCCGGTACCATCAACTGGTTTTCTGTTCTTGTCGCATGCCCAAGGGACGCCACATTCCAATGTTGGTTTTGGAATTGACGTGGATTCGAGTTTGCGTCGAATCTATGTGGCACTGGATGAGGCCGAGCCCACAAATACCTACGACATCCGTGTGTATGAGAACCCAACGGATGCATCACCGACCCTCGTGGTTAGTAACAAACTAACCATCGAAGCCGGGTCGACTCGTACTTTCCAAGTCCATAACTTGGTAGGCGTTGATCTACCTGCTGGGGAGTATGGTATTGCAATCGAGCGGCTCACAGGTTCGGGGGAATCAACTTTCGCCAACGGAACAGTATTGCTTGTAGTCGAGGAACAATAATGTCGCGCGGAAGCATCGAGAATTTGACGCTGTCTCAAATCAACATCCGAAATCTTGGGTGGCTTGTCCTTGCTCTCGATACAGTCACAATTCCAGACGGGGTACGTTACCACAAGATCAAATCCGCAGAGGTCGAACTAGAAGCCCGTATTACCAACAGCACAGTCATACTGCGTGATGCAGCGGGTCAAACGATTGCTGCTGGTAATGTTGCGACTTGGATCGCAACTGAATGGGAAGTTGGCCCACCCGGGCAAGCAGTCGGTATTGGTAAGCCAACCTATAGGAGCACCGCGATATTCAAGGGGCATGTGAAAAAGGACCTCAAACATTGGTTCAAAAATTCCGAGGATGATAGTCATTTGGAGTCTGGTTTCCAGATTATGCAAGCCAGCCACATGAAGGCCATCTCGATTACTGTCAACAAAGCAGACAAGGACCAGACATACGCGATTCAACTTTACCGTGACCCAGCAGATACGCCTACTTTGGTACATGACGACATTGTGGTACTGCCGTCAGACTCGCGGTCAGCCACAACCATCACATTGAACCTTGCTCTGAGTGTTGGCGAATACGGACTGGTGATCTATCGCAAAGCTGGCAACAAAGACAAATCACATTTCAAGAAAGTTCGGGTTGAGTTTCAATTCGATGTTGACTGATGTACGGAACCCTAAAGAACGCTAGCAGCACTGAACTCGCCGTCCCATCATTCGGGGTGGTACTACCAGCCGGTGACAGTCTCGATCTCATGGACGTGGAGGATTTACAAGCCATACGAATGTCGATTGACCTCAATATCCTACTGATGGCAGGCACGCTTGAGATTTATGATGACACTCCTACTCTGATCGCCCCCGGTGGCTCAGAACTTTGGATGCAGGCCATCTTTGGCACCCGGCCACGTTTTGAGGCATACAACGCAGCAGACAGCGTAGCATATAACACTGACGCCGTGGCCGCACAGCCACTAGACACCACGTCAATTGAAACACCTGCCATAATTTTGGCACCCGAAAACGCACATATCGACATAAACTTTGATGGCGCGATTGACATACAGGCTGAAATTAGTGTGGCCTGTGACAGCGGTACCGGGATGTCCGGAATGGAATCATGGCTTGCCATCAACGGGGTATTTGTCCCTGGTACATTGCGAGCCACAGTATTGCACGAAGGTGAAGCCAGTTCAATATGTATGGGCCGATCATCTTTGGCAGTGGCAGTCGGAGACGAAATTACGATTGTGAGTCAGCGAACATCTGGGTCACTTGCATGGCGGTACCCAGCAAGTGGATGTAGGCTACGGATTAGGCGTGTCGAATAAGGAGATAACGACATGAACTTTGGACCATTCACTGAATACGGACTTCTGGGGCTGATGGTGGGTTGTATTTTGTTGTCTGGCGTCTGGACGCTGCGGCGGCTATTCGCACGAGATGGCGGAATCATCACCGAAGTCGGAAAACGTCACATCAAGTTTGTGGACGAGTCAGCGGGCGTCATGCTCAAAAACTCAGAGACACAAACCCAGCTTATGCAGATCGAACTCGCACAGACACAACTCACAACGAAAATCTATGACGAAGTCCATGAGTTGACCAAGACCCATGGTGACCCGAATTCGGTCTTTGCTACGACTGCACTGCATGAAGCAGGCCTGGGATTCTGTGACATCATGGCCAAATTCGCCACAACTCTCGATGTGGACATCGTGTCTGAACTGCGAGACATCCGTCGAAAACTGGATTCAATCCGATAATGACACGACCCAACGCACAAATTGATCGGCTCGGAAAGCAAGTGATGTACTCACTGAAGCGTCAGTGGGGTGCGCCCATCGATTTGTATCGGTCCGTGGACTCCGACACTGACCTTGACACTGGCATCAAGACCACAATCAAGGAAGTTCACCCCGTTCGGCGAGCCATCGTGCTGCCAGCGAAAATCGTGCGAGAAGTCTTGCAGAGCATTTCACAAATCTCGGCCAACAAAGCCATGGTGTATGGCGGCAGCTTCGACACGTCTTCCAGGGTGTTCATCATTGATAAACGAGACGTTAGGTCTGTCCCAGACGAGGACGGCATACAACTGGACGACTGGATCGTTTACAAAGGCCACAGGTACGAACTGAAACAGGTGGAAGAGTTCGACCTTGGTGGCGCATGGATGATTACCGGCAAGCGTGTATATGGCAGCGTGCATGAGCAGATTTTTCCATTAGTGGCCGATAGCTGGCTTGCCTTGACTGACACAGGCGAGGAAATCTGATGGCATCCAACCCCAACTGGCCACGATGGATTCTGCAATCCGCTGCAAAGCAGTGCCGGGCAACAGCCCAGGCCATATCATTGAAGTTGCATATCGAAGGGCTCGATATGCGGGATGCAGACTTGATGTGCCAAGACCGAGCCGAGTTCCGAATGAATGGCCCCTGGGTTCGGGAACGCAGCCACAATTTCTACGAACTACAAGTGGGAATCAACATCCTGATTACATTCACGATGACCGGCGACAAGAACATGTACCAGCCTGACATATGGGCAGGTGAGTTTCAGTCACTCTTGAGCGAACAGATAGAAGTCGTACGATACGGGAATGGTCCCGAAGATGATAATTTGTTGCTGGGATGCTTGGTGCCTCGCAGTAACAAGGGAGACAGTGTTAAGATTTGGCATTTCGGCCAAGTCGGTCGCACCGAAGAAATTCGACAGATCGCTGTCGATGCCATGTTTTACATGGACCTCCTTGTTGGGGCTTGATCCTCAGGACGCCTGAGAAGCCCATAGGTGATGTACACACCTGAATGAACCGGTTCCTTTGATCTAGGAGAGTAAGCAAATGGCTCGTATTGAACTAAGAGACGCGACAATTTACCTGAGGGACGGCCTCAGTGGCAGCGGTGCCGTGGATGAAGCCACGCCAGACGCTTTGGACACAACCGTTGGGGTCGACACGGTCGCCCTGAATACCGATGACGTTGAAATGATCCCTGTTGGGGCCCGATTCCAGTGTGTTGGTGCTGGTGCCCCAGTCGGTGAGCAAATCTTTGTTGTGACGGCCCGGGTGCCTGAGAGCGCCAGCCCCACCACATCGATTGATTTCACGCCTGCATGGGGAACTGCCCCGGTTGACGATGCGGTCATCACATTCCTGCCGCAGGAAATCGAAATCAAGATCGGTGACGGCAACCTGACATACACCGAGGCCAAAGAGTATGACTACTTGCTGGATCGTGGCAGCCTGGACACCGTCCGGGAAGGCGATGCCCAGCCGGTTGATGTCAGCCTCGATTTTGTGTATGAGTTCGTGTCGGCCGGGACGGGTGAATCAATCACCCCGGTGGACGCCCTCAAGCGCAAGAACGAAGCTGGCGAATGGGTTTCCTCGTCCGCCGATCCCTGCGAGCCTTACGCAGTGGATATGGTCGTCGAGCATGTGCCGCCTTGTGGTGGCTCGCAGATGGAAACTACCACCCTGAATGACTTCCGGTACGAATCGCTGGAATTCAATCTCGGTGACGCGACAATTTCGACATCCGGCCGGTGTAACATCACGGAAGCTGACCACACCCGATCGGATCAATAATCTGTAACCGTCAATGAGTGGGGCGGGATAGGCCCGCCCTGCTCTCCGGTTTACTGCAACTACTTTAGCGAGGAAAAATCATGAAAATCGGTGGAAAAGAGATTGGTGGACTGCACGAAGAACTTCTTGTCTTGCCCCGTGGCGAAGACCAGGTTGTTTTCAAAGCCCGAGCGGTGGCCGACATGGACGAGTTCGAGAAAATTTGCCCTGAGCCCAAGGCACCTGGGCGGTTGACAAAGGACGGCTTTGTCCCAAATACCAAAGACGAAAACTACAAGAAAATGGTGGATCACTACGGTGACCAACGGTTGGCGTACATGTGCATACTGTCATTGGAACCCAGTGACATCGAATGGGAGAAGGTCGACATTGCCAATCCCAAAACATGGCGGCACTGGAAAGAAGAACTCAAGGCGGCTGGTATCACCGAGATCGAGACCAACCGAATTGTCCAGACTGTCATGCGGGCCAATTCGCTGGATGAAGCCAAGCTTGACGAGGCCCGAGCGACTTTTGTACGTGGGCTGGAGGAGCAAGCCGAAGCTTCCTCTGGCCTCCAAGCAGAACCGGAGACTACGCCGTCTGGCGAGCCTGCGCCCGCTTCGGAATAAAGCCTCCGGGAGTCAAGGATGACTGGGACACTTGTGATGTATGGACACAGGCAAGGTTGTTGGCTTTCGACCAAGTTATGTGCCACGAAGAAGCGGAAGAATTGAAAGCCATGTCTGCGGCCGGGATGGCGAAACGAAAGACCTTTTGATGGAATTGAAGCCACAGTACAAGACGTTGCAGATCGACGCAGAAGCATATTTTGCTGAACTGCACAAGTATTTTGTGGAGCAGATTACCCAAGCTGCACAACTGTGGCTTCAAGCCATCACCGGCCATATCATCCCCGTTTGGAGTGGAGCTTCGATGCAAACATTCCACCCGTTGGCAAAAGAGGCGGGATTTTCATTGACAAAAGGCACCAGTACACCAGCGGGCTCATATCTCAAATCATCCAGGTTAGCACTCACGTTTGACGCAAAGGGTGGGTTGATTACAGTCGGGGACAAGGGCCAATACTTTTTCTACTACGAGTCTAAACTACCCCACCTGACATACAACGAGTACCACAACGCAAATGCCGAGAAAGACCCCACAGTTTTCTACCGTCTGACCAGACCTGGCCCGTACAATTTCCAGCTAAGGGGCCAAGAAGTTTTCCGTTTCTTTGCTGAGCACGTTACGCTCCCGAGTCCAATGGCTTTCCTTAAAGAAGAAGCACTCTAATGGCCGACAATTTGATCCAACAAAAATTGGGCTTTGACGTTAGCGATGCTATCAAGTCAATTGCTGACGTGAATGGCGCTTTTGACCAGTTCAATTCGGCACTGAAGGACAACAGCAGTGCGCTGACGGACTATAGCTCTGATGCTACAAAGTCAATGGACCAACTGAGCAAGGCTGCATCGAGCGCAAAAGCTTCCATGGGTAAGATGGGCAAACTGAAGGTGGATACCAGCGGGCTGGATAGCGCAAGACCCAGCTTGAGGGCCTTCGCCAATGAGATCGAAAAACAACTGGGCGAAGTTCCGGCAAAGGCCAGCGCAACCCTCAAGCGAACAGTGCAGGACAATATCCGCCTGATGGCTGAATTTGCTAACTCCCAAGGGCTCACGCTCAAGCAGGTTGGTCAATCATGGAAGGAATTTGGTGGGAGTCTCAACGAGCCTCAAGCCAGGCTCCGCGAAATGATGAAACAGAACCAGGATGCTGTTTCGGATGGCATGAAGGCTATGTCCAAAGACACCAAGACTTTCACGATCTCTTGGAAAACCATGCTACGTATCGTGGTCACACAAATTATCGTGCGTGCGATGTCCGCGCTGCGAACAGCCGTTCAAGAGGGCATCAAGGCTACGATTGACTACGGGCAACGTATTGGTGAAATTGGCACGATCGCCGGTGGGGCATTGGGCAATCTGAACCAGATGTCTGACACCGTAAAAGGCCTGTCGTTGGAGTTCGGCAAGAGCACCGAACAAACTGCTGAAGGTTTGTACCAAACATTGTCCAACCAAGTGGGTGATGCTGCTCAGTCCTTGCATGTGTTCCGGCAATCTAACAAACTTGCGATTGCTACGTCCTCCAAGACGGAAGAAGCAGTCGGGCTCATGACGGCCGCTTTGAATGGTTTTGGTCTCGGTGCCGAGCATGCCGAGCGAGTTGGTGGTATCCTGTTCAAGACAGTCGAAAAGGGCCGTTTGCGTGTTAGTGATCTGGCCGATATCTTTGGCCGTACTGCCCCGTTGTATGCCCAGATGGGTGGCAGCCTTGAGGAAATGAGCGCAGCATTGGCCACCATGACGGTCACCGGTGTTAAAGCCGATACCGCCATGACCCAGTTGCGGGCGATCATGCTGAAGTTGGTCAAACCATCTGAAGACCTCAAGAAATTGATGCACGACAAACTCGGTATTGATAATGCTGTACAAGCCGTCCAGAAATTTGGTGGCGTGCTCCCGTTCTTGCATGAATTGAACAAACTGACAGGCGACAATGTCACAGAGATGGCTGAGTTGTTTGACCGTGTACGGGCTGTTGCCGGTGTTTTGGGTCTGACCTCAACAAATGCTGAGCGTGCTGTTGAAAACATGAAAGCCATGCGTGAAGAAGGGCCAACAGCCTTGAAAGAGGCGTTTGCACTCATGGAGTCAACGGATGCGCGGAAAGCAATCAAGGCCTTCAATGAGCTAAAGATATCCATTCTGTCACTTGGGCAAATAGCCTTGCCGGTTGTTACCAAATTGGTTAAAGTCCTGAATACCATTCTAGGCCAGGGTAAGGATTTGGCTGGGGCATTGACTGCCATGGGGGTCGCCGGGACGCTTGCTTTTGTGTCCATGAACAAAGCTGCGTTGGCCTCTATCCCTGGTTTCGTAAAGGTACAAGCCGGGGTGATCGGCATTGGGAAAGCCTTCCTGACAATCGCCCCCTACCTGCTGGCATTTTGGGCTGGCTGGAAACTTGGTGAGGTAATTTCAGATCGGTACCTCACGTCTACTCAGGATCATGTAGCAAAGTTGCAGAGTCAGATGGCTCAAAGTATCGCCAAAGATCGAGAGTTCTGGGCCGCGCGAGCAGCAAACATGGCCGCCTACTACGTCGAGGCTTCGTCAAAACGCACCCAGCACTTGTTGTCTGGTTTGGCGGCCATCAATCTCGAAACACAAACAGAGCGGGAAGCACTTGTGAAGCGGCATAAAGACACGGTAACATCCGTGAATAGCATGCTCAAAAAGGTTACAGATGCACGCCAAAATGTCATTGACAAAATTGAGAACTGGCAAAATTCTTCTGATAGCCGACAGCAAAAATACCGAGACACCCTTGCCAAGCAAGAGGCCTCAAGAGATGACCGTGCCTTCCAGCATTCACTGGAAAATATGGACAAAGAACGTCAGGTTTTGGAAGTTCTGGCAAGGTCAAACAAGCTGGCTGCCAAAACAAGAATTTCAAGCGCGACTACCCTCACCCGCACGCTTAACGCTCAGACAGGGCAGTATGAATGGATCAGAAGAGCCAATCAGAATGTCACTGAAGACACCCTAAAACGTAAAGAGGCCGAACTGGCCACGGCGTTAGCAGGGTCAAAACAAGCTCAAGGTCTCGCCAGGCAACTTGGGGACCAACGTCTATTGCGGCGCGCAAAGGACGACGAGCTTTCCATCATGAAGCAGCAAGAGGACCTCACCAGAAAAAGAATGTCCCACGAGGCGGCTATCGCAAAGAGACTAGAAGCCCAAAAGGCTGCCCAACGTAAGCTACTGCAAGCTGATATTCAGTCCCAACGAGTTATTGCCGATGCCCTGAAGCTAACAGGTACAGGCGGGAAAACGAAAACCCCGGACGAAATCCGAAAGGGCGTAGAGAAAGCATTCACAGAACTGGACAAAATGTCCCTCAGGGCCGCAAAGAATCCTGACTTGAAGCTCGGTAACATCATGGGTCTTCAGGAGCTTCAAGCCACCCTGTCTCAATTCCAAGCCAGGCAGATCGGGGAAATTAAAGGGATCATTCGGATTGATGCTGATGACACAATAAATGATCTCATGGCTCTTTTCGCAAACAAACTCACACCTGCGTTCAAAGCAGAAGTGGAGAAAATGTACGAGATCGCCACAGGTTTTAAGCTGGTTTGGAACCCACTAGATACGGTGGCCCAAGCCATGGAGGCAGCAACAAAAATTCAAAAGGCCGCCCAGGTGGATTCTGCTGTTATCGCTGAACGTGTACTAAGCGTTGGGGAACTAAACAGCCGATTTGCAGCGATGGGCAACGCTGCATCAAACCTCTCTGAAGTGGCCACACATCAGATTGACAAACAGGGTGTAGCTTTCAAGAATGCTGTTGTGGGTATGGCCGTGGCCCACACTGCGATGACAGATAAGATAAAAGCCAACCAGCAATTCCTGAACACCCCTGCGGGTGCGGCAGCTATGGCTGACTTTGAGGAAAAGACACAGGCTGTCACTGTTGAGCTTACTCGACTCGAAGCAGCAAACGCACAAGTTGTCTCTTATTCCAACACACCAGGGTTTACGTGGTTGCCCACAGCTTTGCTTGACCTCAAAAAACTACGTGCCGAACTTACCAATATCAACAGTACCACTGTGGATGTGAAACAGTTCGGTGCCGGTATTGAGGCCGCTGGCAGCGAGGCTCTGCAAAACATCGAGGCGACCAAGAATGCATCAAAAGGGGCTGTCAACGAGATGAACAAAATGGTGCCTGCGCTGGATAATGTGTCAGCGGATGCCACATCCACATCGAGCGATACACAGACCACCGCACAGGCCCTATCAGCCGCTGTACCAGCCGCGCAGGCCCTCGCGCAGTCCTTCGTAACAATGGCTAATGCCTCACAATCAATAGTTGCGCCACCAACTGGCGGGGGCGGGGTCCAAACAGCCGCCCGTGGTGGCTTGATGAACTATTTTGCCAACGGTGGTTTTGCGCCAAAAGGCACCGATACGATACCGGCAATGCTATCACCGGGAGAGTTTGTGATGAATGCACGTTCCACACGTAGATTTTACTCCCAGCTTGTATCGATGAATTCAGGTAGGCAGCCGATTTATCGCTCAGAGGGTGGGCCCGTCACCAACGTAGGTGACATCAACATCAGCGTGCCCGGTGGCACCACTGACCGCGAATCTGCGAGAAACATTGTAACCCGTGTTCGCCGCGAGTTGCGAAGACGATCTTCAACCTTGGGCTGATGCCCATTTACCAGAGAATCTGTGATGAGTAAACCTGACCACGAACTGATGGATACAGCCCCAGTGTTACTTCGATCAGAGTCTTTGATTAGCCGCCAAGCTGCTGAAACAGGTTATCAGCGGTTGTTGGCAATAAACTCCGGGCAACCCATTAAGCGTTGTCCGACGGCTGTAACCAGTAAGAGTCCTGTAGACCTGACTGGTATGGCCAAAGATATTGCGACCCGTATTCTTCGTGTGACGAGGAACGGACTTAAACCTGGGCAAGTGCCCATACCTTTTTTGCAGGAGTTCAATAATGAACCAAGTTAAGCTCAATCAGTTCGCTGGCGTTTCCCTCGGCAAAGCCCCTCAGAAGCTGGCTAGCCCGGCCAAGATGGCTGGTCGTTTCAACGTCGAGCACATCCGTGACGGTGAAGTCATTGGTACGCACGACTTCCCCAACGGCATCAGCGACCAAGGCAAAGACCTGCTGTTGGACGTGATGTTCCACAACACGTCGGCCGCCGCGGCGTGGTACATTGGCCTGATCGACAACGCTGGTTACAGTGCGTTGGCCGCCGATGACACCTACGATGACATCGACCAGGCTGGGAACGGCTGGGACGAGTTCACCGCCTACACGGACGGTAACAACTCGGACAACGCCACGACTCGACCGGTTTGGCCGGAAGACGCTGCGGCTTCGCAGTCGATCACCAACTCGTCCGTCGCCATCTTCAACATTACCGGTACCGGTACCGTCAAGGGCGTGATGGTTGTTGGTCTCGGTGCTGCCGCGATGACAAAGTCGGACCACGACACGGACGGCAACCTTTGGGCCACCGCCTTGTTCGGCAGTGGTGACGTTGCGGTGCAGAGTGGTGACCAGTTGAAGGTTACCTACACCGTCAATGCGTGATATCCTCGCCAACCCGGACGGCAGCATGATGCTGTCGTCCGGTTCTTTTGTTCTCCAGAGATGATGCCATGGCTCTGTATTTGCTTGAAGGTTTTGAAACCTACGGTGGGCTCACGGGAGCCACCTTGCAGACTGCAATGGAACAAATCTGGTCTGATCCGTCCCCGACTTCGGGGTCAGATGCTTATATCATCGGTCCAGGACGTGGTGGTACAGGCGCTTGTCTCTATATGCCGGACAGTAACTCTAACGTGCTTCTCCATCATTGTGGTGTTCAAGCCCAAACTTGGATTATCGGATTTGCTGTATACCTACAAGGTGGGTCACAAGCCTACGGCAGCTACCACATGTATATGGCCAAGGATGATCTTGGCGGTGAACAACTGAAGCTTGGTCTTGGTGCCGCAAACGGCCTCCAGGTCTGGCTCAACGGAACGGTACACCAAGCGGCAGCCATAAATACCCTCCGTGCGAATCAATGGAATTTTGTGGAGATAAAATACACCGTTGGTGCGTCTGGCAGCTATGAGGTTCGAGTCAACGGGATAACTGTATTATCGGCAACCGGTGTGGATACCGACTGGACAGGCGAGGGTGAAGTGAGTGCCCATTCGTTCAGGGCGAGCTACAACGGTCAGCAACTGGATGACATCTACATCTGTGATGATTCCGGCCCTGAGTTCAATGACTGGCTGGGCCACAACTACACGGTTGTTGCTTTACTCCCTGACGGGGACACCGCACAACTGGACTGGTCCGCAGAACCTGTGGGCAACCATTACCAGACCATAGATGATACTGTGGGCAACGAGACCGACTATGTCTACGACAGCATCGCAAGCAACGAAGACTTGTATGACTACGATGATCTGCCTGTGACACCAACAAGCATCTTGGTCATTGATGTTTGGACACAAACTGCACTGGATATTGTTGGGTCCGAGTCATTGATTGTGACCTGCAAATCTGGTACGACCAACAGCAGTGGCAGCATAGAAACGATAACCGAGACAGATTATACCACCAGACATCGATTGATGTCACAGGACCCAGACACGGCCTCGGCTTGGACTGAGGCTGGTTTGAATGCGGCGCAGTTTGGCGTCAAGATCGGGTAAGGAGTAGCCAATGTCAATCTTTTTCCTTGAAGGTTTTGAAAACTACGGGGCTGTTGGTACCAACGCCCAGACGTTGGAAGATCGACTGCTTGGCCATTGGGACGCCGTTGAATGTACCACGCTATCATCGAATACCAAGATTGCAGATGGTCGTGGTGGGATGGGCAACTCGCTTATCTGGAACGACAGCGGGCGAGATCATTGGTTGAAGAAATACTTCACACCGATCTCAACCCTGTATTTCGGATTCAATTACTTCGTGCCCGGAAACATCACGGGTGGGGACTACATCATCTACATATACAGAGGTGGTATAACGCAAATGCGGCTAGCAGCCTGGAATGACGGCAGTCTGGCATTCTATAGGAACACTGTCCTGCTGGAACAATCAGCGCCCAGAGTATTGCGTGGCAATTCCTGGCATCGAATTGAAGTGATGTATTTCTGTGATAACGCTGGCAGTTACGAGGTGCGTGTCAATGGCGACACGGTACTGTCAGCCTCAGGCGTGGATACCGACAACAATGGTAGCGGCGAATGCGATACGATCGTATTCCGTGCCGGTTTCTACTCCAGCCTGCTTGGAGACATCTACCTTGCGGATGATACCGCTGGCCAGGACTTTATGGGCGAACTGAAAGTAGAGACTCTACGCCCGAGTGCCGATACGGCTCAAGCAGACTGGACACCGAGCACTGGTGGCGACAACTATGCGATGGTAGACAACGAATACTCGGATGACACAACCTACGTAGAAGGCGCACTCACTGGCGACAAAGATTTGTACGATTTTGGCAATCTGGTCAACATCGACTCGGGTATCGTGGCCATACAAGTCTCAACGGTAGCGATGGTGACAGCCGCTTCAGCGTTGGATATGATTCCTGTGCTCAAGTCAGGTGCCACTGAACAAGATGCGGACACCAGGCGGGTTACCGGCAACGACGGAATTTACTATCTCGATGTGTACATGCAAGACCCCAACACAGCGGCCGACTGGGCTGTGGCAGGCGTTAATGCAATTCAATCTGGTGTGAAGGTAGGCTGATGGCACTACGCTGGATAGAAGGCTTTGAAAACTTTGGGCCGATCGGTACCTATGGTGCCGATCTGCACGGCATGCTGACACAAAAATGGGACAGCGTAAGAATAGACAACGATACCATCAGTATAGTGGCCGGACGTAACGGATATGGTGCCGCACTACAGGGTGTCAACAACTATTGGCTAGAATTGAACAAGCTCATACCAGAGACCAATACAGTGGTTGTTGGGTTTGGGTGGCGAGGAGCTACCGGACTGCCTGACACCCCATACATCTTGCGGTTGGATGGCACTGCAACAGATTCGTTACAATGCAGGTTACGGCGAACTGCTGCCGGTGAATTACAAGTGTACATGTATACCACGCTCATTGGTACCACCAGCGGTGCAGCAATAACAGACTATGATTGGACCTACATTGAAGTCAAACTCGTTGTCCATCCCATATCAGGATCGATCGAGATTCGTGCCAACGAGGGTGTTGTTTTCTCGGCATCCGGTATCGATACTGATTACCAAAATACTGGGGCCGTAGGCAAGGTGCAATTTTATACAAACAAGGCATCCATGATTGATGACATCTACATCTGTGATGGATATGATGACGGCACTGGCCATGATGATTTTCTGGGGTCCTGCCGAGTGGCAGGGCTGGTGCTAGACGGCGACCAACCAGGAAGTCAGTGGGATGCCAGCGAGGCTGGCTCACATTATGCTCTCCTGAATGAACAGCCAACAGACGGAGACACTGGATACATACAGACAGATGTATCCGGTAACGTAGACATGTTTGACCTTGCAGCTTTGAATCCAAGCTTCGAGGTTGTCGGACTTCAAGTTACAGCGATGACGAAGTCATTAGCGGCGCACGGTTGGGATTTGTATTTCAGAGTGGACTCTAACGGCACTGTCGAGGACATCGACTCTGGGGACAAATACTCTGCTCATCAGGACTATCATGCCAACTTTGGGGTTTCTCCAGTAGACCCAGACACAGGTGTGGCATGGACTCCAGTGGGCATCAATAACGCAACATTCGGTATTAAGGCGGTTTAATGTCGATTCGGGTGACAAAACAATCGGTCATGGTATTTGCGGAAATACCATCTGACCTCCATGTCAGTATGCAGTCAATTATGGTCCTGGGTCAAACCGACCCAGGGCTTTTGCGCATATCTGGCCAGCGAATAGATGTGCTGGGTCAAGTAGCTCCAGGAGTCCTGCGAGCATCAAGCCAGCACATTGATGTCTTGGGTGCCGCCACTGGTCCGCTTAGGGTCACCAGCCTGGCGGTCGAAGTGCTTTATGTGGCACCCGACATACTGAGCAAAATCCCCACCACCGACTTGGGCGCTTCTCTGGCCCAAACTGTCGGCCTCGCCTACGGAAGTTTGAAGCGAGATACTTCAAACGATCTCGCGATGACTGTCGTCGCCCGCCAGCCTATTTTCCAGATATGGGTCGAAAATAGTCTGAGCCTCTCAGATTTGATATACCACCACTGGTATTCTGTGTCGGCAGAAAGCGATCTCTCAGGATCGTTGTCTGTAGAGACCCGTGGTATTCTGGATCGTTTCATTGTAGACCACACGCTTGGCCTGACCGACGCCGCCAACGCCGTCGGGCCACGTTATGGTGACGCATCCAGCAGTATATCATTGGGTGATGAGGCCTTGCCGGGTGGTGCCTACCAGTCAGTAGACAACGAGTTGCTTAGTCTGGATGATGCCGCTGACTACACATTGGCCAAGTATGGTGCGGGGACCTCTGATCTCTCAGTGTCTCTCAATGATGCCGCCGAGGCTGATTGGTACCTGGCTGAAATTATCAGCCCCATCACGTTAAGTCAAACCGCACACACGCCGGCCATAATTTATGCTGTGGCCGAAAACACTTTGGCCATGACCGATGAGGGCAAGCATAACTGGATTTTTGCCCATGCGACCAATGATGAGTTTAGTTGGTTGATGGTTGCCTACACCCCAAGGACATATCACCCCGAAGCAGAATCAACTCTCCATGTGCTCCATTCTGGTCGGACGAATTGGTATTTTCCAACTGCTGTCAGCGAACTAGACACGGCCAATTGGGTACAGGGGCCACACATTGTGGTGCCCTTCAATGTCAGCGCCATGAGTCTCCTGTTCTTTGACAGTTGGGCTCTACAGCCATTACGAACTGCGACCGCCACATCATCCTTGGACATGACGGACATAGGATATGTTGGTAAATACATTGATCTCTTGGCAACAACCAATCTCGACATGACCCAAATTGGTCGATCGAGTATCAAGTCGCTGGCTGGTTCCTCTGATCTTTACGGACCAGATGTTTGGTACTGGGACGAAGAACTCGGGGATTACTTGTATGGCCCCGCATGGACACTGGACCAAGCTGTAGCTTACACAAGCATCCCAACACCCGTGTTGGCCCCACAGTATGTTTCATTCGCGCACACAGCAACTGTTGCGCATGTGCAAACAACAGGCACACCAATAAGTGCAGAGAGTACACTAGCCATAACTTCCGGTGTGATATACGGACCCTCGGAAGAGGCCATCTCACAACTGAACTTTAGCCAGTCAGTTACGATAGACATCAGTGAATTTGCCGCCAACACACTGAGCCTATCAGATGCATCCGGCCGTGTCATTCTCCGTGCGAATCCAATCCTGACAGAAAACAGTTTGCAGCTTTACAGCACGCTGGGCTACTCGATTCTGAAAGACAATACTCTCAATGAGTTTGCACCATTTGTTGGTACCTCCACTGACCCTAACGCCCCTGTCCCGCCCAAGTGGAACCAACCGACAATCAGCGAGACTGCCAGTGGCATCACTTTCTTCTTCCCGGCCATCAATCCCACGACCTCGATACACCTGAGGGGGCCTGAGCTAGACAACACCGACAGACTCTCTTTCCATCGTGTCAACCGCGAAAGTCGTGGCGGGACGTTGATCTTGTATGCTGATCCGATTTGGCCTAAGATCGCCCACCTGGGGTTCCAATTCAATGGGTTGAACGAAGCCGAGTCACAAGAATTCCTAGACTTCTGTCTGCTAACTTTGGGCAAGGAAATCGGATTCATTGACTGGGAGAACCGGGAATGGCGTGGTGTGATTGTCTCGCCACAGGAACCCATCGTGCGGGACAAACGATATGGGCTTTCAGCTAGTGTTGAAATTGACGCCGAGATGGCGGACATTTACACCGTGGTGGTGTCACATACACTGTCAACGATACATGATGTTTGCACATTCGATGCCGTCTTTGACCGATACAGTCAGTCCAATCTGTTCACAATAACCCAAACTGTCGAACAAATTGTTGACCGGCTGCTGTTTTCTACCGACACACTTGCCGTCACAGATGGGGCCAGTTTCCTGGCGGTCTTTGACCGACCAGCCATTCAGGGTCTAGCCCTTACCGATGCTGTCATACATGATACTGGTAGGCCGCGATTTGCAGAGAACGATATTGTCGCTAGCGCCCAAGTAGTGATTATCGTTTCTGCACTCCGGCCCGCTGGTTCGGATTCGCTAATCACCCATGCCGTTGAAGGTTATATGGTACGACCCCGCGAGGGTTCCGACCTCATCGAGACTACCCAACTCCTCGATCTGACTGCTACGTTACACAAAGATACCGACAGTACACTTGAGACCACCAGCACTGTCGCCCAGGATACAGTTTGGCCCCGAGCATCTGTCAGCACCCTGACCGTGTCAGATGTGTTGCATACGAACTATATACTCAGTCCGGATGTGAGCGACACGATCCTGTTGGATCACCTGGCAGTGCAGGACAGTGTATTTGTCCGGCTGCTGGAAAATACACTCTACCCCGATGCGGAAACATCACGGGTTGCCATTTTTGTCAGGCCGCTTGACAACGATTTGGTGTCCTTGGACACCAGCGTCGAGCGGGAAATGACGTTTGATCGCCCGACAGTTTCCACGTTGGAAGTCGATGACATTTTGCACCGAAATGTCGTATTGAATTTGTTGCTGTTGTCCACAGGCTTGGTATCAAACACACTGGGGCATCAGGTGGATTACATTGCCACCTTCCCACGGTTGCTTACGCACGATCTGGAACTGACACACTCGCACCATTGCAACATCAGTGTTGGCAAGACATTGGTGAGCACGCTGGTGGTCTCACAGGAACTAGCGTATACTGGTGACTTCAACCGTGCGGCCACGACTGATATGGACATGTCCAGCACATCGGTGTATCTGGCCATATTTGTCCGCAACCCAGTCACTACGCTGGACATGACTGCAACCTCGTCTCAAACTACTGTGTGGAGCCGGGCCACTGCCAATACTTTGGAATCCATTAGCGTGGGTGACCGACTGGCCATCCTTGGGAAGAATCTGGAACATACACTGGTCTTGAGTTCTGTGCCTGAACAGGATGTAGTCTGGCCCAGGTCTGCTAGCGTCACCATTGGTATCAACCATTCGCTGGATCGTTCGATCGTAGTATCCAAAAGCGAAGCTGGTACCCTCACGATATTGTCTACTGCCGACCAGGACACAGTATGGCCGCGAGCTTCGGTCAGCACGCTGTCAGTGTTCGATGTTAGTGGCCGAATTGCAACTTTGGCCAAGGGGCCATTCAACACCCTGGCCCTGGACATCGTGGCAAGCCAGGATGCGGTATGGCCCAGAAACAGTGTTACCAGTCTGGATATGAGCCAGCTACCTGATGTCATCATTGCTGTAGCCAAAGACCTCTTTAACAATGTGGTTCTAACTGACACAGCAACTCGATTGATGGTGTGGTTGCGGTATGCGACAACCACGCTGGACGTTAGTAGCACCGCCACTCAAAATATGATCCGCCCACGGGCATTCAGTGACACGTTGTCCCTGACATCGGCGGTTGACCGTATAGCAACCCTGAACAAATCGTTGGCTGACACGCTGACCTTGACCACGCTGGCCACACAGGATTCGCAATGGCCCAGATGGGTGACCCATAACCTCGACCTGTCACAGGCGGGGGACAGGATTGCAACCCTCAGCAAAACACTCGATAACTCGGTCGAGCTTACCGACAGTCTGGCTCGTGTGGCGATCTTTGACCGCCAGCCTGATGTCACCATGTCCCTCACTGACGTGGCCAGCGAGACGAGCATCCTGAACCGAGCCGGAGCCAACACCCTGGAACTCTCCAGTGCCAGCGAAAGCGACACTGTTTTTGTGACCAAGGACCCCTACAACGATCTGTCGATTTCCGAGTTGGCCACAAGAATTGCCACGCTTCAAAAGCAGCCAGCCAACTCCATCGTGGCCACAGACACAGTAGCACAAGACACTGTCTGGCCACGAGGTGTAGCAGACACACTGTCCCTTACCATGACGGCCACTAGAATTGCTACGTTGCAAAAGCAGCCGAGCAATTCCATGCTGCTCACTCAGACAGCCACACAGAATATGACCCGCCCGCTGTCGGCTGTATCTGAAATCACGGTTACCGACGTACCAGATCGCTTGATTGTCGTGAGTAAAGACCTTTCTGGGACGTTGGTCATCGGCAGCACAGCGACTCAGGATACAGTGTGGCCACGAAGTGCTACCAGCACGCTGGATATGCTCGTGGTTGGCGATCGCACAACAACGCTCAGCAAACAGTTGGCCACCAGCATAGACACGACCCAAGCTGCGTCCTTCTTAGGGTCATATGTACGGTCGACAGAAAACACCATATCGCTGAGTACCACCGGCCTGTACTTGGCGGTCTTTGACCGCAGTGTTGCCGACACCCTGTCAATCACAGATGCTGCCAGCCGTGTGGCAATTTACATCCGGACCGAAACACATACCATTGGAGTCACTGACCCCCTGGCCAGGACAATCATGGTGAGTAAAGCACTGGCCTCCAGCTTTACGCCATCTAGCACCATCACACGCCTGATAGTATTTGATCGGTATGCGGCCAACACCCTGTCTGGTTTGAATGACCTTACCGATAGGGCTGTCACGTTACAACAACCTGCCACCAGTACCTGGTTGCCATCACAGCTTGCTACCCAGGACACGGTATGGCAACGCACGGTTGCTACAACCATAGACCTCGGACTCGAAGCCACGTACCTGGCAATCTTTGACCGGGTCATGGAAGACACGCTCAGCAGCTTGGCCGACTCGGCCTCGCGGGATATGGTGCGTCCACGGAGTGGTGAAAACACATTGGAGATAACCGACGGGCTATCACGTCTGGTTGCTGTTAGCCATGTCGGAATTTCTACCCTCGACCCCGGTAGTATCGCCGCCCAAAATGTGTCACGACCACTTTCAGTGGGCAGTACCGAAACATGGACACACTCTGTAGATGTTATTTATAGCCTACAGCGCCAGCTTGACAACGAATTACTCCCGACAGCTACAGCTACCTTTATGGCTATCAGGCCACGTAGCTCTGCCGACACCCTGGTGGTGAACGACACACTGTTCTTCAATGGCGTGTACGGGCAGTCCTATAGTAACAGCATCAACCTCACGGATGAGTTTACTGGCTATCTGAGTCGGCCACGCAGTAGTTCTGATACTATTGATCCGACTCAGGTGGCCACATATTTGGCAATATATGACCGGTATGAGACCACCACAATCGTTGTTGGCGACATTCTGGCCTATACGGCAACCCTCCCTCGAACCAGCATATCAAGTCCGAGTTTGACCGATACAGTAGACAGAATTGCCACCCTGGGCAAAACTCTTGTCTCGACCATCATAGCTGCTCAGGGTATTGAGAACCCGCTGGTTCGACCACGTAGCCTGACAGAACCATTAACGCTCACCCAGGCTGTGGGTGTAGGTTACATCTTACAACGCCAGCATGCTGATACGCTCGACCTCTCTGATGTCTTGGTGTACCCGCTGGTCCGCCCACGAGCCTCTGCCGATACGTTTGACCCAACCGATGTTGCTGACAGAACCATCATTGTCCAAAAGGATGAAAGTTCAACACTCGAACTAACCTCGACCATCGACACAATCTGGGCATACCTCAGGGCGGCCAGTAGCTCGTTAGACCTGTCTGTGGCCTCAGATCGTGAAATTGAAATGGGGCGGGCCGCCTCCACAACAATCGAAGCCTCAACAACTGCCGTATATCTGGCCGTGTTCGATCGGTCATTGGCATCCACGACCGAGCTTACGGATATGGCCACCCAGAATGCCATACGCCCGTTGTCTGTGTCTGTTACACTTGAGCCATCCGACACGGCTGATCGCATTGCTACACTAAGCAAAAGCCTCGCAGACTCATTGGACCTCGACCAAACGGCAGTCCAAGATTCGGAGTTCGCAAAGCAGATCATTGATGCCATCGGGCCCACACAAGTTGTTGACCACACTGCCACGTTAGGCAAACCGCTCAGCCATACTCTGGTGCTTGGTAGCACAGCGGCCGAGACCAGCATCTTTGATCGGGCCCTTGAAAGCACCGTCATTGATAGCGATGCCGCGAGCTTCCTCGGTGTATGGTTGCGGAGTGCTGCTACCACCCTGGAACCCGCACAGGCCACCTCGCAGGTTGCTGTACGGCCAAGGGCTATGGAATCCTCGCTGGCACTATCCGATCAAATGGGACGGATTGCAATTCTTGGTAAATGGTTAGCCGGGACTTTGACGCCCTCGCACACATTGGGTCGGGTGATTGATCTTGTACGTGGTAGCGGATCAACGATTGTTGGTGGCCAACAACTGTCGACTAATTTTGTGCTCAACAAGGATGTCTCCCACACTGTCGCTGACATCTCACAGGTATTCTCTGGCGTGATGGTCAGGCCAAGGGCGGGTGTCGATGATCTTAGCTTGACATGGTCCCTCGATACTGTCTTTGATCTCAACAAAGACCCGTTCTCGGACATGGCACTGACTGACACAGTGGCAGAGACCAGCGTGTTAAACAGACTGAGTGCCTCGGCACCCGAGATGGTCAGCACGGTGGACAGAAACATCGTGGTCAGCAAGGGTCTAAGCGATACGCTAAGTCTGGAAAGTATCCCAGAGCAGGATACATTCTGGGCCACCCGTAACCTGAACCACACCATCGCCGATCTCTCGCAAGAAGTTTCTGTGTTGCCGATTCGATTTGGAATTGCAAACAGCTACCTCTTCCCGAGCGATGCACTTGAAGTCATCCCAACAACACAGTGGGTTGGCGAGAGCGATCTGTCCGCAACCCTTACGCAATCTGCTGAAGCAGACAATACTGTCAAGATACACTCGGGTACCAGCGAGTTTGTAGTACCAATCTCGCATGCCGTCGAGGTACTGCACATTATCGAGCGGGCACTGAGCAGCACGCTGTCGCCATCAGATACTGGTGACCGAACGGCCACACTCAACCATGGCATCGAGCATACGCTGACGTTGGGATTGCTACCACAGCCAACCTATGAGGAAGCCTACGAAGCATACATAGTGCTCTCACAGTCAGCGAGCGCCGAGAAAGTCGACGCCGTTCGTGCAGAAATCTACGTTCTGGACAGCGGTGCCGACGAATGCATCAGCATGGATGCGGATGGCAACAGTGTCAACCAGGTATTCGAGTACAGCATCACGTCTGCCACCTATGCTGTCCTTGACCCAGTGAATGACAAGATTTATTGGACTGAGGCATTGGAAGGCAAGGTCATGCGTGCTGACCTTGATGGCACCAACATTGTCGCCATCGCATCAGGGTTACCGACTACAGGGACGAGCCGCCTTGCTGGTCTTACGATCGATGCAGACAACGAGAAACTGTACTATGTGGTTTACAACACCAGTACATCCCAGCATAAACTATACCAGAACAATCTGGCCGGTACTGCCCAGGCTGACATCACACCAGTCGGGTTCTTGTCTCTTGGGCTGCCAGCCGGGATATCAGTTGATAGCACATCCTCCATGCTCTATATCAACGACTGGATCGGTACGGATATTTACGAATGCACAACAGCCGGTGGCAGCCTTGCTACCTTTGTGAATACCCCGTCGCCCGTCGCCTTCAGCGAGTTTGCTGATGAATACGGCTATCTGGTCTGGGCCGAAGCAAGCTCGCCTTACCGGCTGTATTACGCTGACGTTGCCACTGGTACACCAGTGCTTATCAAAGAGATGAGTGCTGGCGAAGAGATTCTTGATCTAGCTTACAACCCGCATGACAACTTCGTGTACTTTATCAGTAAGGCAGCCTCCAACGAGACTACCGTCAGGAAGATTCATCTGAACGGTACCGGTGACACAGTTATACATGACGTTGATACCACCACGCTCCGCAGCGTGGCCATCGACATTCTCCCGTCCGGTATCCGAACCAGGGCAATTGAAGACACACTGACACTGACACAGCAAATAGCTCTCACTGACAGTATTCTCAACAAGGACCTTCTGTCCACGATCGGCATCGCTGACGCACTGGATTACAATTTCGTCGTCACCACCGGTGCGGAAACACCCATCGATTTGGGCCAAGACTTGCGGTTGGTCAGCGATATGTTTGCCACATCGCTGTTGTCTGCCACACTCACGCATTTGGTGACAGAAGAGACGGAGAGCCCACGGCTGGGGACCTCGACGTTGTCACCAAGCGATGCAGCGGACCGTATCGCCACAGTTTCGCATGATGCTTCATCCACGCTGGAGTTGACTGATTCTACCACCGAACTAACCAGCACCGTTGAAGCCATCAGCACCACAATTTACCTCAGCACATATGCTGACCCAGCACCGACATACGCCCGTGATCTTGTTAGCCCAATAGACCTGTCGGACGAAATTGTTCGGGTACACGTTGGTTTGGCCGAGTCGACACTTACCCTACTGGCGCAGTCCATCGATCTGGGCTACACATTGGCCAGGTTAGGTACCAGCACAATTGACACATCAGATTCCGCAGTCTATACTGTCAATCGTGTTGAGACAGCAGCCAATACACTGACCCTGTCGGATGCAACTGGTACCATTGGCTCATCCTTGACACGCGCGGCTGAAAGCCAACTGGACCTGGTAAGCAACGTCTACTTCCCAGAGCCAGTCTCCGCAGAATCCAACGTCCTCCTCCTATCTGACTATGCCTATTATGACATCCAAGTTGGTGTTGGTCCATTGTGGCTGGGTACGCAGGGTGGAGCTAACGGGCCCAGCGATGGCTTCTATGGGATGAATCTGCAAGGCCGAATGAAATACATCTTTGGTTCTGAAGCTTCCTCCGAGCTACGTATCGATACTGCTGGCAATCGTGTCTATGGTCTAGGCTCGGGGCCAAAAACTATTAACAGTTGGGCAATGGACGGCTCGGACGTGCGGGGACTGGTCGATCTGAATGATGGTTCATGGCCTGGGGAATACAGTATCGCCAGTATACAAGCATTCGATATCAACCCCGCCACTGGTAGATTGTACTTCGTTGCACAGGGCAGCGGCGATGCGACGATGTTCAGTGTCAGAATGTCTGACGGTGGCGATCATATCCTACTGGTCGAAGACAGCTACTATGATGTGTTTGGATACTGCTTGCGGTACGACCAGACAAGCGGCCTATTCTATTGCTATGGGCATACCGAATCGTATAGTATGCCACACAACTTGTTGGTGGGTAATGGCGGCCAGGATTGGATCAAGGTTGAGGGGATGTCGGTCCTGGATCACTTTGATGCCATCGCGTTGGATAACAACAACGACTATGTGTACTTTGGTGCGTCGACTGACAACAGCATTTGGCGTGTCAACAAAACGGCCCCATACAACCTGTACCATAGGGCCATCGTGTATGGCGAGGGTGGTACCGAGGGTATCTTGGGACTGGAATATGACAACGAAACTGACATCCTGTATATCGCTGGTTACCAATCTGTGTACTCGCTTGACACCACCAACCCACTCAACGCTGTCCAGATCATCCGAAACACATCCCCAGCAGGTGATGGCACACAATCCTTCTTCCGTTCCGTCGCGCTCAATGATGATGTTGGCTCGTACCTCATTCGTCCCAGAGGTGCCGTTAGCGACATGTCTCTGAGCCAGTCAGCCGATGCGTTGTACTCGCTGCACGCACGCACCCCGCTGTCGCTATCGCTGTCCGACAGCCTGGATGTCAACAAAACATTGGGTCAAGATGGTGTCACAACTTTGGTCATGTCAGACATGGCTGTCCGAGCCGTGACCTGGGAGACCCGGGATGTCGTGCAGGGTCTCACACTCAGCGAAGTTGCTAGCATGAACCATGTTGCTGCCCGCAGTGCTGAAAACACGCTGGAACCAGACGATGCAGCTATCAAAACTTTCGTCACGTTCCCGTTCTCCACTGTCAGCCTCACCCACGATTTGGACCGAACAGCATTCACCTCCCAGAATCCATTCAGTACACTTGCCACCACGGACACACTGGCTCACGATGCTGTCTGGCCCCGTAGCACTGATTCCACCATGAACCTCTCGCAGGGACTGCAAGAAGTCACCGTCTCTAGTCGCACCCTAACCGATTCGCTTAGCCTGTCTGACCTCGCCCAACGAACATTCACCCCATCGGTCAGCCACAGCCTAGCATTGACACACGGCGTGGACATGGGTCATACAGAAGGTGACCGGTTCGCCATCTATATGATGGACGATCAAAACAACCGCTGTCGTGTGATGACATTGGACGGTGAGTTCATACGTGACCAATTCTTGTCTGGCGTACCAGCCACGCCCGGAGATGCCACCATCTCGTTGGTCGATGGTAAGATTTTCTGGGCCGAGACACACGCCACAGCCGGTGCGGTCAAGCTGGCCAACCTGGACGGATCGGGCGTGACAACCGCCGCTACCAATTTCCCGGTTGCCCATGCAGTTGCAGTTGATGATGCCAACAACCACATTTTCGTGTACGTGCATGACGAAGACTCAGCCGATCGTGGCATCTGGCGGGTCGACTACAATGGATCAAATCGCCAGCAGATCGTGGCCGGTGCGGCCCTAACGCATGTGCGTGGATTGGAAGTCAATGGTAACAAACTGTATATCGTCGACAACGGGTCTGGATACATCAAGCGTTGTGACCTCACTGGGTCCAACTTAGAAAATATCGTCCAGACTTCCACTGATCCTGCGGGACCAATCGCCATTACCATTGACCAGTACAACGAGAAGCTATACTGGTCAGACATGACAGAGCGGGACATCAAGTCTGCTGACCTTGATGGTAGCAATGTCACCCAGGTCGCATTCATTGCAACTTACGCCCTGGATATGGTTTACAACCGTGAAGACGGGTACATCTATTACACCCCGGCCGATGTGATTGGTCGCGAAATACGACGTATCCATACCACTGATGTTGCCCCCACGTCAGAAATCTTGCGTATCGATCACGACTCAATATATACAGGGATTGCATTAGGCCACCAAGATTGGATCACACGTCCAACGACATCCGCCACTTTGGAACTCACACACGAACTTGCTGTCGTTGCAGTCAGGCTACGCGAAGACAGCCATACACTGACGCTCTCGGACAGCTTGATTCTGGAAGCTGTCTTCAACCGAACACCTATCAGTTCGATCGATCTTTACGATCTCGGACGTGGCTACACTGGGCTGCATCGTGACGGAATAACGGCTGTCTCGATGAGTCAGCAGGTTGATATCACGTTGTCGATTCCAATCTCGGCCGCCACCGACCTGGATATCACAGACAGCGCCACCCAACTTGCGACTCGCGACTTGTCAGACTCACACCTGTTGGACCTCGAACAATATGTCTTGTATGACCTTGATATCCATGTAGAAGGTGATGGCCGAATTTACACTGGTGAACAATACTGGGATGAATCGGCTCCTGCCGGTGATCGCCTGCGTACCAAGGTGACTAAATTCCGTGCTGACCTTACTGCACCGGAAACGGCTTTCTTACTTAGCGATCTTCCGTACCCCGTGGGTACCTTCCCGACAAGTACGGACACGAATGACTTGCGTATCTATGATGACCAAATCTATTTTGGCTCGTGGCTGCATATGCTAGAAATGGTCAGTGACTTGAATGGTGCCAACTTTGAGACGCTGACAAATCTTCAACGCGAAGGATTCTCGTTCTATGATACCCAGACTGGGTACATGTATGTCATTGACAACACTGCTACTGGCCTGGGAGTTTGGCCGCCATCACAACGTGGTTTCAAAGTCGATGTAACCGGTTCCGATCCACAGACCTACTTCTCACCGCACGGGTGGCTCAGTACGATAACCGGGCATGTTGCATCAAGGAAGATGTGGTACTCGGCGGTCAGCAGCCCAGGCAAACTTATCGAATTCGATCTGGATACGCAACTCGAAACAATCCAAATTGGAAGCCTCCCGGACTATCTATTGTACAGCCAGATTTGGTTGCACTATGATGAAACCACCACGAATCTGTATTGGTCCTACACCTCGGAAGCCACTGGTTACACCCGCGCATTCTGGGCCCCAACAACAGGTGTGGGCGCATTCGTTGCTACAGAGATTTCGATCCCAGCAGGTTCCTTCGGTTGGCTCGCCTACAGTTCGGCAAATGATTCTATCTACATGATTGCGACAGTTGATAACCCAGCCAATGACGTCATCATGGGTGTGCATAGCGTCAAGGTATCAGCCCCGCACACGCATACCCAAGTTGCGGCTGGATATGGTTGGGCAGCCCCCAGGGGTTTGGCAATTGCAACCTCCACAGGTTACAGCCGTGTTCGTCAATTGCTTGGCAGCCTAGACCCAGAGCAAGCCTTGGTCTACAGTCATGTTGCACCACGGGCTGCGGCAGACACCTTCGAGTTGACGACTTCGGCCACACAGGCTACTACCTTGGCCCGCACCCTAGCTGGCACGCTCAGCCTTGATGATGCCGCTAGTGCAGTCTTTGTGCCCCGCCAAGATGCAGCCGATACGCTTGTGCTGATTGACGCTGCGGCTCAGAATAGCGTCCGGCCAAGGGCAGCCAGCACAACATTGACAATGTCCGATGCTGTTGGTGAAGGCCTCGTGTCCTTGGAATTGGCCACAACTAACATGGCACTCACCACCGCCTCCACAGGCGAGATCACCGTTCGGCAGCGGTGGTTCGAGTCCGACCTTGCACTCACGGATACCAGCAACAAGTTTGCATATCTCGGTAGGTCTGCTGTCTCGGCACTTGACTTGACTGACCTGGGCAACAGGACCACAGTAGTCGGGCTGGCAAGCAGTTCGCTCATCAGTGTATCAGATACCTCGGACAAGATTACCGACAAGCCAAGGTCGGCATCCAATACCTTCTCGTTGCTGTCCAGCAATGGGGACCGGACGATTGTTGTATCGCTAGCTGGCCAGGATAGTCTGTCGATGTCTGATGTCGGCGATCGTAATGTGGTCTCGCAGCTTGATTTGGCTGCCACGCTATCACTCACCGATACGGGTGCCGAAGACTCCAACTTTGTGGAAATAATCGTACACAACCTGGACCTCAGCTTTGAGTTTGTGGCCGGATTCGTTCTTGGACCACCGGCCGATGGGACATTGAGCCTCACTGAGGCAACGGACAATACTGTTGTCCGACCACGGGCGGCCACCAGCGCCAATGACCTCACACATCTATTAGGACTGGGTTACAGCCTGAACAAAACTGCATTGGCATCAACATTAAGTAGCACCGACGAAGCTACACCAGCAATGTTCAGGAGTCGGGCAGCGTCCTCAACAATCTCACTCAACAGCGTTGGTTCAGTGCAGCCGGTATTCAGTCAGTCACTCGCCAATACGCTGGAGTTGAGTTATGCCCGTGATCTCAATAGCACCCTCAGTCAGTTGCCAGAATCAAGCATGACCCTGTCAAGCGATACTTCCCACGAGCATTTCATCAACCAGACTTTGAGTTCTACCATCACACTCACAGACGAAGCTCCCGTGGATGTGGTCAGAAATGCAGCCACCACGCTGATACTTTCAGACACCCCGACTTTCGTGGGCGTCTGGGGCCGAGCAGCGGCCAGCATTATCGAGCCCACCACAACTTCGGATGTTTTGATTGTATACCGAAAGAGCATGTATACAAGCATGACGCTTTCTGATTTGGCCAATCAAGAAACAATCTGGGGCCGGAGTATACCGCATACATTGAGCATGACGGATACAATCGGGCTCGGATATTCATTGCAGCGACCGGCTACCTCAGTGTTGAGCCTGACCGACTCAGTCAGTGCTAATTTGGTACGAAGTCGCCAGGCAGCTACCACCGTAACATTGGCGAGCAGTCCAGAGGAGGTGCGGATATCCTTGCACGCCTTGAGTTCCACGGCTGCCTTTGGTCAAGCGTTGTCGTTGGCAACCAGTGTGTACAATCGTGACGCCACCTCCACGTTGGTCTGGCAAAGCCGTGCTTGGGACTCCATTGTTGAGGACACACTTAGCAACCTCACGCTGGATGATTTGGGCTCCCTCAGTATCATCTACAACGGTGATGATTTCACTACTCATCTGAGAGTCGCGGACAACGACCTACAATTGACACAGACCCCGGCGATCAACATTGCCTCCGTGGAATCGGCCGATAATACTGTGGAGCCCACGCAAGCCGCTACTCGCTCGATGGTGTTTGCTAGGTCCGCCAGCAATGGTCTCACATGGCTCAATCGTGTTTGGCCACAAACGAAAGAAGCGGATGCAACAAATACCCTGTTCGCCACACTGGAGGCCACTGCCGTCATCGAGCCACCAGAGTCGGGAAGCTTGTACGTTATCGATAAGGAATAATCATGGGTAAGATTCTACGCATCAAACCTGATAGTGCCTACGCTGCTGTTATTCTCAGCAGTGGTGTGGACGGCTGCCAGGACGCAGCGATGGACATCACCAATGGTAAGATTTACTGGTCCAATGATGCCAACGCGGAAATCAAGCGATGCGACCTAGATGGTGGCAACAGCGAAGTTTGGAAAGACACTGGCTCGGCAGGCCCTGGTGGTATCACTGTAGACCCCGCCGGTGGTAAAGTATACTGGTATCAAGACAACGAGCCGCCCAGAGTACGCTGGGCCGACATTGACGGACCCGGGTACGGCGATACTATCTTTGGCGGTATTGGATGGATTGGACAAATTGCTGTACATCCCACCGAGGGGAAACTGGTATTATGCGATTTGACCAATAGTCAAATTCTCACAAGCGATTTGGACGGCAGCAACCTGACGGCAATCGTAACAGGCATCGCAGCAACACCGGATGGCCCATCGGCAACTATCGACACCGTCAACGATTTGATTTACTATTCTGACGGCGACCAACTCCGTGTCTGTGACATGGATGGTAGCAATGACACCTTAGTGTACAACATCGATACATCAGGTACCAACGTCATTCGACTGGAATATGACCCGGACGATGAGTACCTGTACTTCACCTACTCGGTTGGCATCGGTGATATCTATCGCGTGCGTACCGTTGGCACGGGGTATGAAAAGATTCGAGATGCGGCACAAGATAGTTTGCCCAATGGCTGGAAAGCCCTCTTGTACAGACCATCTACGTTGCTCTACCAGCAGACCGTGGTCTCGCAGCTTACAGTCACACAGTTTCTGCAACGTACACGGGAGATTCCAGCCACTCAGGTTCTTGAGATCACAGACACTGTGGCCTTTGAACACCTGAACTCCGGTGGTGACCATATCTACACCCGTTATCTCAGCAACAGCCCTGATCTCATTCAGGACGTGGTGACATGGATTGCGCCACATGCTTCAGAGCGGTTGTTCGTAATGGACTGGATTGGTGATGATTGCACCCGAATGGATTTCGATGGCAACAATCGCCGGTCGATGTTTGATACCGGGTCAAAGCCTACCGATGCAGATATCCATGCGAACCGGTACGAACTCTATTGGGTCGACATTGATGACAACACCATTGGTCGGTCCAATCTTGACGGCACAGGGAATGTGACTGTCCTGGACGGTGCCACCACCTACACAGCTATGCTTAGCATGTGTGTGGATTCGTATAACAATTACATCTACTTCACCGACGAGTCAGGTACCAACAACGCTGTCTATCGGATGGACCTGGATGGGTCCAATATCACCAAGATTCTGGAAGCCACCATCGATGATATTGTCCGCCCGTATGGGATGGCCACTTACAACAACCAGTTGTATATCTGTGACATTGATGATGGGACCGTTAAGCGATGTGATTATGACGGCAGCAACCTTACTGACCTCATCACGGGCTGGACCAGCCCAAGAGCCATTTGTATTGACCACGAGAACGAGCGACTGTTCTTCAGCCGTGGGATTTCTGAGGGTGACATCTATGTGGCCGATATCGACGGCACCGGAGACGTATTGCTTACGGATGCCAATAACCCCAGCGACATGTGTTACAACCAAACCGACGACACGCTGTACTGGACTGCCGGTCGAGACGTGAAGAAGACTGTCGTGTCTACTGGTATTACAAGCATCATCCACCATGCGGTTGTCAACACCGAATACTATGGTATCGACTACTTTCCGCTGCGGACGTTCATTCCGAGAGCAATGACATCTATTCTGACGCTGGAGAGTATCGTTGATGGCGAGACATTCATCACCGGTTTTGGTGAATCCACACTGGTAGCCACTCAATCGGCATCGGCGGGATTCATTATTTCCCCGTCAACAACTACTACGTTGGCTGTCACTGACCAAGCCTTGTATGCGAGTATTTTTACGCGATCGCTCACAGACACCCTAAGTGTTAGCGACAGCATTGATGTGGCCTTGGCACTCTTGCCAGCCTTCTCGCATACAATTTCGGTTGCCTCTGCTGTGGCAACCACCCGTGTGCGCAGCCAGTCTGATTCTGATACTCTCACGATAACCCATCTTGTGGGCACCCTCTGGACATTGCAATTGGCCAGCACATCGTTGGTAAGCATTACCGACACCGCAAGCCGACTCCGAATCGGTACCCGAGTTGCGACCAATACTGTGGTGCTGACCGACGGGGTCAATGCCCTAATAGCCGTCACTGGTGACAGTGTCGATACGCTTGTGTTGGCGGACACCGCCACGGAGGTCTCTGTATTCCCACGGGCCCAATCACAGGCTCTCAGTCTAAGCGACAGTCTTGATCTTGGATACAGCTTGCAACAAGCTGGGCTCAACACTGTCAGTATTACGGATACACTGCAATACACGGCTGTTCTTATCCGGTCGGATTCAAGCACGCTGGTAGTCAGCGATGCGGCCTCCGCATTACGCGATGTACTTCGTGCCGCGACAACCACAGTGTTGCTGACTGACAGTGCGGCTCAATGGACAGCTTGGAACCGCTCGCCCGCCACTACACTAAGTCTCACCAGTGTCGGAGACCGTCTTGCAGTCATCGCGTATGCTACAAGCAATTCTGTCAGTGTAACAGACGGAAGCAGCTATCAGGCTGTTTGGCCCCGGAGTGATGCCCATCTGGTGAGCATGACCGATGGTGTCGAAGTGGGATTTGTCCTAAACAAAACAGCGGAGGGAGCACTCGTCTGCACTGATGCCACAAGTCGGATTGCAACACTCGGCAAAAGCCTGGCAAGCAATCTGAGTTTGGCCCATACGCTAGACACCACATGGGTGCTTCCGCTTTCCACAGATTCGACGCTAGCCGTCACCAGCGTGGCCACACAAGATTCTGTATGGCCACGGGCCACAAGTTCGACACTGACTCTGGCGGATGCATTGAACTTGGCAGCCACCCTGAGTTTGTCGTTGTCATCGACATTGGCCCCAACCGATGCTGCTGCCTTCGTTGCAATTTGGCCACGAGACCCAGCCCATACATTGGTATTGTCAGACACAGCGTCACAAACGCCAGTGTATCTCCGGCCTACCAGCAACACGTTGGTGGTCAGCCAGGTTATGGACCGAGTGGCGTTTGTGAGCCCCGCTGCTACTTCTAGCATCTCGCTCACGGATGTGGCCAACGAGACCAGTATCCTCAACCTATCGGGCACCGACACACTTGTGGTGACACAGGGGTTGGTTGGGCTCATTGTGCTTTCCGTCAGTGCGGGATCAACGCTGGTGTTGACTGATGTTGGGGCCGAGCATACCGACTTTGTACAATCCGTCGCCCATACTCTGAGTCTCGCATCCAGTGGCGATCGTCTGGCAGTTTTGCAACCATCTCTAAGTTCCACAGTGGCCGTCACGGATGCCGCCACACAAGATACTGTTTGGCCCCGCAGTCTCAGTGATTCGCTAACAATCACAGATGATCTTGATGCCGGGCTGATATTGGTGAAGCCTGCCTCCAACGACCTTGCTGTAACGGATGCCGCTGGTAGGATTGCCACGCTACAAAAAGCTTTGAGCGACACATTGGTGGTCACTGATGTAGTCACAAGATTGATTGTGTCCGGCCAATCGACCGAATCAACAGTGGCAATCACTGCCAGTGCCACCCAAGACACGGTGCGACCGCTGGCAGCATCAAATGCAATCAGTCTGGGCAGCACGGTGTATATTGCCACCACGGTGCAAAAAGATGCGGTGGACACGCTTACGCTGACATCCACAGCTTCTCGGGATCGGGTAGCCACACGAACTGCCACGGACACATTGGTTGTCACCCAATCTGAGTCTGTCCTAACAGTGCGCGATCGCAGTCTGTCAAGCACCGTCAGCATCACGGATACTCTCGATCTGGATACAGTGCTGAACAAGGCTCTGAGCAGCACGTTGGTTGTATCCGACACGCTGGCCAGAATTGCTACCACGCAACAAACTGCGGCATCCACTCTCACCCTGACCTCCGCAGGTACTGGTATCAAGTTTGTGGATTTGTCGCTCTCATCTAGTGCGTCCCTGACTGATGATCTTAGCCTTGGGTACACCCTTGGCAAAACGCTCGTCACAGCGATAGCATTGTCGGACACCACAACTGAATTGCTGGCGTCGATCGAATCTGGATCAAATACATTGGTGGCAACTGACTTGGTCACGCAGCTTGGCGTTTGGACACGCAGCCTTTCCGAGTCTCTTGTTACCACACAAACGATTGGGGTGGGGTATACACTGAAACGTGATCCTGCCACAAGCTTGATACTGAGTGATGGAGTGTCGCATCTACTTGAGATGCAGCGAGGGGGAGTGGCTAGTCTGTCCGTTACACACGCCGGAGCGTTAATAACCGTGCGCCCGCGTGTGGCGGCAGACACCCTTGTGCTCAGTCATCAGGCTACCGAAACATCTGTGCTGAATTATCTGCTGACGAACACCATTGTAGCCAGTACCAGTGCTGACCAGCTATCTGTCCGCCCGCGCAGTAGCAACAACACCCTGGCTCTTACAGATCAAAGTCTGGCAGCAACGGCACTGCCACGGGCAAGCACGTCGGTAGTCATCTTGACTGACGATCTAAACCTCGGATACTCATTGCACTTTGATGCTGACTCAACGATGTTGATGTCAGACTCCTTGAGCCTGTTGGTCAGCCTGAACAAATCAGGTGTGTCCACATTGACACTGACAGTCGGGGCCGCCTTTGCACAAAGCATCTTTGGTCGATTCCCGGCCAATACCGTGACCCTGTCCAGTGCATCTGAGTATACAGCCGTATACCCTGTTGCCAGTGCTGACACACTGGTGGTCTCGCATGCCCTAGATATGGGGTACAGTCTGGCCCGACAAGCAGCCGACACCCTTGTGGCCACCGACACGGCGACACGTATCTTCGTGGCCGCCCGGTCGGCGGCGACCAGCCCAACCCTGTCCAGTGTGGCCACAGAGGTCAGCATCCTCAACCGAGCCGCCACAAGCTCTGTGAGCCCCACAGACGCTGCCGAGGCCTCGACCGTCTATCAGAGGGCCCTCAGCCACACCACGGCCCTAACCGACGCTGTGGTCCTTGTGAGCCTCAAGACCGAGACCCCATCGAACACCCTCAGTCTGACAGATTCGGCCACCTTCAATCAAACCATCACCCGGGTTGGGGAGAACACGCTTGCGTGGCAAAGTCGAGCCTGGAATTCGTGGCTCAGGAACCCAGAATCCACGTTGGCTATGACCGATGCGGCCATCTTCAGTTTGGTGCCGGTTGTGTTCCAGAAAGTCTATGTCTTTGACAGCACCAACAACAAGATATTCCGGATGGACCTTGATGGGGGCAATGTCGAGGATGTATGGACTTCTGACATCACAGACGGTTGGGACGCCCGTCTGGATTTGAGTTCCGAGAAAATCTACTTCATCGAAAATGGCGACGGCGAAATCGATCGCGCCAACATTGATGGCACTTCCACAATTGACAATGTCATTGGTGGTATCTCTGATCCACAGGGGCTGGCAGTTGGGCCCGACAAGGTCTACTGGTCGGACGCCGGGAACGGTGTGTGGGTAGCCGACTTGGATGGTAGCAACTCATCTCAGCTATTCACCAGTTTAGAACTGGATGGTGCCGGGCCATCTGATACCAAACGTGGTTTGGCGGTTGATGAAGAAAACGCTGTTCTCTTTATGGCCTCGGAAGGAACCAACACGCTTCAGAAATGTGACTTGGATGGTAGCAATCTTGCCACGGTGGCTTCCAGCCTGGGGACCATCACCAGACTGGCTGTGGACTTCATCAACGACTACATCTATTACTTCGACAGCGATGACGACAAAATCTACCGTATCACAACATCCGGCACTGGCAACACAGAGATTCTGTCAGTCGGCGAGACCGTGTATGATTTGTCCTACAACCCGATCAACAACAAGCTGTACTACTCAACTGACAACGATGTGTATGTAGTGGGTGCTGATGGTAACAATAACACTGCGATCTATACTGACAGCCTTGCAAACGGTATCCTTGGTCTCGATGTGCATTGGCGGATTCAAGTATGGTTCCGGCATGCAAGCAGCACCCTGGCTGTATCACACGTTGTGAGCGTGAATCGGTTCACCGTGGAGTCCGCATCCAATACTGTCACCGTAACTGATGCCGCCAGCGTTAATATGGTTCGAGTCCGGACACTCAGTAACTCGCTGACTCTAACAGACGCGAGTGCTAAGCTTTTTGTCCTTACGTTGAATCACGCAAACACCCTCACTGTATCTGACGCTGCTGTGTTTGACGGCGTGTGGGTCCGTGCGGCTTCCAACACACTTACACCAACTGATAGCAGCGACCAGAATACGGTATGGGTGCTGGACGGTTCCGCGACTCTAACGGTCTCTGATGCTTTGAATCTCAATGGCGTCTACAACAAGTCAGTTGCTGACACACTGACCCTAACCGCCCAGGCTGACGAAAATGAATCACGGCCGGAAAGTGCTGAGAACACTCTTGCTTTGTCACACAGCAACGTGCTAGGTTTCAGCTTGCAACGTCTTGGATCAGATAGCCTGATCGTGAGCCAAGCTGCCAGCTTTGATGCCATCTTTGACCGGTATGCCACAGATACTCTGGCCATGATTGACGGAAGCGACAAGAATTTCGTGCTGAATCTAGCCGCCTCCAACACGCTAGCGCTCGTCAGTGACGGAGCCAGAAATGTTGTCCTGGGGCTGGCTGCCGAAACCATACTGGCGGTCAATCATATCGGCGACAACCGACAGCGGTACTGGGTACGTGAAAGCGGTGGCAGCGGAACTTGGCAGCAAGTAACCGAAGGGGATACCTGGGCTTATTACAGTGGTGGCCCCAGCATTGCGCCATACCCAACAGTCGATGATGATGTGCATTTTGATGCCAACGGTTCCGAAAAATGCAATACACCCGGGCACGCTTATTGTAGGAGTTTGCATCTGCATGCTGATTTTGACGGCATCCTCGATCTCTCAAACGACACGGATTTCTACATCGGGGACAGTACCACACAGCTTGGATTGCTCGCGGAAGGTGGCACGATCCAAATGGGCACCAATGGCGACTGGCATGTCTGGGGTGACTTCAATGTTTCTGGTGGCACCATCGACGATGAGACTTCTGAATTGCATATGCGTGGGACGGGTTCAATCTACATGTTGCTGACCCAGTTCTTGTACTCCTTGCGTGTGTACCCCACGGCTGAAGTTACCATTGATGGGGACGCTACCCATGGCTGCAAAGTAAGCGGTGGCCCACTGCGTATTGATGGCACTGTGCATGTGAATAGAACCTTGCAGTCCGGGAACACGGGCGTAGTTAGCATCAACAGCGGTGCAGTTGTTGATGGCACCAATGTCTTCAACTTCTATTATCCCGCAGGCGGGCTTGCCGTCCTGGACGGGACATTCTCTGTGGATGGCGGTATGCGAATTCAAATGCCCAGCCCCACGGCAACCTGGGTACCTGGAACATACCCCGAAAAGGTAGAGATACGAAATCTCACAAATGGCGACAGAACATTCAAGCTGAGTGCTGGCACTTACACGTTTGCCAAAGAGGTACTCATGCGTAACTATGACGGGTGGGATGGCGACCTAATTTGGGACAACTCCAACAATCCAGATGTCAACTTCCAAGGCGACTTCACACAAATGCAGCCCGCTACTGGTGATGGTTTGCCCACCTGGACCAAGGGCACCGGTACCGTTGGTATCGAGGGCACCGCCACGCAGGCTTTGAACTTCGATAACTTTGACATGGAAGAAATTGTCTCCACCAAGACTGGTACCAATGTTGCTACGATCTCCGGTACATTCACGACTGAGTCTCTCACGTTGACCACAGGCTATTGGGACTTCGGTGATGCCATCATCACCATCACTGGTGATCTCATTGCAGACAACTCCTACATTAACTGGGGCTCTGGGGACATCATTTGTGGCGGCAATGTGAATTGGATAGACGTGCCCAGTGCGACCCGTGGCTCTAGCCAACTCAAACTTATTGGGGCCAGCAAATACTACCGTGGCAACAACACACTGGGCGTGTACAGCATCTGGGTGACTGGTTCGTATGCTATTGACTCCACATATGCGTATGTCAACACCGGGGACATGATTATTGATGGAACCGTGACGGTATCCGCAGCCGAGTACCTCATTTGCCAAGGTGCCTCGCAACTCAAGATCAATACGGGTGGCACTCTTACCGGTGCTGGTGGTTGCATATGTACTGGTAACACCGATGGCGGCGGACTTACGGTTATTGACGGGACACTCTCTGTCGCTGACTTCTATGTCCGTGATACGACCAGCACAGGTGTGTTCATAGGCGGGACCTATGATTCCAACGTATGGCTCCACACTAATGCTGCCGACTCAGATATCAGATTGAACAACGAACTCTATACCATCACAGGGTTCTTGCGTATGCAATCTGGTACTGGCGAAACATGTCATGTGAACAATGCTATCAACAGCCCGTCATTTGATGTTGCGGGTGATCTGTACTTCGATGATAATGGCGGCACACTAACATGGAGCAAAGGTACAGGGACCATCACCCTGTCAGGTGGGGGCACTCACACCTTTACCATGTCTACTGTTGCCACCCAAACGATTGAAGACATCGTTGTCACCGAGTCTGGTACACTGAGTATGGCCAGTAATCTCAAAACCGATTCGCTTAATGTCCAGACTGGAACTTTGGACCTCAATGGCTACACGTTGGACACGGTTGGCAACTTCACTGTTGGCACCGGTGGTAGCTTCATCGTTGCGGGCCTCAGTGGTTGCACAATCAATGTTGGTGGTCAGATTACCATGACCGGTCAGTCCGGTGCCAAACTTGATCTTGGTGCTGCCGCCACTTGGTACCTGAATGTCACGAGTCCAACCATGACGGTTCAACATGTCACAGTGCAGAACTCGGATGCGTCCGGCGGCGAGACCATCCATTGCACCAATTCGATCAACGAAGGCAGCAATGTCAACTGGGCGTTTGATGGCTTGTACTGGACCAATGGTGCCGCCAATGGTCTGGTGGACGATTACCGCAACTGGGGTTCCGAGAGTGGAACCGTGGACAATGCGGGCGTGCCCAGCCTGTTGGATACACCGATCTGGGATGATGGTGTCACGGATGATTGCTCGCTGGACCTCGCTTGGAGCGTGGCGGGGGCCGACATGCAATCTGGCTACACCGGAAAACTCGACGGGGTGACCTACAACTTCACAGCCAGTGGCGATGCAGCCTTTGATGGTGGGGAAGTTGATTTCGGAACCGGAACCTGGCAGTTTGGTGGTGACGCCGACTTCGCTGATGTGACCACAATCACAAAGGGTACTGCCACCATCAAGATGATTGGGGCCGGTAAAACCCTGTCGCTTCAGTCCACAAGTTGGCCAACTCACCCCGATATCTGGATTGCAGGTAATACAACGGTAGCCGCAACCGGCTACTGTGAAGCTCTGGATGTTGATGCCACATTAACAATCCCATCAGGCCTGGCTATTATCCCCCGGGGTGCTGTTGATGTTTCTGGCACCGTGACTGGTGATGGCCGCCTCAAGATATACATAGGTTCTCCCGGCGAGGGGATTACGTCAATGACAGGAACCATTGATGTGTACTATCTGGAATTGTACCTTAACACCACCACCACTGGTATCACCGCCATGGCTGCCGCCCAGTATGATAGCGCCTCTGTACATTTTGGCTCAGATATTACTGGTGGCGAGTTCAACTTTGATGGCGGCACAACTACATTCACTGGAGATGTCGCCTTTAGCCCCCATCATGCCATCGACACCGTGCATATCAACAACTCCACCAACGACCCATCATTGGTCTTCCAGGGTAACGTAGTTGGTAAGATCAACTCGGGGACAATGACCTGGACCATTGGTACTGGGTCGGTGGCCTTTACAGGGGTGGGTAACCAGTCAATCGACTTCGATGGTAAGGCCATTGATAATGTGACGGTGAACAAAAGCGCGGGCCGGGTCACTATGGCAAACGACTTTGTCTGCGAGAACTTTGTCATCAATGATGGTGAGTGGGACGCCAACGACTATAATGTCACTGTAACGTCCAATGTGGACCTCCTGTCTGCTGATGAGGTTTGGATGGGTGCCGTAAGCTTCTGGGAACTTGGTGGGTCATGGGATAGCCTTGCAAACAGTCTGAATGGCACACACCAAACGTCGATTGTAAGGATGACAGGTACTGGCGTCACGGTCGTCACAAAATACAACAATGGCCTTTATTCGTTGTGGATCGACACCGGGGCGTCTGTCACCATCAGTGATGTCAATGGTGCTTGGGCCCGGGATGGCAAAATTACCATTGATGGCACGCTGACTGTTAATGCCAGTTGTACGCTGGGATCGATGTATGGCAGCCTCCTGAGGGTAAAGACTACTGGCCTCCTGACGGGTGCTGGCGTGTGTCGGTCTATGTATGCCACGGCTGGGTCTGGTATTGATATCATGGACGGTGTTTGTGATATCGCCACACTACGGCTGGAGCGATGGACCAATACGGCAGTGCTGGCTGGTGGGATTTACAACCCGGATATACTTCAATTCAGCACTACTGGCGGGGCCCCAGTGTTCAAGCTGTCTGATACCACTTACGTTTTCGATTGCGCGACTATGGTAGAATTGTATGCTTACTCTGCTAACACTCTCACGATTGATAACACCAATGGCGCACGTATCTTCTTACCCGCTGGTGGCATCGTAGTCAATGACGCTGCTGGCACGGTAGTTTGGCTGGAGGAATAATCATGGCGATTTGGATTACAGGCGGTGCGAACAAGAGCATCGATCACGGTACGATGCAGACTGACCCAGTCAGTGTGAACCTCTTTGAAGGTTGGAGTTTTGATGGCATCAATGACTATGTGACATTCGATGATGACGCCCTGGTTGACTTCCCCGACGGAGACTGGAGTGTCGGAGGCTGGATAAAGCCAGAAGACAGTCTCGATGATGTCAGGTATGTGTTTGACTTCAGGGACGCCACAAGACGGCTGTATCTGCTTATACGTCATGACCTTGGGGATTGGCTACAGACAGGGGTTGTCTCGACTGGAGGCAGTTATGGTATTTCGCCAACCAGCGTGACAGAAATCACCCTGTCTGTTTGGCACCATTTCCTGTTGGTCCGCGACGGGGACGATTTTATTTTGTACCTGGATGGTCGAGAAATCGGCAGGAATGCAGGCACCAGCATGACTGCCATCGATCCAGTTTCCCCATGGTACATTGGTGCCTGCTATTCGTTGGCGTCCGACCGCTTCTTCAGCGGAGACATGTGCAACTGGGGTAAATGGGATGCTGTTCTGTCAAAGGCGGATCGCCACGCCTTGGCAGGCGGTATCCGCGTCAGTGAAATTGATCCCACCAACCTGAAGTGGGCGTGCGCAATGAAGCGTGGTGATTATTCCACGGGAGTCGGTGGACTCACTATCACCAATAACGGATCAACTGACGGCACCACCCACACAGCAACTCTGGAGGCGGCGATTGACTGCGCGGGCTTTGATGTCCACCAAGGTACCTTCGATGCCAACACTTATGGACTTGACCTGCGAGGCGACGTGCTGCTTGAATCCAATTCGGTTGTGGCCGGTTCACAAACCTGGGAAATCTCTGGCAACCTTGACACTGTGGACCTTGATGCCATCACAAAAGAGACCAGTCAATTCAAACTCACTGGGGCTGGCAAGACGGTGAGCTTCCCACCAGCTACCCATTATCACAACGACATTTGGATAACTGGCACTTATACCTTGGATGCTGGTCAGATTAGGTACGACGGTGCGGGCGTGATTGACGGAACTCTGGCGGCTGTGTCTGGAACGGCCCTCAATGTACAACCGACAGCCACACTGGACATCAATGGCGGTGTGTCAGGTGATGGTTGGCTACAAGTATTCAATCCGGGCTCGGCCAAGGGGCTGATCGGAAACGACGGAACATTGACTGTAGCGAACATCTATTTTGATGACCCAGAAGCAACCTCTGTGTTGGACCCCGGGGATTATTCCAACGTGACGGACATATTTTATCTACGTGAACGCGCAGCCCCCACAGGCGACTCCACACTGAAGTTTCAGGCGGGTACCTACATCTTCGAGGATATAGAAGCCCAGACACAAAACACATATGATTTGTACATCGACACCACCAACAATCCCACTATCGAGATTCAGGGAGATTACACAGAGGACTACCTTTCAACAGGGCGTGTCTTCTGGACTCTGGGTGCTGGCGACACCCTGACCTTTACGGGCTCAGCAGACCAGGGTATCGCATTCGATGACTGTGTGGGCAATGTTGTTGTCAACAAGTCTGGCGGCACACTGACACTCAACGCCGACCTCTGCTGTGCCAGCCTGGACATCCAGGACGGAAACTTCAACGCCAATGGCTACAATGTCACCACCGGCGACTGGACATTAACCAACGCTGGGGACACATTGTACATGGGTTCTGGGACCTGGGAGTGCAGCGGTAACGTGGACTGGGTTGGCTGCGGTACTGTTGATTATGGTACCTCGGTGCTAAAGCTTACCGGTACCGGCAAAACTGTAGGTATGACTGCTAGTAGCACCTACTGTTATGCATTGTGGATTACAGGTTCGTACACGATTCCATCCGGCCAAGTCTTCAGGTCCAACACTGGAGATTTCACTGTGGATGGGACCCTCACTTGCACAGGCGACATTGGATGCTATTATGTGAACTTTATCCTAAACACTGGCGGTTTGGTGACAGGCACAGGTTATCTATCGTTTGCACAATCCAATATCACCGTGCTCGACGGGACATGGGACACAACCACCGGGTACATTCAATACCCCCTTCCTGGTAACACATATGTGGCGGGCACAATCGACTGTGGCACGTTGCGCGTCAGTTCGCCAAGTAGCGTAGACCACACGATTAGGTATGGCGCAGGGACCCACACATTCACTGGGGACGTGATCTATCAATGCACCAACACTGTGGACCTGACGGTTGATATGACAACAAACAGCCCCACCATTGACTTCCAAGGCGATGTAAGCGTACAAGAGAGCAGCACTGGTCAAGTGATCTTTGCATAAGGGAGAAGGATTATGGCGATCAAATTCACGGGTTCTGCCGCACAAAATATCGACCTCCAAGGCCACGCATTCGCAGTGGGTGTTGAAGTGGACAAACCATCCAATGGTGTCACACTCATCAGCGACTTCGGTGCTGCCAGCCTCGTGCTGACCGACGGCAACTGGACCACGGGCGCAAACGATGTCACGATCAACGGCGATGTCACGTTCAACATCACAGACACAATCACAATGGGCTCAGGCCTATGGACCATTGCTGGCAACTTTGATCCGTACTTCGCTGGCATCACGTTCACCAAAGAAACTTCCACTATCAAACTCACCGGGGTTGGCAAGACCTGGTATGGCGGGGCAACTACGTGCTATTACAACAACATCTGGATCGCTGCCGGGGCGAGCATTACCCTGACAAACGCTGTGTATGTTCAAGTAGCAACTGCCGCTGATGACAACGTGCTAGTGGACGGAACCTTGAATGTTGATGTCCGTGTCCTACAGATGTATTCTGGCTGTGGTATATCCGTGAGTGCTACTGGTGTGATTAACAGCACGACAGGTTATGTCAACTTCAAATGGGGTAACCGTGGCGTCAAACAAATGGACGGCACCTGGAATGCAGATATCCTTTGTTCACAGCCCCGAGGCATGACATTTGTACCGGCTATCTATGGCGATGGCGGTGCTGGAGACACCATTGAGATCACGCTTTCAGAAAACACCGACAATATCATTTTTCCGGCGGGCACTACTACATTCAATATGGATTTTGTTGTCATCAACAGCGGGGCTTTCACGGGCACCGTCAATATGCTCACCAATAACGCCAGCCTGGATATCAAGGGAGATTTCAGTGCCACCAATACCGGCGCAGGTTCGCTGGTATGGTCCAAAGGTTCGGGTTCAATCACCTTCAGTGGCGGTGCCGACCAAACCTGCACGGTTGAACCAGCCGTCGAGGACATCATATTTGACAAGTCGGCCAATACTGTTACGCTCGCCAACGATTTGACAACTGACAGCCTCACTGGTACGGCTGGCAGCTTTGATGCTGCCACCTACAACGTGACCACAATCGGTAGCGCAATCTTTGACTTCACTACTCTCAGTATGGGCAGTGCTACTTGGACCATTGGGACATCGTTCGACAACGCTGATTGCTCGACTGTGAACCGTGATACGGCCGCCCTAAAACTTATTGGGACCGGCACATTCTTCACTGGTAGCAAATATGTCTTCAGTCTATGGATTGCCTCAACGGCTACCATCACGATCCCGGCCAGCTATGGCCGCTGTGGTGCCCAGACTGGTTCGCCTACATGTCTTATTGATGGCACGTTGATTTGCACCGGCTATCTGTTGTGTCTTGGGAACTGCCAAACAACAGTCAGTGCTACGGCCAACATCTCTGGTGCCACGGGTTTCTATATCCATTACCCAGCAAACGGTGGCGGTATTGTCAGTTATTCAGCTTCAGCCACCGTGACTTGCACGCACCTTTATTATTATTACCCGGTTGCCACTGCTGTGCTAGTTCCGGCTGACTATTCATCAATCACCGAGTTTTATGTTAGAAACGAAAATGCCAGCGCCTGCGAAATGCGATACAGTGGTGGAACCTATACGTTCCACAACTGGTATCACTATGAAACTTCCAGCGGTTCTTTGGTGATTGACAATTCTGTCAACAACCCCAACTTCGTCTGCGAGCGATACCTGTACATTCAGAATTCTAACATTACCTGGACCAAAGGCTCTGGAACCATCACGTTCAGTGGCAGCAACGCCCACGGATTCATCTCCACATTTGGCCATCAAATTGAAAACACGCAGGTGGCAAAAACGGGCGGTCGCGCGATGTACGTCTACAATGACTCCACGATTGGTGGCACGCTCAACATCGATGCTACACGTCTGATTATGAGCACCTATCAGGACAGCCTCACCGTCTATGGAGACTTCACCTTTGACAACGCTTCGGCCGCAATGACCATGGGTGACGCTACCACCAACCTCACGTTGTATGGTAACTACGACAATCGTGTTGGGGCTAACGTAGATAAAGGCACAGGGACTCTCATCCTGAAGGGTGTCGGAAAAAGCTATTGGAACAACGACCCCGTTGGTGCCGCAGAATACTTCTATGCAGTCACGGTTGACACCGGGGCCAGTTATACCGTCGAGACGGCTGGATCATACATGCGTGTCGACGGCGGTGACCTCAAAATCTATGGTACACTCACCTTGGCTTACCGTATCCTCACGTATTATGATACAGACACGTACATCTATTCCACCGGTGTGTTGAATGGGGGTGGGTACCTGCAAATCTATCGTCCAAACAACGGGCATGGCCTCGTGCTTCTGGATGGTACGATCTCATGTGGTGATTTGCTCATGGATTTGGTATCGGGGTCAACTACCCCAGTGTTGGTTGCGGGCGACTACTCAAACATCACAGGTTCGGTTCAAGTCCGTAATATCTACTCCGGTGCCGAAGTTGGGACCTGGACCCCGTCAGCAGGGACGTATGTCTTCAACAACCTGCTTTTCCATACCTACGGAACGGGCATGAATGCCATCTATATCGAGGGTGACACAAACAACCCCAACTACCAGTTCTATGGAGACCTGACGTACACAGACAACTCTAGTGGTAACAGCCTGTGGGATTCAGGCACGGGTACGATCTCGTTCCTTGGTGGCACCCAAGACAGCCTCTTCCAGATGTCTGGGACTTACGAGCATATTATCAGTAACAAAACTGGTGGGTATGGTCTCACAATGACGACTCCCGACTCCGATGCGTGTGGTAGCATCAGTCTGATAGCCGGTGACCTGACGATTACGGGTGGGAACCTGTGGGGTCCAACTATCACATTGGCTGGCAGCGGTGCAGTAGCAATGACCAATGCCATCATTTACCCGCAAGACTGGGATGACACTGCACATACTGGGACACAAAACATCACCTGCTCTATCCGACCACGATCACCACAGACTTGGGCAGCCCGCGCAGCCGGTAGCGACATCACGGAACTCCGGTGTTTCAATGTCTACAGCACCTTTGATGGTGGTTACACGCTCACCTCGGGCGATCTCAATATCAGCGGTCGGTTGGAAATCGATGATGGCTGCGAAATGGTTGTGGACTCGGGGACTACCATCCAGATGGGGAGCGGTGCCAAGCTCGCGCTCGAATCTGGTGGTACTCTCAGTGGAGATGGTTACATCTACTTCAATGGCTCCACGGGCGGGGCAGGCGTTGAAGATATTGCTGGCACGGCCTCCATTGCTGCCATGTTTGCAATCAACCCAGCGGCCTCAGCCGTGTTCACACCGGGAACCTACGAAACTGGCACCTTCACTGCTCGTGTTGACTCCGGCACTGCCAACTTTGCCTTCCGGGCTGGTGATTATGCCTTCGGTGGCCAACTTGCATTCCGTGGGCAAGGCACCGGTGGGGACCTAACAATTGACTGTTCCACATACACACCGGTTACGATTGCTGCGGTTGATCTGGCTATCGCCATCACCGGTGGTTCTACATCCGACGTGACAGTTGATTGTTCGGGCCGTGATGTTCGTTGGGACATCAGTGATGATGTCATTGATGCCATAAGCGGCACCGGTGAGTTTGTCTGGACCCGTGGCACCGGTCACATCGATCTCAGCACGGGGGCCACCCCAGGGGATGTTGATTTCTGTGATTTGGAAATCGATACGCTGAGCCAAGGCACCTGGCCTTGCTACTACTTTGACGGGACAGGCGAGTTCCATATGAACAATGCCACGCCGTTTGCTGGTGGGTCGGCTGATGCCGAATGGGCTTTGGGTGGCTGGATTCGGCCCGCGACGGGGGTTCCCGGCGGTAGCTATGAGGTGCTTTTTGCCACAGCCGTGGGTGGTAACACCTGGTTGTCAACTCCGTCCGTGACAATTCTTTTATACAACGCGGATCATGCCATCTACCCTGGCAAGGTACGATTTGGGTACGAGGGTTCTAACGGGGTTGGTATCAACTTCGCTAGCGTCACAACACTCATTGGCCAATGTGACAGGTGGCGGCATATTTGGCTGCGACGTTACAACAACAATGTCGAATTGTATATCGATGGGGAACTCGATGCAACCGCAGCCTGTGGGTCTGTGTTAGAAGCCGACCCCAATGACAATGCGACTTTGGGCAACTACGCTGACTATTTGCCGGACGGGTACAAGTTCGTGGGCCACATGAAAGACTGGGGCAAATGGGATTCTGCGGTGCTGCCAGGCCCGCTAGCCCAAGGTGCGAGTCCCAAACATTACCACAAGTCCAGCATGCGATGGCTGTTGCCGTTAGACAGCGACACAGAGTGGTTCGAGAATCGCACGACCATCAATGAAGGCTGTATCTTTGTCGAAGACGCCAACGATATTGTCCTAAGTGGCGGGGTCCAACCCGCAAATTTCTATGGGCGACATGGCGATCTTGATATGAATGGCCAAACCATTGATAGCCCGGGCAACGTGTCTCTGGTGAATACCAATGCTCAAGCCCTAGACGAGATGGACGATTGCACCATCAACTGTGACACCTTCTATCAAGGCGGCTCAAGCCCCGATATGTGGTGTGCTGCGCAAAGCCCCTGGTACCTGAACACATTTACCTCAGGAGACTTCTACACAGCAGGCGTAGGCTTCTGTGATGCTTCGCGGTACAAGTTCCTTGGGGACACAGGGCCCGGTTTTGGTGGACCTGACTCCTGGTCTGGAACCGGGTGGATTATGTACACTGAGGAAGACGCTGGCACCCGCTTCGCATATGCATCGTATCCAACAAGCTGGAGCGAGCACACAGTGGCGGTACACTACAGTGGTGGCCAATGGTATGTGTGGAACAACGAAACAGCTATTGCTTTCGAGGCCCGGGCAACTGACATTCTGATCGGTGACGTGAACTACACAAGTGACACCGTCACTGACCTGCAAGGCGTTGCTGCCACCGTGGTGAATGGCGTCGTCCGTGGCTATGACCATGGTGATCTTACCATGATTCCCGACTGGTATAATGGTGTGGCCGACAACGGTGAATTCACAGTCGAGGGCACCTACTTCAAAGCCTGGGGTTCCAACCCAGTTGCCCGACCGATCTGTGATGACCGGACTGGGAACATCGGGGTCAACTTTGATAAGTCACAGATCATCATGCTGAACTCTGGGGCGGCGTCTTATGATGCCGGGATTTATGTCTGCAATACGGATGGCTCGGAATACAGGCTGCTCAATTACACCCAGGAGGATTCTGTTGAACAGATATCCACACAGCAGTCTGGGGAGATGATCTACTGGACCAGCAGCGTCACCCACGGCTGGATGTCCCGAATGTCCAGAGACGGTTTGTTCTATGAGCGTATCAAGACTGGGCTCGGTCGTCCGTTTGCTATGGCGGTGTGCGCAGAGCATGGGTATGTCTGGTGGTCCGAATATGATGCTGGCACGTTGCAAAGATGCAACCTTGATGGCTCTAACCAAGTCAGTATGGGCTCCTCCTCGCAGTGTTCAGGGCTGGCAGTCGATCCGATCGCGAAGAAGCTCTATGTTTCTGAGAAGGGCGTCGACATCATCTATTCAATGAACTTTGATGGGACCAGCAAAACAGCAGTCCATACGCTGGCTTCTACTAACAACCCCCGCCGACTCACAATTGATTATATCAACGGTTGGTTGTTCTGGACAGAAGACGACACCGGAGGGAGCCGAATACGCCGAGGCACCACGGCTGGTGGCAGCCTTGGTGTTGTCTGGTCTGCGAGTTCGTATGCAACGGGCTTGGAATATAACCACAACGATGAGTATCTGTACTTCGCCAACGGTGACGGATACGTCTGGAAAATCAAACCTCTCACTGGTACTGACTTACAGATCGTAGTCGACAAATCAGATAGTAGTGAAAACTACTTGGGTGTCGGGACCTGGGACGGCGATCCCGTTGGTGGTGCTCCTGGTAACTGCCCCGATGACACTGACGGAAAACTTTATGTTGCTGATGTGGGCACCTCGAAGTCAATCCGCAGAATCGACCTTGACTTCACGGCCGACACAAAGTTGATGGAGGGTAGAGTGACTGCTGTCTCTTCCTTAAAATGTGATGATGTCAATGGCAAGATATACTGGGTTGACTGGGCCGATCGTTGTATCAAGCGCAGCAATCTAAATGGCTCACGACCAGAGGTGGTGATAGATAACCGGGTACTTGGACCCTATATCTACCGGATGGCCATAGACCCAGTTGCGGGCTTCTTGTTCTTCACGGACGACGGTCCTGCGATGTTTCGTTCCAATCTCGACGGTACAGACCGACGAACTATCCGAACCTCAGGGGCCGCTGATTCCAACTATTACGCTCTGGATTGTGAAAGAGAATCACAGCGGGTCTACTGGACCTCCAGAAACACCGGGAAAATCCTGTACTGCAACTATGATGGCTCCAGCGTCACAACACGACTTGCAACCGCCACCCCATGGCATATGTGTATTGACAACGTGAACCGCCGAGTCATCTGGACCAATCAGTCCAACATATACCAAGTCATGGGATATGATACCGGCGCAGCCGGGCAGTTCGGCACCGGTGGCTCTGACAAAAACATCACGTATAGCCCAGATAACGATACCATGTATCTGGCTTACTCGGGTACTGTCTATGGACGAGTTATTGGGCCAGCAACCGGTGGCACGGGCATCACAGCCCTGTGGTCACCTTCTGGTGGTGACATTGATGGCGTGACGATCTGTCACAAACATCTGCCGACCCGTGGTGATGGCACGAGCAAGCTGATGATCTTTGCTGATGGTTTGCACAACATGCACAATATCGATACCAAGGGTGAGAACCTGCGAATACTGACCGGCCAAGTTGCGGCCCAAATTCTCAACGAGTCGGCATACGCCAACACTTCACGTATGTTGTTCTGGGCTGACTATTCACTGGGGCAAATTCGTTCAGGCGATCCAGAGATGCTCACAACGCCAGTGCTGATGCACGACGATGCGTCTACTGTTCGGGCCTTATGTATCAGTCAAACCCGTGAGGAACTCTACTTCTATTCGCATACGTATGGTATCTGGAAGATGCCATTCACAGGCGGCACACCTGTAAATATCCTTCCGTCTGGCTATACGGGTACAGCGACCCGTGGTATGTGGTGTCAGGAAAACGAAGGTACTAAGGGTAAGATTTACTGGTGCGGAAGCGACGACTACATTCGTAAGGCCGACTGTGATGGCGGCAATTCAGAAAATTGGCTGTCCGGTCTTACCAATGTCGGGAATTATCCGATATCAATAACCGGTGACAACAAGGGTCATATCTTTTGGGGTTGTTACTCAGATGGTAAGATCAAGCGGGCCGACGAAGATGGATCAAATATCGTACTGCTAAGAACAATGGGAACAAACGGCCCCGCTGCTGGTGGCATGGTGTACAACCCACGAGATGACTTCATCTACTGGGGCAATAACGTTGGTGGCAATGTTTACCGTATGCGATCAGATGGCACTGACTTTGAAGAGATTTATCTGGCGGCTGGTACCGTGCAGGCGAGAAGCCTTGCAATCATCCACGGTCTGGATATCCCGATGAAGGACCCAGTGCTTTGGTTGAAGATGGACGACGATGCCGCTAGCAATGTTGTGACTGATTATTCTGCGAATGCTGAGCACCAAACTGTCCAGCATGAGACTACTCCAAACACCGAGGACAACACCGTTGCTGGTGTTCATGGGGCCCAAGCTTTGGACTTTGATGTGGCTGGCCATGGTTGCATCTATCTCACAGACGCTGCAACTAAGGCATACCTAGCCGAGAATGTGGATTTCACAATCTCATGGTGGTGGAAATCGAACGATCCTGGCGCGGCAACTGCAAACCACTTTATGAGCAACTACAACGGGAACAACAGTAGCATCTACTGTATGCTCTACAACAACAATGTCTATCTGTATTGCCAAAAGTCCACCAACGGTGGTGTCTCTGTGACTTCGTCCTTCAATCACTGGGAAGCTACAGATAGCGAATGGCATCATTATGCAATCACTCGCAAGGGGTTGACCATGGTCTGGTACATTGATGGTGTTGCTCAAGTCACGCAAACGCATGCTGATAACTATGTTGACTTCAGCCCAACCACCACGAATCTACAGATCAGTCTCTTGTCCCCGTCTTCGCAGAGTTCTGATGGGTACTGTCAGGATTATCGCATCTATGATCGGGCCATGACTATCGAGCAAATCAATGCGGCGATGAACTTTCCGAGGGTCCCCGTGAGATAATTTAGAAAACCATCGAAATCGGTATGTTTTGTCCTTGACACACAACTCCATCTAGTGTAAGATGTAGTATGATTCTCCGGATTGCAACGATTATACAGATAGGAGATGCCCCGTGCTGACACTTGAAGCCCCATATCCTGGTATTCAAACCACGTCTTTCCTGCCTAACCCCCAACTAGGGGACAGTGAAGAACTGACAGATGAGGTCGCCACCAAGCGTGCCATGGACGGGACACTTTACACGTATATCAAAACGAAAAACCGGCGGCGTCGACTTGTGTTCTCGCTGGTTCTGTCTCGTATGAAAGCGTTGGAATTGAGGGCATTCATCACATCCTATTATGCCTCAACCATTCGGCTCACTGACCACCTTGATCGTGTCTGGGTGGGCAATTTTGTAAATGATCCGTTTGAGTTTAGCACCCCCAATCGATCGGGGAACTGCCCAGGGCAAGAGCGTCAAACCATACAACTTGAGTTTGAGGGAATTCTACAATGAGAAACTTGTCAGCCACTGCCATCGCCGCGATGCAAACACGTCTCGGAACCGAGCCCATCGTAATAATCGAGATCGAATGGAATCTTGAAGCCAGCACGACCAGAGCTTCGTATGCTGATCGTGATGTTGGTAACATCCCAGGTAAGATCGTGGAAGTTAGCGCACTGGACAATGTCATCAGCATTGACCAAAACGAAGACACTGCGGAAATGGATATCAAATTGGACGACACCGATGGTAGCATCAAAGCTATCATGGACCAATTTGATATCCACAAGCGCGACGTGTGGGTATACCATTGGTTTGAAGGTATGCCTCTGGATGACAAATTCCTGCTCTTCCGTGGTAAGATCAGTTCTCCCGTGTCCTGGGTCGAAGGCGACCAGACAGTATCGTTCAGCGTGGTGACCCAAATTGAAGACAAGGAAGCGGGCTTCTCACCCGAGGAAGGCCAGTTCCCATTTATCCCAAGAGATATGGTTGGTCGGGTGTGGCCGTCTATCTTCGGCACCGGAATCGATGTCCCGGCGGTTCAATGCAACAAAGCAGTGACGGGTACCACGCTATGCCCTGTTGGGATTCTTAGTGGCGTTTCAGAACATCTCAATGCTCCGTATGGGGCCAAACCACCCAATACCATGTTGGCCCATATGACGGCGGCTCATCATTGGAATGTCGCGGCCCAATGGCAGGGTCACGATAATGATGTCGCAAAAGATCATTACGATAAGGCCGATGCTGCTAACGAACAGGCTACGAAAGCCTGGGATCAATACTTACGGGCCAAGCAATGTGCCATTGCCCAACGTCAAGCTACGGTGGATGCTGCCCTGGCACAAGGGATTGGTTGCAACCCTGTGCGAATACTTGGTGGTGAAGACTTTCCCCGTGGTGGTATCACGTTGGTAATCGGCGGGGCTTATTTCACTGGTAGTTTCAGTACCGCCGTCGGTGAAGAGGATATGTTCCATATCTCCAGCCGCAGTCACCCGCCTGACGAAGAGGCGGCTACTAGAGATGCCACCGACAACGGCTCCCCATATTGTCAACAGGACCCTGGTGTTCCAGCCGATATCAAACTGCAATCAAAGATACCATGTACTGGTGGCGAATCGGCACCGGTCGGCAGTATGTCATCAGGGAATTTCAAGATCAACGGGGAATGTGTTCGGCGTGACCAAGCCTTTTTTATCCGTGGCCCCAACCCCGAGCCGAACCCACCAAAAAATGATGTCCTCAAACACTTTTGGGCCAACTCTGGCTCACAAGTCAGCATCGGTGGCGATGAACCAATCACGTACATTGTCAGTATTGTACCCGGAACTGTTCTCCAGGTAAAGGCCTTCAAAAATTTTCATGGGCTGAGTGTCTTGACGCATGTCCCCACTGACCTGTATGAAGTTCGCGAAATCACGTATGGTACAATTAGTACCGTGCAAGTGGTCGTCAATAAAGCGCTGAGCACCATCACCGATCAGGAATGGGATGACGACCTCTATGTTACGTTCCAGTCTGACGTTGGGCCCAACATTTGTGACATCCTCAAGTACCTCATTGACACATACTCTGAGATGACTTATGACCTTGTCAGCTTTGATGAGGTGCAAGCCAAACTGGAAATCTTCCCGGCCAACTTTGCGTTGCTGGAACGAAAGAATATCGTAGCCGTGCTAAACGAGATTGCGTTCCAAGCTCGTTGTAGTCTGCGATTGATTGATGGCATATTCTATATCCGATACCTGGCTGAGGAACCAGCAGCCGTGGATACAATCACAGAGACGGATATCGATCACAACACGATTGTCATGGAACTGACATCCACAGAGAATGTCGTCACAAAATACACGGCAACTTGGCGCGTGAGCTATGCCCAGAAAGAGTTGAACAAACTCATCTTGAGACACAATGTTCGCAAATATGGTATCCAAGAGGAGGAGTACGAATACTATATCTACAACCAACCTGACATCATCCACAAGGTGGCAACCTTCTGGTTGATACGAAAATCAAATACTTGGAAGCGTCTGAAGTTCGATACATTTCTTCAGAAAATCAATCTTGAGGCCTTTGACGCCATAACACTGGACTTTGATAAACCCTATGTGGCGAACGGCCCGGTAAAGGGTATCTTGGAGGTGGCTGATCTTGACACCGATAATCAGTCCATGACGATGGAATGCTGGTTACCAGTGAAGTCTGGTGAAATGGAGGCCTACGATTTTGCCTGGCCAGCCACTGTGCCAGCCGAATGGGATTTTCCCACCCAGTCGGAAATCGACCTGGGGCTTGCCGGTGGGGATAACATCGGAGCCAATGCCACCGGTGACCTTCCGATTGGTGTCTATGATACCCTGACTGGTGAGGGAGTGATTTACATGGGCGGACCCAACCAAGGCATGGGTCCACAAAGCGATCGTGGTGATCCGCACCCATCGGACGTGGACTTCACGCCCCGCCCGGTGTTTGTTGATACCACACACGCTAATGTGGAATCTTCCGAACAGCCTGCGTTATGGCTTGCTATGACTGGCATCAATAATGTTGATGATCCGTTCATTCAAATGCCTTCTTTAAGCTACAATGTCATCTACATCGATCAAACCAAAATCCGGCATACCGAAAAGACCAGCGAGTCTGACTATGGCACCCTGGATCAAATGGTGGTTCTTGTTGAGGATGACGGCGGGCCCGGTGGTGACAATAGCGAAGGTGAACTCCGGGTCTGTATCGCTGATGAGGCCCATGTATCTGGCGAAGACCCCGATGACGAGAAAACGCCCAACAAACAGTATGACTTCAAGTACGACAAAGAGGGCGAGAAGTGGGGCTGCCAAACCTGCTTCCTCCAAGCTGGGGAGGATGATTGATGGAATTCCTCAACTGGATCAATGACATCGTCATGGCCATACTGGACTTTGTTCCAAGGCCAATTATCATCCGGTCAACACATGGTGGTGTGAAATGGCCCTGGGGTAAAGAGCCCAAAGAGATGGCACCGGGGTTCCACTGGTACTGGCCATTCTCTACTGAGTTTGAAGTGATCCCGACAGCCCGTCAGACGCTCAACCTCAAGACACAAGCTTTGATGACAAGAGACAAGCAACAGGTCGTTGTTGGCGCACTCGTCGTTTACACGATAAGCGATGTGGTGCGCGCCATTGGCAAGCGGAACTATGACGTAGACGCCACCATCTACGACATCACCCAGGCCGCGATAGTCGAGGTGATAACTAAGTGGATCCTCGACGACCTGTTGCAAAACATCTCGGGCCAAGTTGAAAAGCAACTGACCCGTATGGTACAGAAACGGCTTCGGCAATTTGGGGTCCGTGTACAACGTGCAGCCCTGACTGACTTCTCCACTGCGAAGGTCTACAAGATTCTCAGCGATGGATTACCAGAGATGCCCCCACCGGCAGACGAGGAATAAGGCCAGTGCCAAAAGCAAAAAAAGACCCCAATGCTGACCCGCCCATCCCAAAGGATGTCCACAAGTGGGCAGAGGATGATCTATTCACGTTCAACGATTACATTGTACTCCTGACGGCCATCAACGACTTGTGTGAGAATCCGATTGGAAACTGTTCCGATGTCGAGAAACTAGAACTCCCCACGAAGCCCCATATTTATTCACAAAAGGATATTGAAAAAATACGCGAAAAACTGGAGGAATTGTGTTTCTACCCGCCGGAGCGAGGTACCGAATGGGAAGATTTCTGGACGGAGTTGGAAGACATAAAAGACCCAGGCCAGCTTTGGACCGCCGGTATACTGAACGAGATCGAAGATGCCATCGATGAGGGTTGGTGTGACTGTTGCATAACGTGTGCAAACGCACATGAATGCCCAGAGCCACCAGCCCAGTATGACTGGAACCAGGTGCCGTTTGTTGATTCTGGTATTGAGTATACACCAGAACAACTATGTGGTTATACCTACACAGAGTTTTGGGCCGACCATGTTGAAGAGAGCGCTAACTATGGTACTAGCGACCATGGCCTCTTTGGACAATGGCAGCGGCATTGGGTCAATGAATTTATTGACGAGGGCCAAGAGTTTCAGGAAGCAGCAATAGAGCACGGGCAAAAGATGTACCAAGCCTACACAAGGGCATGGGCGGCAGATGGGAAGTACAATAAATGGCGTACACTACAAGCGGGATTTCAAGTTGGTATAGACTGGTTCGAGGAACAAAAAGAGCGTGCCCAAGAACGCTTGGAGGAACTAAACAAGCTCAAGGATTATATCTGCAACAAAGCCTCTGACGATAAAAGCCTTGAGGGGGCCTGCGAAAAAGCACAAGAGCATATTGAGGATCAAGAGGACTACATTGAAGAATTGGATGAAGGTGCCGACGATATCTCAGCCGAGCATGACCGTCTTGAAGCCCTAGCTGATGAACAATTGGGCGAAATGGAGTCAGCCGCTACCGAACACCAGGCGCTCCAAGGAAGTATCCCACTTAGAAAGGGGCAAATCAGCACGGTTAGCATGATGTCGAATACTGAATCGCTTATAACAGCCTGGCTGGCGCTTGAGCCAGCACCAGTGAGATGGGATTACCCTTGGTGGAAGTCAAACCCTGGGGACTGTCGCAAGAGAAAGCCACGGGACATAAAAACATGGGTGAATTTAATAGACCAAGACTATGCGTGCTGGATCAACCAGCCTAATCATTGCACCGTTAGTTGGAATCATGGTTACCAGAAGACTGGTGGGGATGGCGACTGGGAGCCAAGGGAAGACAGGGATGTGGGTGGTTGGGAATGGACCGGGGGCGAAGCATATCTTACCAACGGGATGTGGGTTAAACGGAGCGGCCTGGTCACTGGCCATAACGACTATCTCCGGCGATATCTTTGGAATACGACATACGGCTGGTGGGACTTTCTCTCTTCGCTTGGGGAATACCCATACGGAGGCGTTGAACATGCCAACGAGGAAGTATGTCCCGGCTACGATGAGGAATATAATCCGTACACAACCAAGTACGCTTCCAGGCTACTCTATAGTGGGTGTGAATGTGGTGACAGAGAAGCCGAACCCACAGACCCAGACGATAAGCCTTGGGACGCACCACCATGGTGGGAAACTTACACAGGTGATGAAGAATGACCGAAGACATTGCCCAACTTGAGCGCGTGTATTACATGCAAACTTTCAAGAAGATTCTTGAGGATGCGGCACACACCGATACACCACTTGAGGATATGAAAGCCCTGGCCCAAGCACAGGCCACTCTCCAAGCACAGGCCAAATCGAAGCGGGACCGTCGGGCTGACGTAAAAACAGCCAAAAAGGAATCACGACAACGTGATAGACAAATACGTGCAGCCATTCAGCAGGGTAACACCCAGTATAGCCAGCCTGACGCCGGGCCAGAGGCCAGGGCCAAACGCGAGGCCGAGTTGGCAGACCAACGGGCCCAGGCAGCACGGGACAGGGTGGCCAGGAAAGAGGCCAGAGCAGTCCGTGCAGATGCTCGCGCAGCCAGACGAGCGGAGCGTGCCAAGAAACATCCGGCTAAAATGTTGGCCCGTGAACTGCTTAAAACTGAGCGTCGGGCTGAGGCGGCTAAACGCAGAGAAGCTAAAGCCATCAGTGAGGCAAAAAGGGACGCTGCTGTTCTAAAACGGTCAGAAAAGGCAATTCGAGCCATGGAGACTGCAATATCCAAACGCCAAGCAGCCGAGCGAGCCACCCAACAAAAACTCATGGAACAAAACATGTCCGGATACATAAGACCCCGTGTTCATAAAGATGGGACCATCGTGTACCCAAAGAAGGGCTGGGAACCGCCTCCAGTCCCAGACGGGTACGAACGGAAAACCACAAATCTAAAGAGCCCGGACGCTTGGACCTTTTTGCCCAAGTTCGCCAACTGCGAACATCGTGTCCCCGTAGAGGGGAAGGCACAGAGTTGTGGTTGTATGGCAATGATACTTCATTGCAACCGCACTGGTAAGCTAGTCGAGATCGACGGGGCTGCATGCCCCGCCTGTGATTTATACCAGTGAGTGGACCATCAGTTGACGATACACCTTAGCCTCAGCCCGTGCGTCACACAAGGCGTCATGGGCTTTTTCATTGACGATGCCGAGCTTCTCGCATAACGATGCCAAGCTTACAGATGGCCATGGTCGTGGCTGGCACCGGAAAGTGTAGCGATCGTTGATGGAGATGGCCAGCAACATTGAATCTCTGGGGTGCATGTGAAACATGTCATCCAAAGCATCAAGCCCGAGCCAAGGTAACAAGAAGGATCGCTCAAAGGCCCAATTGTGTGCCAGCGGCACGATCCGTTTGGTTATCGGCAACTGAAGCCGCTGGAACCAATCATCAAACATGTCGGCAGCTTTGAGTTGGGTCGGGGCATACTGGCAGATGTATCTTAGGTCCAGCCCATGAATCTTGGTGGCTGATCTCTCCGCACGCTGCGGGTATTCTGGCGCGACTTCAGTGTAAAACGGCCGGATGTCCGGCAGGACCTGAAAGTCGCTGTCCAGTGGCTGAACCGCAATCTGGATGATCTCGTGAAACCCGGGTATCCGCCCGGTGGTCTCGACATCGATCGCACACATCAAGTTGCCCATCAAATGGGCGATGGAACTATGCAGTTTACTCATCGGGGTCCTCCGGCTTGCCCTTCTTCCAATCCTCGCCCTCGTCCTCCCACTTCTGGCGTCTGTGGCCCTTTGGAGTATCGTCATACGAGTCCATGTCCACGTCGTTACCAGCGCCCAGGTCGATAGGAGGCCGTTTGGGCGGCTCCGGCTTGGAAGGTGGGTCGAAAGGCGGTTTCTTACGACCAGGGCCCTGTAGGCCCGTCAGCGGCGTCTCAGGAGCTTCTGGCATACCCTGCATGAATCCACCGATGCAAAGCTGTCCCCAGGCTTCGCCATCCGGGCTCCCAGAGTCAAAACCACGGAGCTTACTCCACTCTACGTATGCCCGCAGTAAGTTGTCAGGTTTGTACTGACCCCCTACAAGCATGGGTTCTCGCTGCTTTATCAGGTGGTTCAAAAAGTCAGCGAGGGCCCCGGCGATCAACCGGCGAGCTTGATTGGCGGCTTCTGCTGCGGGTTTCTTGGCCATGGTCTCAGCCCCCATTCTGTAGATTGGACATGACTTGCTGCCAGTGGGCAACAGACTCGTCAAGTCGCGTGCGGGCGTTGTCAAGCAACTCCTGCAACGTCTGGTCCTTGAAAGCCCCACCAACGTGACAGGCAATGATCTCGGCCCAATAGTCAAGGTACTGGAGATCGCGATCGTTCGTCACCTTGGCAGTCCAGCCCTCATAACCAACGAGAGCTTGGTCGGCCACATCGTTACCGGCCGGGAACCCGGGCCGTTCGACCTGGACCAAAATGCCGCCAAGTTCATGGATGCGTTGTGCTTCATTCGGGAACCGAACATCGGGGATAATCAAGACATCCGGTGGATTGGCTGGCCGCAAGGTGAACTCGACCCACGTCATGTCATAGACACGTTCCCGGACGGCCGGGGTGCCCATGTCGATCCAGATTTGGCGGGGCGACTTTCCGATCGTTGGCAGTGGGACTTCTCGCAGTGGCGCACCCTCCGGTGTGTTGTAGAAGTCCTTGCCCATGAGACCGTCCCAACCATACAGGTTGTGACATACTTCTTTGAGCTTGTCGGCAAAGCCCGTCATCTGTACTGACCAGTTAGTGCCAGTCCGCAAATGTCCAGCGACCATCTCTGCGATGGTATCCTTGCCTGCACGCTTTGAATGTCCGAATCCAATTATCCTCATCGATCCACCTTTCGGTATCTTGGGCCACCCTTGGCAGCCTCTTTGGTATGCTGACGGTAAATATAGCACTCACTCTTTATCAAACTGGCCAATGCGGTGTCTCGTTGTTTCTCTGTCGCGTACCATCGGTGGATACGCCACTCGTATTCCCAAACAAGCACGCCTTTCGGGAAAGTCATCTTGGGGCCCAGGTACTCGACGCCAAAATTCTTCTTGACCTTCTTCTTTTTGTTGAAGGGCTTGGCCACATCAGATTCTTCTCGGAACTGTGTCATTCTAGTTCACCGGGATGGAACAAGACTGCCGGACCACAGATGGGTTGAAACGCCAAAGCCGTGGCTGTTTGGTTCGCGTCCCCATACTCGGCACTCTTTTCATTGACAGCGATGCAGTCACCACCTGACAAATCAATGAACTGGACAAACCCCTGCACGTATTGCTGCAAGGCCGTCAATGACAACGGGACAGGGATGTTGTGTCTCATCGTGCCATTGGCTTGGATAAAATGTGCCATTACGTTGCCTGCTTATTCGGGGTAACAAACCAAATCGCCATCGTGATGGTCCGCAAAGCTATCCTCGTCGTCTGGACGGTCTTCTTCCAGCATGGTTCCAACATGCTCAGCGGTGAGTACCGAACGGCTTGCGAATCCGTAACAACGATAAACGTCTACAGCAATCATCACATAGCTCCTGTGTCATCCGACCCCTTGGTCGTAAGTTTCAAAAATCCATTCTCTACGAAGTATTCAGGTTGGGTTTCCATCACCGCTGCCTCTGCTGTTGTCGGCTCCGTGAATGACACGTTCGCAACATACATCTGGCGTCGGCTGTCCGTACCATATAGGTAGGGTGGCTCCAACTCTTGTTTGACCTGGTTACGTGTCCACTTGGTCAACTCGATTGGCGTCAATGTGGCCTGGAATGTCGCCAAGAATTCTGTGAGAAGTATCTTGTTACCAGGTACATGGAAACAGTTCTCGTGCAAGAATCGCTGCAAGGGGGTCATTGCCGTTTCCGTGAGAGTCTGCTTACTCGCAGTCTCGACCACAGGTATCCGAAGACGTGTGGTCTGGGGTGGCAATACAGTCCGCATGATCGTGGTCATAAAGTGCGGAGCTTCCTCTTTCAGACGTTTGAGTAACTCGGGCTTGGGAATCTCTGTGGTCTGTCCGTCAACTACCGACAAGGCCGGTACCCAAATGGTTGTGATTCGGCTATCTCCGGGCCAGATCGGGGAGAAGTTCTTGTTGTTCGCAGTGTGGATGAACTTCAGGTAGTTGGGGATCGTATAAGGCTCTTGCCCCTTCCTGTGTACCTGGAATGTCTCAGCCGTGACCCAGTCCTTCACACGGTTGTAGTATTTACCGCCAGCTTCACGGAGGTCGATTTCCTCCACACGGGCCACAATGACACCCTTGAGTTCGCTGTTGAAGCCACCGTTGCTCGTAATGGCCTGGTTGGCAACCTCCACTGCACCATCACTCATTAGCAAAGCCAAGGCGTCACCAAAGATAGATTTACCGCTGTTCTGTGGTCCCCAGAGAAACAAATACGGAAGATGCTGTTCGGGTTCACGCAGCGTACTGGTTGCCCAGTGTAGGAGATAATCCCCGCCGGTGAAGATACCATGTTGCTGTGCCCAGGGATTGTGCTTCAAAGGTCCATCAAGTTCGTGCCCGGAATGTCTCAGCACCATGTCCCAATGTGGGTGGTGCGGTTCGACATCAGCGGGTAGGTTTGCTGGTTGGTACGTCCACTGAGGTGCGAACCGGTTCCAGACTCGCCCGCCAGGATACTCGACGCCGAACGGAATCGTAGTAAGTGCCCAGGGGTCAAGATAAGCTTCGCCCATCAGCTTCTCTGTTTCAGGACCATTGTAGCCCAAACCACGGAACGCTGTTCTCGCATTGTCTTTCTTCAAGTTCTTCCACGCCCCACTTTCATGAATTGCCCAACCTGCCTCGATGCCGCCTTGCCAGCACCAACGGACAAAGTTGTCGTGCTCGTAATGTTCAGGTGTGGTCTCAAGTTCTGGGACAACAACTGACTCCAACCGGGTCCAATGGCTTTTCTTTGCAAGCCACCCCGGCATCTTCACATCGTCTTCCTCGTCAGACTTCTTCTTCACAACCTTGATGTGCAGGCGGCTACCCTTTTTGGTCAACGACAACGAAGTCTCCCGGGTCTTCAGGGCGTCTGGCAAGTCCAGTGTCTTACCCATCGCCTTAACTGCCTCAAGAGCCAACAAGCCGGTCTCAAATATGTACGTGCCGGGTTTGTCACCGTCCTCGATACCACCGAGAGCATGTGCCGCATCCTCCAACGATGGTGCCTGATTCAAATAACACTGAGTCCAGCCATTGGGAGCTTGGTCCCATGTATCAGCTTCCACGGCTCCCATGCCAAACCGAAAGACACGCCACCCACCCTCTTTCATTGGAAACAGAAAACAGTTGGGTTTGGAAGGATCGGCACCGCCAGATAGTGTGTCAAAGAAACCCTTTAGTGGTCGACCTTCATCAGCATACCTGTTGTATAAGTCTTTGATCGCCGCCGTGTGCGTTTGAAGTAGCCAATGGTCAGCTACCCAGACCGACGAGAACCCCGACTCTTCGAGGTCTTCCATTACCGCCTTGTGTGATGCCTCAAGCGGGATGCGTTTCCGTGCCCGTGCCAATTCCTCAAAGGGTGTTTCTTCATGTTCAAGGCCCGCCAGACCTTGCACCCGAATGTGTCTTGCTTGTCGTGAGATAACAGCCACGTTGTCTCGCCAATTCACAGGGACTTTGTCGAACTTCTCGGTAGCCGGGTTGATAAGCTTCAAACCCTGACTACCTTCTTCCAGAACGTCTTTGCGAAAACACCACAGAATGTTACCGCAGACATCCATGCTGGCAGCAAGATCGAAAGCCGCTTCCTTGGCCATAACGCCAAGCACGGCCCGTGCTAGGGCCGCATGTTCGGTGTGGGTTGCAGTTTCAGGTGGGTCGGCAAAATGAACATACAGGTGGAGTCCGTTCCCACCGGTACTGAATCGTGTCTCGATCCAAGGGATGTCTTCAACGACATCGCGAACTTTCTGAAGTTCTTCGTCCGAAACGCCAACTCCCGGGGCGTGTCCGACGATCGAATCGAAGTCGTACCCGACAAAATAGCTTCGTCGCTCTTGCCAGTTCCAACCTGACATTCCGATGCTGTGGGCGTACTTTTCAAGCGAGAACTGGAGTGCGTAGTCGTTCCAGTTCGGGTCTTTGTCGGCACTCTTTGGAATCCGGATGTTCCACCACCTGGTTTCCCCGTCCTCGTAGGTGTTGCGGCGGCCTTCAACCGGATCGCCATCCATGCGGGCGACATTGATTTGGGCTTCCATACCCGGGTTGTAAAGGGCAGCTAGGTCGGGGGAGTTTGGTGAATTATGGGTGAGAAAATACTGAATGGCCGATGTTACGGTAGGCGGGCCGGTTGGTTTCATACTGTGCTCCTAATGGTGTTTACACCATACATTACGGCACGAAGACGTTGATTATCCGGGAAAACTTTGAATTTTCTGGTCAACCGGCATATCCGTGTCATCTCACACCATCATAATATGCTGTGGGGCCCGCTGTCAAGGCTTAGTCACGGAAGTCACCGAAAGTCAAGAAATTTCTGGTTGGCCTGGTGTCATTGGCACACGTTAAGGCACCACAACCACGGGTGGTGCGGTTATGAGGAATGCAACGATTACTGAATCGGCGATGAGGCTCACAACCTAAAAGCGCGAAAACTGATGGCCGCAACGGGTGTATTTTTGAAAGCGTTTTCAAAATGAAAAATCATAGACCGCTACTCGCTGAACCCTTTTTAGGTTGAAACAGACAGTCTGATATTGTAAAAGAAGAATACCAAAGGACTTAGACCACCCTGGGGTGGTGCCTTTTAGGTGTGAAAGTTCTTAAATCGTGTGAAAACTCAAAGATGTTTCACACCCAAAAGGCACCAGCCCCGTGAAAGTCCGGCAGTATTTTGAAAACTTTGGACAAAATGGCGAAAGTCCAGTTTTTTCCTGGACAAAACGTCGACTTTTTCCGTATAGTATACTGTGTACCTTTTGTCCGTCTTGTAAGTTCACCACATGCCAAATTGGCAGTTGCTGGTGCCTTTTCACACTTGGTGGTTCCTTTTCACACCCAAAAGTCACCAGCCCAGTTATGTCGACTATACCGAATATCCAAGTCATACCGACTATCAATATCCACGAACCACCGGTGGTTCTCCGGGTCATCAACCGTCGGACCTTGTTGTACGAGGAGATGCTTGACTCCATCAAAGACCATGGGTTACTCAATAGCCTGTGTGTCCGCCCCGCCGCGCACCGGGGTCCCGATCAATACGAAGTGGTCGACGGGCTCTACCGGCTTAACTGCTGCCGTGATGCCCTCATCCCCGCCGTGCCTGCCATTGTCGCCGATGTCTCTGACACACTTTTGTTGTCGCTCCAGATACAGGCGAACGCTATCCGCCCTGAGACAACCCGGATAGAATATGCGCGTCAAATCAACAAGATCATGGAAACCGACCCCTGCCTGACCCTGGCCGATGTGGCCGCGATGGTACACAAATCCCCGTTTTGGGTCACCAAGATGTTGGGCATACTGAAATTGACTGCGGCGTTACAACATCAGGTGGATCGTGGTGAAATAACACTCAGCAACTCTTACTGGCTCTCGCAGATGCATCCGTCCTACCGGCCGGACCACATTCATGATGCGGAAACTATGCCAGTCATAGAGTTCCGCCAAATGGCCCAGGGTCGGATCAAAGCCTTCCGTGAGGCGATCAACAAAGGCAGTATGGAGTCATTCTATGCCGACAGGTATACACCATATCCCCATCTACGGTACCTCCGGGATATAGAAGAGGAACGCCTTCGGTTGACAGCCGCTACCTCAGTGCTGCCGGGTGCAAAATGCACAACCCCTTTGGATGGTTGGCGAATGGCCCTAGCCTGGGCGGTCCATATGGATGCTGCCTCGCTGGACCTTTTGCACGAGACCAAAGCTGAACATGACAAGATTGCTGCCAACCACGCTGCAAAACGGAAAAGTGACATTCTGCGGGAGCGATCTAAACGAAATGCACCAAAATCCGAAAATAATGAAGAATAGAGATTGACAAACGCCCATACGTCAGACTATGATAGAAGCATCGGGTTGGCAATGGTGCCAGCCCACGTTCGTTCCTTTTTCCTTTTCTCTCTGAAGTGAGGTATTTGCTATGAAAAAAGAGCAAGACGCCCTAGTCCCGGTAATCGAACAACTCCCTGCATCCTCGAATGTCAGTCTTGACGTTCTTGAACAGTTCGCTACTGGGTCATCGTTTCTCCCCAGGATGCAGTTGTTCACCAAGGGAAAGTACATTGACACCGGCAAGATTCAGCCCGGCCATTATGGCATTGTTGACGGCGAAGAGGTCATTGACCTTGGCATCAGCATTGACGTTCTGCTCCTGGGTGTCCGGACGAAAACCCTGGACATGTCGGATCGAGACAATATCATCTCGCGGTATACGGTCGGCGAGCCGGAGTTCGAGCGAATCCGCCAGATGTCGGAAGTCAAGAATTCGTCCTGCCAGTGCGGGTTGTCCTTTTTGGTCTACGACTCGGGGTCCAACACCCTGTGCGAGTTCTTCTGTGGGTCCAGGTCCGCCCAGAACGAATCCAAGAAGATGCTTCCGTTCTTGGCGATTACGCCGGAACAAGCTGTCGCAGCGGCCGAGAAGGGCCGAATTGTGGAGCCGAAGGTGGCGACACCGCTGACGCTCAAGGTCCGGTACATCCAGAAGCAATTCTCCTGGCATGTCCCGGTGGCGATTGCCTGTTCGGCCCCGATCGAAGTCAGGCTCCCGACGCAACAGGTATTGGCGGCGATTGAGAAGTTCCTCAATCCCGTGGACGAAGGCGGTACGGTTGTTGAAGAGGATGCGACAGGTGGTCGCGCTACCTAAGAGGCGAGGTGAGGTGATGCTTTGGCCGGGGCGGGTTCTCCTAAGACCGCCCCGGCCGTTCCTTTACACAATTATCTGGTTAGTGATGCAACAGCAACAAACAGAGATGGCAACCTTTGGGTCACAGTCGGTGCCGATTTTGACGATGATTCCGTATGCCAAGGACTATCTTGGCTATGCTTACGATCTTGCAAAGGTACACAGCCAGGACAAAAGCACACAGGTCGGGGTGGCCATCACCCGTGATGGGCGGTTCATCTGTGATGGGGTCAATCGATTCCCGGGCAACTTGGGCGACGACCCACGAAACCATGAACGGCCACGGAAGTACAAACTGATCGAGCATGCCGAGCGAGATGCAGTCTTTTGTGCCGCACGAAATGGCTTTGGTCTTGAGGGTGCCACAATGTTTGCCCCTTGGGCGGCTTGTTCTGATTGTGCCAGGGCAATAGTCTTTGCGGGTATCGAATGCGTAGTGGCCCACTGGCAGGCTATCAAACAAACCCCGGAGCGGTGGCAAGAGGAAATCGAACTCGGGATGGAGATTTTCAAGGCCGGGGGTGTCGAGTACATCATGTATGATGGCAGCATCGGCAACGGGGCAACGAATCTCTTTGATGGGAAAATCTGGTACCCATAAGAATTTCACTTGACAAGCTGGTAGATGTATGCTAGACTTGTTTGAAGCACGTTTACATTTCCGTTCACCCTTGAGGAGTTGAGTCAATGCGAAAGGTCAGTACGCGGAGGTTACTATGGGAGTTGTGGCGGTGGTCAGTTTGCTGGTCGCCATCTTTTTTGGCGCACGGTTCGTCAAAGTCGTGGATGCCGGTGACACCGGTGTAGCAACCTGCTTTGGCAGCGTGGTCGACGAGCAGTATGACGAAGGCCTGCATTTCCCGGTGAATCCGTTCTATGCCTGGACTGATTTCAACACCAAAGAACAGAAGCTCGATACTGAGAAGATTCCGGTTCCGACGGCCGACCAGCAGGTTTCCGATATCGACGTGACAGTGATCTTTGAACTCAATCCGACGGCATGTCCGGCAGCGAAACAGGATGTCGGCGACGGTGATGCAGTGATAGCCGTGAAGTTGACGCCCAATTTGCGATCGTTGATGCGATCGGTTGGCAAATCGGTGGCTACCTGCGAACAACTGTTCGACGCCCAAGTTCAAACCAAGATGCAAACCGATCTCACGGGCCAACTACAGGAGAAAGTCGGGAAGTATATCACGATTAAAGCCGTGTTGCTTCGGAAGATCGACTTGCCGCCACATATCAAGGCCGCCATTGTCAGTAAGAAGGTCCGGGAACAAGAGGCCGAGGAAGAGAAGGCCAAACTTGATCTGTATGCGACACAACAGCAACAGCAGAAGGCCAAGGCCGTCGCTGATCGGGAAGCCTCGGCAGAAAAAGCCCTGGAGGTCGAGATTCTTGCCAGGGCGGATGCCCCGGCGATCAAACTCATCAATGATGCTGTCGCTGGTAATCCGGCGTACATCAAGCTGAAAGCCCTGGAGGCACTGCAAGCGATCTCCAAGGACCTGGCGTCAAAATCTACTTCATGGATGGAAATTCGTCAATGCCACTGCCGTTGCTGCACCTCGGTGACGACGTGAAGAAATAACCCAGGAGAGCCTGCCAGCCACAGGCTCATCAAGTGCCAGGTGACTTGCGCACCCAAAGGATTCAAAGGCACTTGGACGTAGGCGGGCGGGCTTCTGTCCTCCAGAGCAGAAGCCCGTCCAGATGGTGCGGAGTAGAGAAGATGGTCATCTCGTCAGGCTCATAACCTGGAGACCGCTGGTTCGAGTCCAGCCTCCGCTACTTACGGTTCGGTTCGTTAGCTTAGTGGTAAAGCACCCTGGTCCTACCAATGTTGAACACGGCGGTGGGTGGGGAGTCAGGGGTTCGATTCCTCTACGGGCCAAACTTATGACCCGGAAGAACGGCCCCGATCGATGTTTGGTCACTGAGACGGGAACCGACCACTGGTGGCCATGCGGCTGCCCCCGGGTCACCTTACAGAGGACCAAGTCCGCTCGCCGAAGGGGACGCCCGGAAAGTTGATCGAGGGAACTCTGGACTGGTTTGCCTCGGCCCGACTCGGTGCTGTAACACTGGGGAGAGAGATGATCCAGAGGGGCGGCAATTGGTTCTTTGAGTGGGAGCAAGATATGTGGAACAACATTCGATGGTACGCTGGCGTTTGGCTTATGGCATCAAGCAAATGGTGCTATGACAAATTGCAGAGATGGGCTCCCAGCCTAAATGAGACCACCAACATTATTGTGGCTCCCCGCTCATTCTGCTTGCGCTGACATTACTGGGCCTTCGCCAGTTGGGTCGGTACATTACCGGGCCTCAGTGGAACAACGTGTACCGTGTGGCGTATTTGGACTATATCTTCTATGACTGAGGAAATCATGTCACAACAAGACTCTGACACAGCATTCGTACCACGGACATACCTGTACGAGAAGCCCAAGCCCAGCCAGCGAGCAACTGAACTCGCGGCCCAATGTTGGTGCGGCCCGGCCACATCGGACAAGATCATGGACCCCGAGTTGGCGTCTATGTTTGCTGAGACACTGGACACCGAGGCAGCGGCGTATGCGGAGGACTTGGAGATGGCCTGGGTCATCATCGCCAATTCGTATGGCGGCGACTGGGGGTTGGCCACCGAGGAGTGGCGGGCAGCGGCGGGCAGCGGCGGCCATGTGGCGACATAACTGGTTGGACCAGAAGCATAACGGCGAGACCTTGGAGGCCATGAAACTTGATGACAGACCGTACTATGACGGGTTCTTGGTTGCAATGGATGCGTTGGCCGACGGTAGATCACCCGTAGCGGACAGCGTAGCCTCTGTGGCCTCCGTTGGGTCCTACAGACGCTTCATGGCTGGAGCCGCTGGCCTCATCCGTGAATTGCGGGCCGACAAGTACGAGAATGATGATCTCAAGGAGCGGCTCGAAAGACTGGAAGGCCCGGCCAGTGAACAATGCCCCGCCGGGGTTGGCTTCACAGTTCACATTGACGAAGCTCGCGCCGTCGAGATACTGGAGTCGGCAGACTGTTGCCTCCAAGACTCGTCGACTGGTGGCGGCGACCTTGGTTTTCTGCTCACGCTCATCAAAGAAACGTACCCCAAGCTCTGGGCAAGTTACGATGGGTCCGCACTGATGAAATACTACCCGTAGGCGGAACATATGACTCCTGAACTCATAGGTTGGATCGGTTCTGTGTGCTTCGCCCTCTGTGGGTTTCCGCAGGCGTTGAAGTGCCACAAGGAAGGGCATGCCCGTGGACTTAGCTGCTTGGGCTTGCTGCTCTGGCTGAGCGGCGAGGTGTGCTATATCATCAGTGTGTGGTCGCTGTTCGGCTGGGTGGGTTGGATGATGTTCAATTACTTGATGAACGCTGCCTGTATCCTCGTGATGCTGAGATACAAATTCCGCCCCGAGGTGCCCAATGAAACTAAGTGACCAAAGCGTCGGCTTCTTTGTCCTGGGGATATGTGTTGCTTATATGGCTGCATACCTCTTCACGTTGGCTTCTCGCATGGGGTGGCTATGAGTCCGATTGAAAGACAATTTGCTGACCACCTTCTTGAGTTGCAGTCAACGGTGATATCGCTGACAAACCAGCTTCATGAGTTGTCAGAGTTGGTTCGGGAGCATATCACAACGAACCGGGCCATAACGAAAAATCTGGTCCGGGGCATAGAGAATGTCCGGGAGGAAGTCGAAGCGGTTGACGACCAGCTAGGGCGTTGTATGCGAGGCGGTGACTGACATGGGAATGAATTTCACCGACGCTGACATACAAGTCATCCTATTGATGGCCGATGTGTTTGTCGAAGATGGGTCCTACCTGTTGGAGGAGAACGGGGAGTGCCCGTTGCTCCGAAAGATCATCAAGAAATATCCGGACGTGGCCAAACGATGTCGACACCTGGTTTACTTCCTTGAGCATGGCGAGCCGCCGACCGCACCCCGGGGTGGGCCCAAGAAGAAAAAGAAATCCGTCAAGAAGAAAGCAGCCAAAAAGACAGTCAAGAAAAAGAAGAAGCGGGCCACGCCAAAGAAGACGTGCCCGGAATGTAAGACAAAGGTCCATGTACGTAAACGGGAGTGTCCATGTGGCCATGAATTTTAAGCCTCTGAGGTTGGGTCGGATTCGCACCATGGCGGCTCAGTATGGTGGCACGGTCACAGTGCAGCCATCACCCAGGCATGGTCCCGGCGGACGCATGATCCAGGTGATGATGCCGTGCCAGGATGGTCGCCCGTTGTATATCACATTTTGGGTAGATATGGCAGCCGCTGATTACACACTGTCAAGTTTTTCTAGCTGGTGTGAGGCAGAGATTCTTCAACACATGTACCGAATTGTGACAGCAGACCCAGGAGCATTCGTCTAGTGGTTAGGACACCGGGCCTTCAACCCGGCAACAGGGGTTCAATTCCCCTATGCCCCACTGAGGATTCAAATGGTAGCACCGATTGGAAGCGAGCCACGACTGCGACATATTCAGTCGTTGGTGGACAAGTACAATGGGACCGTAGATGCAGACCGCTGGCCAGCATTGGGGCTGGGCGGCGTGGTGATTACCGCCGGTGTTGAATGTCCAGACAAGACCATGGGGACAGTGACATTTGTGGTCGACATGCACGCGAAGCCTGGCACTGACCGTAGCTTCACGCTTCAAGACGAGTTGAAGATATCCAGTTACTTGGTAGCCCTAGCAAAAGGCATCCTGTGAGACAACTATCATTCACGGCCGTCCTTCGGCAATACTGTAACAAACGAGGCGATTGGGTATGCTATCGCAACAAGCTGCACTCGCCGGATGACGAGAAGGACTTTGATGGCCGCGAGGCTCTGGATCAAATCCTAGAGGGGATTGGTGCCCAAGACGGGGACGAAATAAAGATCACGGTGGAAGTCACTGGTCGCAAAGTGACCGGTCGGTGGATGCTGACCGAGCCACACGTTTATTCCTTTGTGCCAGATGAAGTCGAGGACGAAGATGGGCCATGAGAGCCATATAGAGACCGTTGTGATACCAGCGACACTCGGGATGTCGGAGATCACGATGTACGTCACCGTACCCGGTGATACTTCACAGGAAGCGATTGCAAATCTGAGCAAAGCTATATCGCGGTTGGACAAGTTAATTGTGAAGCGTCGAGAGAAGTTGGCTAATGAAAACTTCGTGAGTCGGGCCCCGGCGGCAATTGTTCAGAAGGAACGTGACCGGCTGGCCTTAATGGAACGCCAACATTGGGTCGCACTGAGGGCACACAGAAATCTAGTATCGGAGAACTGACATGGGTTGGGGAAGTGGAGCCAGACTGGCTGACGAACTATGGAGTGCAATTCGTGAGGACATCCCACCTGTGGGCCGTCAGCGGGTGGCTTTGAAGATCATCGACCACTTCGAGGGTAACGACTGTGATACCATGGATGAAGCCGAGACCTTGATGGCAGATGCTGATCCTCAGATGGAACTCGAATTTGACCCGGAGAGCTTAGAGCCCGGGGAGTCCAATTACGAATATCGTGCGCGTCCACTGAGGGCCCGGACCGGTCCGGCGGAATACCCTCGGAAGAAATCTTGACCAAATTCAAGGTTTCTGTTTGACAACCCTGTCCGAGTGTGATATAATTGAGAATGTAAGGAATGACGAGAGGAAACAAACGACAAGCGGACACTAACCATGGAGGACGGTCCGATGTAGTGAGACACAGCCTTCGCCGGGATCGAGTACCCGGCGTCGGCACTTGCCACGAGCCGCTGGTCGAGGGTTATCAAGCACAATTTAATCCCTCGGTTGCAAACTTGTTCGTGGCATCCTTATGGAGCGGTTGGGGGACGAAACCCTTTCAGTAGGCAGTCGTATCCCAGCAAGCTCCACCTTTTATGCAAGTGCGATGGTCGTCGGTTAGGGGTTCGAGTCCCCTAGTGCTTGCTTGGCCTTGAGCCGTTGGTTTGGATTATCAAGGGAACTGGATGTCGGTGGTTCAAATCCTCCTCCCCGCCTTTCGATGTATGCAGGGGGTAGCTCAGTTGGGAGAGCGCCAGTAGAATAAACTCCAAGCCGCACTTTGTTCGAGGCCATTGAACAAGCCTGGTTTCGGGTTCGTCTGTGGGGTAACCCAGGGCGTTCCTGAGCCAGCACCAACAAGCCTGGTTAGGAAACGGGCAACCTGGCCAGCAACAACAAGTGAAAGTGAGCGTGTGAGCGCTCCCGTCCGAGACGGGTGAGGGTGTTCGACCGGAGTTCCGGTACATGGTCGGCCTTACGTTGCAGGGTGTGGAGGCTATCAAAGCCGCACCAAGTGCCGAATATGCAGCCATGCTGATTGAGGAATACGGACTTGTGCGCGAGTGCGTCCCTACTCAGTTCCTGAATGAGCCAGTGGTGTGGGAAGCCCTACTGAACTTGGGGATGCCGCTCACGGCGATGATTCGCAATCTGGGCAAGATGTCCAGTATTGGGGTCCTGCGGCCGAATACCAAACACACCAAGATGGTCTGTGACCAGCTTCGTGACAAAGAGGCCCTGGCCAAGCAGCGGATTCATCCGTTCAATGTTCTGTTGGCCCTGACGACCTACAGTGCTGGTAAAGGCGTGAAGGGCAGCCTCCAGTGGAACCCGGTCTCTCAGGTCTGTGATGCCTTGGAAGACGCCTATGATGCCTCATTTGGCTCTGTGGAGCCTACCGGTAAACGCTATCTGGTCGGGATCGATGTCTCCGGCTCCATGCGATTTGATACGATCAGTAACACGCATCTGACACCAGCGGACGCCGCCGGGTGCATGGCGACCACGTTGGTCCGAACGGAGGAGCAGGTTGCGTGCTTCGCGTTCTGTCACCACCTGAAGCCCATGCCGATTACCAAGCGGTCCTCACTGACAGAGGTTCGGCGGTTGACCCAGGACGCTGCCTGGGGCGGCACAGACTGTGCGTTGCCGATGATCTACGCCATGGAGAACAAGATTCCAGTCGATGTGTTCTGCATCTACACGGATAACGACACAAACTCCCATAGTGGGCACCCGTCGGTAGTCCTACAGGAGTACCGTCGCAAGATGGGGATCGACGCCAAAATGATTGTCGTTGCATTCACGGCCAACAGAGTGTCCATTGCGGACCCGAATGACGCCGGAATGATGGATGTGGTCGGCTTCGACGCCGGGGCACCCAAGGTCATGGCCGATTTCGCTCGGCAAAACCCACACTATTGAGACACACGAGCCGTAGTCGACGTGATCTGACGGAAAGCACGATCTGAAAAGGTCGTGCTTTTCTATTGACATGGAACGTCATCGAGGTTAGAATAGGAGATGGTAGAAGTCCTTATTCCTTAACCTATGGAGGCCGACATGTCGAAACCACGCATTTATTTGGCTGGCCCCATCACGGGTCTATCCTACGAAGACGCCACTCGCTGGCGCATCGAGGCAGTCCGTCGGCTCCCGGAGGTACGGTGCTTCTCGCCCATGCGGGCGAAGCAAGCACAGCAAGGCCATGACTGTCTTGGCTGGGAGGCCAACGGCCAGCATGACCGGGATTTGGTCTTCTCACCCAGCGGTATCGTCGCACGCGACTATTTGGATTGTAGCAAGGCCGACCTCTTGCTGGTGAACTTTGAACCGTCTGCGCCTGAGGTGAGCATCGGCACTGTGTCGGAAATCTCATGGGCTTGGGCTGATCGCACACCAACAATTGTGATTGCCAAACCCGGCAACCGCCACGACTGCAAGTGGCTTCGCGAACTGGTCCCGTTCTGGACCGACAACTTTGATGACGCCATTCGATTGGTTGAAACCATCCTTTTCCCCGGTGACTGAGATGCAAGAGTACGTAGTCGGTTTCCTCTTTGACCCTGAGTTTCAGGTCGTGGCACTGATCGAGAAGAAACGTCCCGATTGGCAGGCCGGTCGCTTGAATGGGATCGGTGGCAAGATCGAGGAAGGTGAAACCGCCGCCGAGGCAATGGAACGGGAGTTTCAAGAGGAGACCGGGCACCTGGTGGCCGAATGGAAATGGCATGCGTATTGCCAAATGGAACAACGCCCCTCAGCGGGCAGTCCTGGCGCGTTGGTGCAGGTCTTTATGGCAGTCGGAGACCTGACCAAGTTGGAGTCACCCACAGACGAGCGAGTTATGCTCTTCCGTGTTGTGGCCCTTCCGCCCAATGTGTTGGAAAACTTGAAGTGGCTGATACCGTTGGCGTTGGACCACACGGTGAGCTACACGGAGTGCCAGTTCCCCGATCCCAGAGAAACGTACTTATGACAGTTCGGGCATTCCAGAGCGGTCACCCACTTGTTTATCAAGGCGGGGCTTGGCGGTACGGAGACACAGGTGAGCTAGCCACGGTGGTACGCCCGTGCGTCCGGTGTGGTGAGATGCCTACACCCGAAGGACACGATGCTTGCTTGGGACATCTCAAGGGCGTCACGTCTGCATGTTGCGGGCATGGCGTCGAGGAACCTTTTGAGGTACAAGCCAAATGACTGTATTGCCACCAACTACAGGGCTATGGCTACAGCATGCAGAACTGTTGTGCCTTTTGCCATGGCGGCAAGAAAGAGCCATCTTTGATCGAATACACCTTAGTGGATGAAAACGTGGCTGTGGTTTGTGGTGGGGCGGCTGACTGTTTGAACTTCCATGGCCTCATCAAGCCTGGACAACATATCACACATGGCTGTGCTTGGAGGCCCCACGATGAATTGTGATGCAGTTCTCATACAGACGCCGACAATAGACAATGGCATTTTCCTTGGGTACTCAAAGAAGATGCTTGGTTACTCGCCGTCTGGTGCAGCCGATCAGAAGCAACCCAAACTGACGCCAGGGGCTCATCACCTCGCCTGTGTAGCTGCTTTCAAAGACCGGTCAGCCGCTGCCACTGTTGAAGAATCAATTCCGTACCTTGATATGTTGCATTATGGCTTCCTGCTGATGGCAGATGAGCGTGACATGCAGGACATACTGGAAGCAACCCATGGAATGCCGTTTGTGGTCGTCGAAACTATGATGCGGGGAATGCAAGCCGCATTGACCACAGGCTCGCTTAGGCAGTGGCGGACAGCCGTCAAGCTTGGATGCCGAGCTAACACACCCCCGGCGGTTCGGGAGTGCTTCGATAAAGTTTACCTGGCGTTTGAAAAGATCGGGCTGAAAGCATTCTTTGGCCAATTGACAAAGCGACAACTATCCGACCATACTTTTTTACTTGAGGGGCCAAACCCATGACTAAACCAGCACGATCCAAGCTCGCCTTCGTTGCCAAAGCTGTCTACATGACAGTGATGACCTTCCTTTGCGGGTTGCTGCTGTTGCTTCTGGTTCGGATGGCCTTCGACGTATTCGATCCCGAAAGTCTCCGGGAGACCACCGAGGTGGTTGTGACCGTTGAGGTCGCCGCACCGCCAATCGATCAATTCACTGATCGCCTGTATGTTGAGCCACCATGGAAGTATCGGCACTTCCGCGCGACTCGCTCGGCTGGTCAGCGTGGGACCTTGTATCATGGTGGACGCGATTTGGGTCAAACACGATCCCCGCTAACCGGAGTCAATGACTACTATGACACACCGTGGGGCGTGATGTACTGGCACGGCACACCGGGCATCCGCTGGTTGCCTCACGGGTGGATGCCTTTCCCATCTTGGCGGTTCGGTCCCGGGCAACTACTGCCTGATCCGGGGGTGCAAGATGACTGATCTCGAACGATTTGTGGAGGTTCTCCACAGACTGGGCTTCTCCGGAGTAAGCGTAACCGATAACACCATGGATATGGGCAAGGCGTTGTCTTCGCGAACTTATGTGATGGAGAAAAGCCGCTCAGGTACGGACATGCTGATTGGCCAGACTCCTCGGGGTGGCGACGACAAGTCTTATATGTGCTGGGGCTTTGACCATCATGGCAAACTAATCGAACACGGGAACTGGGAATTCTAATGGAACTCGAACATACAAGCATAATTATCACGACTCAGAAGGGGAAGCGGGTTAAGGCCAATGCCTCGATTGCTTACACAGGCGGTCGCATCGAGTTTCTGAAATCCCCGTTTGGTGCCAAGGATGACATCAAGGCAATGCGTGGTGCGAAGTGGCACGGGTTTGACAAGAAGCCCCGGAAGGTGTGGTCGGTCAAAGACTGTCGCCGCAATCGATTCCAGTTGGAATTGCTGAAGGGCGGCAATCCGTATGCATGGTTCGACCAGCCCCTGAAAAACTTCGAGTACAAGCGACCGCTGATGGACCATCAGAAGCTGATGGCAGACGCTGGATTGACCTATCACTTCCAGATTTTCGCGGCTGAGATGGGCGTTGGTAAAACACTGTCCGCCATCGAGATCATGGAGCAGTCCGGAGCCAAGGTTTGGTGGTGGGTCGGGCCCAAATCAGGTATCAAGGCGGTCGAGCGCGAATTCAAAAAGTGGAAGCTTGACCCTAGCGTCCAAGTCTTGATGATGACCTACGAGAAGATGGTCAAGACGATGCAGAACTGGACGCCCGGAGACAAGGCACCCCAGGGTGTCGTCTTTGATGAATCCTCCCTACTGAAAGGTCCGACCAGTCAGCGATCAAAGAATGCACGCGACTTGACAGAAGGGATGCTCGAAGACTGGGGACACGACTGTTACGTCATCGAGATGTCCGGTACACCATCACCCAAGTCACCTATGGACTGGTGGTCACAGGCCGAGATTGCTTACCCCGGGTTCATCAAGGAGGGCAACCACCACGCTTTCAAAAAGCGGTTGGCTTTCTTGGAAGAACGAAACAACCTGAGTGGTGGGACACACCAAGAAGTTGTAGCTTGGCGGGACGATGAGTTGCGTTGTGCCACATGTGGGCTGCTGTATGAGGACGGGCCCCACGACCAGACACTGGCCATCGCTGAGGGCGAAGACTACCACGAATGGTCCAAGAGCAGTAATGAGGTCGCCTATCTTGCTGAACGGCTCAAAGGCCTGGTGGTCGTGCTGCACAAGAAAGATTGTATCCAGTTGCCGGACAAACAGTATCGTATCGAGAAGTGCCCGCCGACAAAGGAAGTCGCTGCGGTCGCCAAGGTCATCTTGAAATCGGCACCGAATGTCATCACCGGCCTTACGTGGCTGCGTGAACTCAGCGATGGGTTCCAGTATCGTGATGTGGTCAAGGGTACCCAACCGTGCAAGGCATGCAAGGGCACCGGTGAGATCGACGAGTGGTATGACCCGAATGACGAGGAACATCGGTTCCAAGCCGTGGAGTTGATGGACCCAGATTATGTGGCAACGCTGAAGAAGCACCGCATTGAGTGTCCAACATGCGAAGGCCGCAAAGAAGTGCCGAAGCATGTCCGCGTCACCCACGAGCTTCCGTGCCCAAAAGAAGACAAGATGATCGATCTTTTGGACGAGAACGAAGAGCAAGGCCGGATTGTGGTCTTTGCTGGGTTCACTGGATCAGTCGATCGTGTAACAACTCTCTGCTTGCGAAAGCAGTGGGACGTGGTGCGGGTTGATGGTCGTGGCTGGGTGGTATACCAGTATGACCCCGACACCGAGAAACGAATTGTCATCAAAGACGTGGCGGCACTGGATTATTGGTGCGACACAGCGGCCAATCGCAAGGTCGCGTTTGTTGCCCACCCGAAGTCCGGTGGTATGGCCTTGACGTTGACTGAAGCCAGGATGGCGGTATTTTGGTCAAACGATTTCGACCCAGCCTCCCGACGGCAGGCTGAGGATCGTATTCACCGTAAGGGCATGGACGAGAACCGTGGCGCGACGATCGTAGACCTGTTCCATCTGCCGTATGACGAGCATGTCCGTGACGTGCTGGCTGCCAATCGTCGTCTCGAACTGATGACACTCGGCGAGGATGGCACGCTAATTTGGAACGAGGAGGAAGAGGAAGATGAGCCGGTCACAGTCTAAGAAGACATGGTTTACGGCCGATCTGCATCTTGGGCATCTCGGTATCCTAAAGATGTGTGATCGACCATTCGACATCATAGACGAGATGGACGAGTGTATCCTGCACGAGATCAATACGTGTGTGCGGCGGGATGACATTTTGTACATTCTGGGTGACTTTTGTTGGGGCGCACGCAAGGTGGGCCATTACCGCCAACGCATTGAGTGCCGCGAAGTACATTTGATCCAAGGCAACCACGATCGGAACTCAGCGGCCACACATTTTAGCACCTGCAACAGGCTGTTGGAGATCAGCCCATACGGACAGCGGATAACACTGTGCCATTGCCCGTTTGTTACATGGCCCGGCGAAGCTAATGGGGCTTGGAATTTGTACGGACACTGTCACAGCAACCGCGAAGAGATGCTCAACAGTATTTGGCCCAAGCGAAAAGCAACCGATGTGGGCGTGGACCATGCCTTGCAATGCCTCGGTATGCTGAAACCGTTTTCATTTGATATTCTGAAGGAGGTGTTCGATGCCCGATCCGCCGCTTGAGTTAGGTTGTGTGATTAGGGTGGGGACCGCCCGCATCTTTGTCACCTTGATTGACCTACCAACTGTAGAAGGCTACAACGTAAACACCGGGGCCAAATGGTCCGGCGTGCAAGGCGATATTGCGCGTGTTGTGGCATTGCATTACCGGCGGTATGTCAATGATCGTGCAACCTCTGCGCACATGGGTGCCTACTTCGTTGACAAGGTGGTTCAGGATGAAAAGGGTCGAACGGCCATTTGTACTGGCTACACTAACACACCTGTTCCAACATGGACCGGGATTCGACTACGGGGCGGCCCGTGGTCCACGATAGTTAAACCGTCCGTGGTGGCGGAAGATTTCGGAGTCTACACCACGCAGCGTGTCTTGGCAGCCGGTGAAGGCCGGGAACATACCAGACCCGCTCGTGACCACAAAGTTACGCGACCAACAAAACCACAAAGCTAAGGAGTTGCTATGATTATGACAATCGGCCGTGTGTGCAAGACTGAAGACAACAAGCATGTTCTGTTGATTTGCCGCGAAGACGGCGAAGACGAGACCTATGGGGGTATCAACATGCACACCGGCGAGATGCTGACTGGGGTGGTACCAGTTGCCCCTTTGACTGACAATGTCGCTGCCTACATGGCGGGCATCGTCAAAGCCTCGCTGTATCATGGCGGCCAGTTGGTGTTGCAGAAGGACGAATCCGCTGCTGTGGCCGAGGCGCTCATTGCCCGCCTGAAGTTCGAGGAAGCACCACTGCTGTTGACTGCGTTGCAGAAGATACAGGCCAACGCAGATGTGATGGCTCGGCGTGACTTCCACAACCTGCAAAAGACCTTGGAAGCGGCTGCCGAGCCCACGGGTGACGAAGCATGAAACGTGTAAACACCATACTCTTTACCATTTTTATGCTGGCAGCGTGGGGCATTCTCGCCCGTTTTACCTTCAATGTCCTGACTGTCAGGGAGGTTGTCAAGCCGCCCACCAACATGCAGGCCGAGGTAGAATACCTTGCGTCCCAGGGGATGAGAGGTCGCCTGTCGGCTTCGCCTGAGATCAAAAAGGCACAGACATCCATCCTGGAGCGATGTGCCAAAGCCGGATTGAAGACCCACAAACAATCGGTGCGTACACCAAAGGGTGTTTGCCAGAACATCATGGCATGGCGGGAGGGAACCAACACCGACCAGATCGTAGTTGTCGGTGCCCACCTGGATCATATTGGGGTCCGTAACAGAGAGGTCTATCCAGGCGCAGACGACAACGCCTCAGGATCAGCCATGGTGCTGGAGCTTGCTCGCCGATTCGCAGCGGGGCCCAAGCCCGACATGACCATTCTGTTTCAGTGGTATACTGGCGAGGAATTGGGATATTACGGTTCTAAGCATTATGTGAAATACCCCGTGCTGCCAGAGGGGGACCCGAGCATCCGCAAGCATGTGTTCATGCTCAATTTGGATATGGTGGGCCACCTGACGAAACGGCTGTCTATTTGGGAGGTGGATGTTCCAGCAGTACTGGATAAACTGTTCCCCAAGTACCCCTTCGCAAAGAGGATCACGTTTCGGCGTAGTTACGGAAGCGATCAGGTTACGTTCGCCAACAAAGGCATCCCGGTTGTTTTCTTGCACACCGGTACTGACTTCGGCACCTATCATCAACCGTATGACAAACCAGAAACACTGGATTATAAGGGAATGGACTTGATTTGTGACTACGCCTATGATATGATAGGTCGAATCGCCGGTCGCACGGTCCCGCTACCAGACCCGGATTTTGTAATCTGGGATTTACCACCAATGCCAAACAAACCCTGAGGTTTACCGTTGACACTGACACCATTTGATCGAACCGCCATAACCGTTGTCGAACCCGGCTGGGAGCTTAGCCCCTATAACCACTTTGATGAGTTGGCCCAAGCCTGTGAGTGGGCCGGGCGGACATGCTACAAATCCGAGCATCGAATTACCGATGAGTCAGCGCCAAAGTTTTGCCACAATCTGTTGGATCGTAAACATCCGCATGAAAGTGTCATTGAACATGCCAATCTAACCGTCAAGATCATTTGCAGCCGGTCATGTAGCCATCAATTGGTTCGGCACCGGATCGCGGCCTACAGCCAAGAATCACAACGCTTCTGTGATTATGGTAAAAAGGGTTTGCAGATTATCTGCCCACCATCTATCGGGGTGCCCGTTGGTCAATACGAAGTTCGGCAGAGTTCGACTTCCAATACGCTCTTGTGTGACCCCTTCCTGAAGGACGTAAACCAGCGGGATTATATGTACACAGCCTACAGGACGTACCGTCAGTATCTCGTATACCGTGAGCGTGGCATCAAGGCCGAGGACGCCCGTGAAGTCTTGCCCAACGCCACCAAAACCGAGGTGGTCTCTACATTCAATCTCAGAACCTGGAGACACATCTTTCGTGAGCGAGCATTGAACCCGGCGGCACAATGGCAAATCCGTGGCATCTTTCATGGCATTCTGGCACAGTTTATTCTGCGTGCGCCCTCACTATTCGGTGACCTCTTGGAGACAGAAAACTGATGAGTATGGAAATTAAACCGTTTTTCTGTGAGCATACAAACCCAGCCGACTCGTTGGAATGGGCCTCCCGTGATGCCAAAATCACTGACAGCACCGGCGAAGTCATCTTCCAACAGGACCAAGTTCGGGTCCCCGAGAGTTGGTCACAGATGGCCACCAACATTGTTGCGAGCAAATACTTCTATGGTGAGCAAGGCACCGACGAACGCGAGACAAGTATCGAGGCTTTGATCCATCGTGTGGTGCGGACCATCGCTGACTGGGGTGCCGAGGACGGCTATTTCAGCAAGGAAGACGCCGAGGTATTTTACCGAGAGTTGTCCTGGTTGTGTCTGCACCAACACATGGCATTCAACTCGCCGGTGTGGTTCAACGTGGGCATCTGGCAGCAGTATGGTATTGTTGGGACCCCTTGTGGTTTCACCTGGACACCGGACGGGATCATGCCCGTACAGAATCCCTGCGAAGAGCCACAAGTATCAGCCTGCTTCATTCAGAGCGTGGCTGACAGCATGGAAGACATCATGCAGTTTGCAATCGATGAAGCCATGCTGTTCAAATTCGGGTCCGGCGTTGGTGCCGACTTGTCCACACTGCGCGGCTCGTGTGAAAAACTGACCGGTGGCGGGCGAGCTTCTGGCCCCATGAGTTTTGCCAGAATCTACAATGAAGTCGCCGAGGTGGTGAAGAGCGGCGGCAAAACACGCCGGGCTGCATTGTTGTTCAGCCTCAAAGATTCGCACCCAGATTTGTTGGCCTTCATAGTGTGCAAGGCCCACGAGGAAGCAAAGGTTGCCGCGATGGTGGCCAAAGGGTACGACCCACAGGATGCTTACATGTCGGTCATGTACCAGAATGCCAACCTGTCCGTTAGGCTCTCGGACGAGTTTATGATGCAAGTTGCAAAAGACGGTGACTGGCATACCACATGGGTAACCGATGCCGCCACCAGCGGCCCAGTCCATAAAGCCCGAGCCGTCCTGAAGGCCCTAGCAGAATCGGCATGGCAATGTGGTGATCCGGGTGTTCAGTTTGACTCGGTCCTGAACAAGAGCCATACATGCCCTAAGTCAGGTCGTATCAATGCCAGCAATCCATGCGGCGAGTACAATTACTTGGACGACTCGGCTTGCAACCTGGCCAGCCTCAACCTTATGAAGTTCCGCCGACCAGACGGCACTGTTGATGTCGAGCGTTTCAAAACAGCCGTCCGGCTAGTGGTGATTGCACAAGACATCATCGTTGATCGTGCCAGTTACCCATCGGCAAAGATCGCACAAACAAGCCATCGGCACCGTGCCCTGGGCCTGGGTTATTCCAATTTGGGAAGCCTGCTTATGTCCAATGGGTTCGCCTATGATTCAGACCAAGGCCGAGGTGTCTGTGCTGGTGTGACGGCTGTCCTTACAGGCACAGCCTATGCGACTAGCTCGGAGATCGCTACAGAGCTTGGTTCGTTTGAAGATTTCGAGTTGAACCGGGTACCCATGCTGGAAGTCATGGGCGAGCATTATGCTGCCCTCGGACGTGTGCCGATGCCAACATACCTGGCTGAAGCTGCCCATACAGTGTGGAAACAGGCTAGGACCCAAGGGGAACTGCACGGTTACCGCAACGCGCAAACCACGGTGTTGGCCCCTACGGGTACGATCTCGTTTATGATGGATTGTTCCACATTGGGCATCGAGCCTGATATTGCACTCATCAAATTCAAGCAGTTGGTCGGCGGCGGCACTTTGAAGATGGTCAACAGAAGTGTCCCAAAGGCACTGCGATTCCTTGGGTACGGTGACACACATATTGATCCACTTTTGGAGTGGCTGGAGGAGAAGGGCACCTTTGAAGGTTCCATTCTGAAGCCGAACCATCTCAGTGTTTTCGATACCGCCTTGGCACCCCAACATGGGACACGGAGCATACCGTGGTTGGCCCATCTGAGAATGCTTGCGGCGGCTCAGCCGTTCCTTAGTGGGGCAATATCCAAAACGGTAAACATGCCGGGCGAGTCGACGCCAGCCGACATAGAGAAAGCGATACGCCGTGCCTGGGAACTTGGGTTGAAGTCCGTCACCATTTATCGAGACGGCTCAAAAAGCCATCAACCCCTGAATACTTCGGCGGGTAAGAAAGATGCAAAGCAACTCGCTGAGTCGCCACCGAAGCAAGTTCGACGCCCACTTCCGGACGAGCGGGAATCGTTGACCAAAAAGTTTGGCATCGGTGGCCATGAAGGCTATGTCACAGTTGGGCTTTATCCCGACGGGACACCCGGTGAGGTGTTTATCTCGATGTCCAAAGAGGGCAGCACCATCAGTGGTATGATGGATGCCTTCAGCATTGCGGTGTCAATGGGTCTTCAACATGGGGTCCCGATGGCGACGTTTGCTGATAAGTTTTCCTACATGCAGTTTGAGCCAATGGGCTTCACCAAGGACGCCGATATCAAGATGGCCAAGTCCATTGTTGATTTCATCTTCAGGTGGATGCTTGTACGTTTCAAATCATCCGAGACACCCGTTGTCCCACTGACATCGAGTGTTGATACCAAGGCCGACCAGGAAGCCACACCCCTGTGTAGTCAGTGTGGCAGTATGACCGTGCGTAGCGGCTCATGCTATCTATGTTACAATTGCGGAACATCACTAGGCTGTAGCTAAGGAGCGACCATTGATTAACATAACCCAACTGATTGAAGAGTCCCACGGAACCGCCATCGAAAAAGGTTGGTGGGAACAGATGGATCGCAACTTTGGTGAACAATTGATGTTGTTTGTCACCGAACTCACCGAGGTATGGGAAGAGGTTGCCACCGGTATGCCCGCATACCAGACCTATTTGACACGCGATGTGGACACAAGGAAGCCCGAGGGATTGGCCTCTGAGTTTGCCGACCTATGGATTCGGGCTGCCGACACCATCGGACGGTACCAAATTCCAATCGTGGAGGCGATAGGCGAGATCATGGGGCGTGGCCCGGCAACCCATCCGTTGGCCCGGCTGGAGGACTTGATCGAAGAAGCCTGGAAGTTCATGGAACCAGATGCAGGCTACGGCGTGGACCTCTCCCATGGCCTGATGGTCATTATCGCCCAGATCAGTTATGCCATGGAAGAGTACCGAGTGAACGGCTTGGACCCGGAGAAATTCTTGACTCGCGACACTGCCACCGGGTTCCCTCGTGGCATGGCTGCGGTGTTCGCCAAGATGTTCATTGTCTCGGCGGCCGTGTGTTATGAGTTTGAAATTCCGATGTGCGAAGCCTTGGAACAAAAACTTGCCTACAACAAGAGTCGCCCATATCGGCATGGAGGCAAAAAAGCATGAGGACTCATTGTATTGTCTGTGGTGGCATGAATCCATACACATTGTTCGCCCCTGGGCATCAACCACTGTCCACGATTGCCCCGCCTGCTAGCGAGCAAGAAGCTTTATCGGCGGCCAGGTATGGCATGCTGCATGTTTTGTGCGGCGACTGCGGCCATATCTACAATCCACAGTTCGATCCCGAAGCGGTTGACTATGTGGGCAACTGGCAGATGTACAATCGTGGCGAGGGCTGGGTGAATCATTGTGAGCAACTAGCCTACGAGCTAACTGAGTTTGTACCGCTGGAGCCTGGGGACACCGTTATGGAAATCGGTTGCGGGGACGGCTCTTTCATCAATGAGATGTCGCTGTACAGCAACTGGAACACCATGAAGTACGTTGGGATTGATCCCAGCTTGGAATACTGGCGGACCCATGACTCGCAGTGCGTTGACCGAGATTTCGTTTACAAGCTCGACTACGCAAACCCAGAATGGGACATTCCGGCCCATATGCCTGGGTTGATTATCATGCGGCATGTGCTCGAACATTTCCCCCAGCCTGCTGTCTTTTTGGATGAGTTGGTTTACGCCTGTCACCTGGAGGGCATCCAACCATACCTGTTTGTCGAAGTTCCGAATGGTGATTTGATTCTTGACAAACTTCGGTTGCAGGATATGATCTATGAGCATGTCTCGCAGTTTACAACTCAAAGCTTGGAACACTTGTTACAAAAACATTTTCATATCATTCGGGCTGGGACTGCCTACCATAAGGGCGTGTTGACAGCCCTGTGTAAGTTGCGTCCATGCGAATCGCACAACCAGCGTGCCAAACAGTTTGGGGACCAAGCTGATAACCAAATTCTAGCAGTTTCAGCCGATCTCCATAACTACCGGGACTGTGGGCGCAAGCTGGCCTTTTGGGGCGGAATTGGTAAGAGCGCCTCGTTCTTTAACTTCTATGGGGTGAATAGGGTCAAGTTCCCGCTGGTGGTGGATTCAAATCCCGAGCTTGTTGGGAAACATGTCCCGGGCACAGGCCAGGCGATTCAGGACCCCGGGGTGCTAAAAGACTCACCGGTGGACATCATTGTGGTCACCTCGGCATGGCGGGTGCGCGACATTGCTTCGCAGATTGCAAGCATGGGTATCCCGTGTGACCTAATACTGTACGTCAACGAGGGCAAACTACAAGAATACCTGAGGTGAAACTGATGACTTATCCAATACAGCCACCAACAAACTTGTCCCTGGTGCAACGAGTGCTGCCTGACTTCGAGTTGCAGAGAATATGCCTGACCAGCAACGGGTATGATTACCCCGAGTACATGAGGCTAATTCGCAAAGCGTTTAGCTTCTATTGCCAAGTCAATCTTGGCCCAATGAGGCCCGCAACCCGTACCCATCTCGAAGAATTTCTGAAAGTCTTTCTGGACACCTTTGTGTCGCCCAGGTTTCATGTCCAGAAACCGGACCAGTTGTATTTTGTCTCATTGAATCCCATCATTGCCAACCTCTTGGCGCTGTCAAGCTTCAATACAGCCGATGTCTGGCTTGACAGACTGTTTAGCACCAACCAGCAGTTATCGAAGATTCTTACGCTGATGTCACCGAGAACATACCGGCAAATGCGCCCGAGTGATTTCTGTAAATACACAGACTCGTGCGACCAGCTTCAGGCTGCGTGGTGGACTACTTACCCGTTGGCTGCCAACTGTATTACGTCCGAGCACGTTCAGCGACGGCTGCGGGAACATTTCCGTAGTGGTCCACCACCTGGTTTTCCGCATTCAACAAAGTTTACGGATGCGCATTTCATCCCAACCTATGCCGATGAGGATGGCGCACCATCACTGAAACGCCAACTGAATGAGTGTATCAAAGCCAAGTGGCCACAGGTGCCGGTGAATAACACACCAGATGACACACGGATTGCCATCATTTCAGACCGCTGGGCACCCAACACTGTGGTACACAAAAGTGTGGCCCCATTGGTTGCTGCTTTGCGAAGTCGTTTCAAACTGGACTTGTTCCATCTTGGTAAAGACGCCGGGGACTTGGCGGTCGATACCGTCGGATTTGACAACGTGCATTTCGTGCATATCGATGAAGACGATCAGATTCAAGGTCTTGAGCCCCTACAGTGTAACTCGTATGCGGCCATCCTGTACCCGGATGTCGGGATGAATGCCCTGTCCCTGATATTGGCCAACCAGCGTTTCGCGCCCATTCAAGTCAGCACCACTGGCCACCCGGTGAGTACGGCCGGGTCAGAGATTGACTACTTCATCAGCGGTGCTGAGGTCGAGGCTCCTGGTGCCCAGCGACATTATTCTGAGCGGCTGGTGTTGTTGCCTGGTATGGGCAACCAGTCCGTAAAGCCCAGCTATGTCCCACGCAAACCAAAACGTACTTCTACCGATGTGATAATCAATGCTTGCTGGGGCCCGACCAAATACAACATCCCCATGTTGTATGCGGTACGGGACGCCATGCGTGCCGCGAAGGCCCCATGCCGTGTTCAGTTCTTCCCAAGCAATGGTGTTTGCCGCTACCAGGGGCTTAACCCATTCCTGGCGGACATCAAAGAGATATTTGGCAATACCGCTATAGCGATGCCTGATCGGGGTGGTTATGACGGTTATATGCAACGGTTGGAATTCGGTGACTTTGGTATTGATTCTTTTCCGTTCGGAGGTTACAATACAATCATCGACAACTGGCATTTACGGAAACCCATGGTGACGTTCCGTGGCGATCATTGGTACAGTCGAGTTGCGTCGGCCGCCAACGACCGGCTTGGTATGTCAGAGTTGGTAGCCACCAGCTATCGGTCTTACCAGAACCTGATTACCCGCATGATCGATGATGTGGTGTTCCGGACGCGCATGAGTGACCAGATCACCGACTGTGCCCTGTGCAGAGAGATTTACAACAACACCGAGGAGCCGCTAGCCTTTTGTGAGGCCTTTGAGTATCTGATTAACCAGTACCCTGTGCCCCACCCAAGTTTACCCATTAACATCGGCACTGGAGCCCAACTATGAGCCAGACGCTTATCACCATTGAACGAGTCAACGAAGTCAAACCGCACCCCAACGCTGACCGGTTGGATGTGATTCAGGTCTTGGGTTTCCAACTCGCTGTGCAACGGGACTTGTATCGGGTTGGGGACTCGGTGGTTTTCTTCCCGCCAGACATTCTCATCCCATCATCGGTAGCTGAAGCGTTGGGCACCCAGCGGTACTTGAAGCATTCTGTCTACCCCGGGGACGAGAAGAAATCACAATGCCGGGTCGGGGCAATTCGTATTCGTGGCGAGGCCTCCTTTGGCTTCGTGATAAGATACGCTGGGGACATGACATTCGGCACCAATGTCACCGCGATGTATCATGGCGTCAAGTACGAGCCGCCGATTGAAATGACCGCTGGCGATGCCCGGCCGGATCACATGCTGTTTCCGATCTACACCAGCATCAAGCATTTGCGGGCCCATCCCGGAGCGATCCCGCCAGGCACAATGGTTCGCATCACCGAGAAGATTCATGGGACCAACAGCCGGGTTGGATTGATTCATACCGACGAGGGGCCCGAATTCATGTGCGGGTCACACACGACCAACGTGAAACCGATGTCGGACGCTCGGTCAGGGTCTCGTGCCTCCCTGTATTGGTTACCCATGACTGGGGCCATGAAGAACATGCTGGCAGATATTGTCAGTACCATGGGTGAGGGCTGCTCTGCGGTGGCCTATGGCGAAATCTATGGCCGCAAGGTCCAGGATATGGACTATGGGGCCCTTGGTCGAACTGGGTATCGCCTATTTGACATCATGGCGGGCCCCGTCGGTGACATGCAGTACATGGACTGGGCCGATGTGAAGGCCTATGCGGACAAGCATGGCGTTCCGACTGTTCCCCTGCTCTTTGAGGGTGCGTTTGACGAGACCAAGATGCTTCATTGTGACGGGCCCACAATGGTGGCCTCACCGGCCGACATCAACAGCCCATTCAAAGGCCGTGAGGGGTGTGTGGTCACACCTCTTAAAGAGCAATGGTCGGCAAAGATGCGTGCCCGCATGATTGCGAAGGTAGTCAGCGCAGACTATTATGACCGGAAAAACCCTCAAGATAGAGCTTGACAACACAACCGGTTCCGTGGTATAATGAAACTTGTCAGATAATTTCAACCTATGAGGTCTCCCCAAATGGCGAAAGCAAACCCACTATTGACTGAAGAGAAAGTCGTCGAGTTGAAGGCCGATTTGGCTGGCGGGATGAAACAGGCAACGGCGGCCGAGAAATACGGTATCAGTCGTAGCTATGTCTCGGACATCCAATGTGGGCGGTCACATGCCGATAAGGGTGTCACGCTTGCCAGTAAAAGGGTGTCGGCCCCAACTGAATCCTATGACCCCACTGACGAAAGGATACTGGAGTTGCAGGCCGATGTGGAACATCTTCGTGTCGAGCGCAACGATGCCCGTAAGGGTTTGAAAGCCGCAGCCAAGGAGCACGGATTGTTCTTGGCCATCGCTGACGAGCTTGAGGACCGCATTGTCCCCATGTCCCCGCTGCCGCCCTCCCGACGGAGGCCACGATGTCGCAAGCACGGTGATGTGACCGAACATTTGGTCATGCACATCTCCGATGGTCACCACGATCAGGTTGTCACACCTGAGAAGGTCGGCGGGCTGGAGAACTACAATTTTCCCGTCAGTGTTGCCCGTGCGGAGCGGTATGTTGATGCTGTCATCAAGTGGACACAGCATACGCTGGCACCGCAGTTCCATTTTCCGGACCTTACCATCCTCTGTTATGGCGACCATACCAGCGGTGAGATTCACGGTCATGTGGAACGATCCTATTTCCGAAATATCTTCAAGAACACACTGGCCATCGGCCAGCTTCACGCTTTGATGTTCCGGGACCTGGCCCCGTACTTCAAGCAAGTGAATGTCGTTTATGTGCCTGGTAACCACGGCCGTCGGTCAGTGAAGAAGAACTACCATGGTGCGCATGACAACTGGGATTACCTGGTCGCGAAAACGGCCCAGATGTATTGTTCCGATCTACCCAACGTGGACTTCGCGATTCCGAACTCCTTCTCTGTCAACCTCGACATTGGCGGCGTGGGGTTCTGTGTGTTCCATGGCGACGACATTCGCAGCAACATGGGTATCCCGTGGTATGGGCTGGAACGTCGACAACGCCGGATCATGGGCCTGGATCGCCACATGGCGGGCCCGCCGATTCGCTATTACTGTTGCGGCCATTTCCATCGACCCGGCACGACCACCGAGATGGATGGCGAGTTGATGATTAACGGTGCCTGGGTAGCCACGGACCCGTATGCCTTCAACGCTTTCTCTGGTTTCACTGAGCCCACACAGTTGTTGCATGGGGTCAACCAGAAGTACGGCGTCACCTGGCGTTTGCCTGTTCGCTTGCGGCGTCCGGAAACTGATGCCGCCGGGCCCCAGCGATTCAAGATTGACATGCTAGACGAAGTCAGCATCTGATGTACGAAATCGCCGATAAACAGTTTTGCTACCTCGCCCACCCCCGGACAGCCTCTGTGGCTACCAGGGATGTGCTTGTAGGCAAGTTTGGTGCCGAGATGGTGGGAAGTCACCACACAGGGCTGACGGTGCCAAAGCCGACCGGCTGGACCGTGGTGACCACTGTTCGCAACCCACTGGATGTGATGATTTCGTGGTGGCACAAGACAAGTCGCAATCATAAGCTGTCATTGTACGAGTTCATTCGCATGTGGTCCAGAAACACACATTTCCTTCCGGACGGCCGACTGTTTTGGCACAGTCTGTATGCAACTCACGTATTGCGATATGAGGCCAACTTGGAAGCCCAGTTGAATCAGGTCTTGGTCGGTATTGGCTTAGTACCAGTTACCCTACCTGCTAAAGACTGTACTGGGCTGCGTGGGCCAGCACACTATATGGAATTTTACAAACACGAGGCGAGGGCACATAAGCTTGTGCATGACCTCTTTGGGCAAGAAATGGAGGAACTTGGTTACTTATGAATACGCTAGTTGCAATGATGGGACTGCCCGGTCTGGCAAAACTACACGGGCACAAGAGTTGGCAAAATCGTTGGGCGCACCGATTGTGAGTCCCGACGCAATCAGGATTGTCGTTCATGGCCACCGGTACTATGCGCCCTGTGAAGACTTGGTGTGGGCACAGGCTCGCATTATGGTCAAAGCACTGTTCGAGGCTGGCCACAAGGTGGTTATCTTTGATGCCACCAATACGTGCCGCAAGAATCGTGACAACCTGGCCCACTGGGGCCGCGACCCTGATGGTCAGACTTGGACCGTCGAATTCGAGCATATCGAGACCGACGTAGAGGAGTGTATCAGCCGGGCCAAATCGACAGGGATGCCCGATCTTATCCCTGTGATTACCAACAAGGCCCGTGGTTACCAGCCTCCCCAATCCTACGAGCGACGACATGGCGATAATCAATGATCGTTTGAAGCTGGTGTTTCTGGACGAGCCCCTAGTGCCCGTGCTAAAGTTTCGGATGCAATGGGCATACCTCCCGGGGTCGCGTGTCGTCGGCTCCCCGGGCGAAAGCTACAACAGTCTGGTGACTCGGTGCGTACTGACAGAGGACATCAGATCAGAGTACAAGTTTTTCACAGTTGTTTGCAATCCGGCCATTGCATTGCTGCGGTGGCACAACATGTTTTACAGGGACAAATCACTGGATGAGGCTTTGCTGCAATGGTCCGGTTCGCGGACATTTGTGCAAGCCCATCACTGCGAATACGTTTTGTTCCGGGAAAGTTTCGACCACCATTATGCTCGGTTGGCCAACCTGCTTGGTTTGCTGGACCCAGAGCCAGATGACCCATGGCCAGAAGATGCCGACTGGTGGGAGCATTACACATCCAAACAGCTTCACTGGATGATACTCAACGTCCGGGAAGTTGAACGCTACCACTTTGATGACATGCTACGTTCTATTATGCGGAGGAGACTTGTTTGATGCTTAAAGCCACACGAACCATGATTCTGACAACCGTTCTTATTGCCCTGCCCCTTGGTCTGCTAAGCGGTGCCATCCTGGGCATCCATTTGCGGCCGGACCCGCCGCCCCGCTCGTATAGTATCGATTTCCGTGACTTCCAAATCGATGGCGAGTTTGGCCAATGGGAGGTTGTCAGGGACCCCGACACTGGGCGATGGGTGATTCGACGGACCCAGGAGAAGAAATAATCACGATTTGATTTGACATCACGCGAAAGTGTGGTAAACTTGTACTAAGAAGGAGACTATCATGTCTGAAGCTTTATTGACGTTGTTTGTGTTTGGCGGCCTCTGGTTTTGGGGTTTGTTCATTGTTGCCTCGCTGCTGATCCTGTTGTCGCTAGAGAAACAGTCTGGCGGCTGGGCCGTGTTTGTTTCCGTCGTTGCCCTGGGCGCGATGCTGGGGCTAGGAAATTCCACCTGGCTCGACTGGGTGTTTGCCAACCCGCTGAACTTCGGGTTGTCGGTACTCGGCTACGCAGCGGTCGGCGTGGGCTACAGTATCGTTAAGTGGCGAGCCTTTACTCGCTACGTGGCCAGAGAGTACAAACGAAGACGGGCACAGTGGCTCCAGATACAGATCGATCGTGGTTTTGGCAACACGACCGATGCCAATTATCGAAAAGCATTGGAGACTGGTAAGCTGACTGGGGAAGTGAAGGCCGGGTGGAAAGAACAACTCGCCAACAGTTACGGTCAGTGGACAAAGAAGCCTGAATACAGCCGGAGCAAGGATCGCATCACGGGGTGGATGATCTTCTGGCCATGGAGTTGTTTGTGGCTGGTCATCAACGACCCGGTCCGACGCTTCTGCGGTTGGGTTTACGACACACTGGGTGGGCTGTACAAGTCCATCGCGGACAGCGCCTGGGAAGGGATCGATGACTGATTGGATTCTGATCGACTTAATGTGTACACCAATAGCCCTGCTTGCGGGGCTATTGGTAGGGTTCAAACTTTTCTCGCGGAGACAGTGATGCAGCCACCCAAGAATACAGAGATAGCCTCTAGCCAGTGTATCGATCTCGCTCGGTTATTCCAGCCGGTGGATGCCATGGTGGGCCAGCCCGTATACAACACCCTCATGGAAGCCGAATGCTTGGCTGCCTATGGCGCCGGGGAACGAACAACGGTCGGGGACGCGATCGAGCACCTCCGTGACGAGATTGGTTTGGTGCCGGAGCCAGAGCCGGAGCCAGAGCCAGAGCCAGAGCCAGAGCCAGAGCCGGAGCCGGAGCCGGAGCCCGTCGACCCACACTCGATTCATCCGAATCATACACCCATTATGACAAAGCCTGACGGTGACGAATGAAGATGAAGTGCCCCAAATGCTTGATGGCCATACGGGATACGGCCGTGGCTCACAATCGTGATACCAAGCATATTGATCGACAACTCAGCCGTGTCTGTAATGCCTCACCGACGGCTCCCACGGACGGGGACCCATGTTGCTGTGGCGCTGACTGGCTACCCAATGGACTCACAGGGGAGGGCAGCGATGCGGATGATTATCACGACGTTTAAGAAAGTACCTCGTTGGTGGAAGTTCGAGCATCATGGGCTTACCTACACCCGCGAGCCACAAGCTTGTGCGTTTACGAACCGCGAGGCTATGCGAGGCCACGAAGGCCCCATGTGGAACGCCACTTTGAGGACCCCGAGCTTCAAGGATCAGCGACGATTTTATTTCTATCCGAATGCACTCGTGACCATACAGGTGCCGAACTAACAGGGGGTGACAGGATTCGACTGGGTACCAGAAGAGTACCACTGCATGCCGTAGTTGGTCAGTAGGCTACATTAAAAGCTGACCAAACCTTTAATCGCCAAACATGATTTGTTTGCGATGTCTGCGTGAGCACTAGCTGCTCAGGCAGTAGGCGTGACAACCTTGCCGGTAGGTTAGCACAGCGGCCTAGTAACCCGGATGCTCCTTATTGACCTACGCTGGGTTGTTGGTGAGGAAATAGAACCGTCCAGCCGCAACCTGCCCGTCAGTACGCCACTCGACTCTCGGGACAGGTAAATAAAGGGTGGCTAAGCATGTAGACGTGGGCTTGAGACCGTATCGCAGGACCGGAGTTCAATTCTCCGCACATCCACTTGAGACAGAACTATGCGACAACGAAAACGTAATGACAACAAGTCTGGCACACCCGGGGTTAATTGGTGCAAATCTGCAAAGAAATGGCGGGCTCGTATTGGTGTTGGTGGCAAGCGGGTTGAACTTGGGACCTTCAAGGAACTACCCGATGCCGTTGATGCTCGCAAGTCAGGGGAACTGGCACAGTTTGGATACGGGACACGCCCGGTGGCTCCCAATTTGGATATCCCAGGGGTGAAGCTTATTGTGCTTACCCCCAAGCAGGTTTGCTTGTGTGGATGCCGATCTTTTTGATTGGGTCAATCGACGATTTTGGCACCATGGCAAAAATAGTTATGCGACCCAAAGAAGAGTTTTGATTCGCCGCTGTAGCTCAGTTGGCAGAGCAGTTGATTTGTAATCAACATGTCGTGGGTTCGACTCCCACTGGCGGCTCTTTTGTTGTTTGTTACCTACCCAGGAGAGACAGAATGATTGACCCCACACGACCCAACGCAGGCCGTATCCCTCGTATGCCTAGCAAGCCACATTATCCTCAACCCGTGTTCGAGCCCGGCCCTACGCCTGAACTCAGCCCTGGTCGGCATACCAATCCTGATCTCACGGAACTGGTCATCATTCTGGACGCCTCCACCTCCATGCGCGGCGTCAAGGGCGAAGTCATTGCGGGCTTCAACGAATTGATAGACGACCAGAAGAACCAGCCCGGGGACTGCAACGTCACCTTGGTCCAGTTTTCGTCTACGAAGAGCCAAAGAACCCTGCTTGATTGTGTACCTATTCAGTCGGTGCCGCCCCTATCGGTTGCCAATTACTGCACCCAGGGACTGACAGCTTTGCTGGACGCGATTGGCAGTACCGTCGACAGTCTGGGTCGCCGTTTGAGTGACACCCCACAGGCAGAGCGACCCAACAAGGTCATCATCGCCATTATGACGGACGGCGATGAAAACGACAGCCGCGAATACACAGCCACGCTTGTCAAGCAAAAGGTTGAACATCAACGAGATGTCTACCAATGGGAATTTGTGTTCACGGCCGCCAACCAAGATGCGGTGCTGGCAGCCCGCACTTACGGGCTGGATACCGACCTGGCAGCGACCTATCAGGATTCGATGGAAGGAACCCGCAGTTCGTTCAAGGGTATGAGTGCCGGAGTCTCACAGCTTCGGTGCGGTAACAAAATGGCAGCCGTCGCGGCGGTCAAGCACATTGAGAAAGACTCGAAGTAATGAAGTTTGAAACATTCAGTGTGGTCGTCGGGGACAAAGCTTGTGATGCCGGTTGCAAGTTCTGTGTCTCCAGGATTACCTGCAACAAGGGTCGTGGCGTCTCCTATAACTACAAGCGTCTGGAGACGGCGATCCGCCTTGCCAAGGGATTCGATGAAGTCATCATCACCGGTGTTGGGGAACCGACCCTGGACCGCACAGGTTTGGGGCTGATTACCCAACGCCTCCATGATGCTGGGTTCCCGATCATTACCCTTCAGACCAACGGCATGCGATTGGCGGCTGATCTCAGCTACGCCAAGGAGTTGTATGAAGCTGGCCTGTCCAGGGTGGCGCTGTCGGTGTGCAGCTTGGACCCGTCGGTGAACAAAGAGATCATGGCAGCCAACATTCCAGACACGTTTACCTTGACCAGGGAACTGTCGGAGATCGGCTTGTCCACCCGGCTATCGGTGATTGCCACCCAGACGGCCTTCAACCCCGATAATGGCGGCCCCGGTGTGTCGGCAGAGAATATGGTCAACATGCTGGATGAGTGTGCCCACGAGGACTCGGTGGACCAAGTGACCATGCGAGAACTCGGTGGGGATACCGAATGGATCAAGGCCAACTTCCTCGGCCTGCGGCTGCTAGAGACTACGCTGCAAGAAGAGGGTGCAGTGGAGTTGCTGCGGTTGCCATATGGCGCGCGGGTCTACGATTACCTTGGGCAAAATGTCGCGATGACAAACTGCCTGACAGAGACAACTGACCCGAATCAGCAACGGCAACTGATCTATTTTCCCACGGGCAAGCTCGCCTTTTCGTGGCAGCACAAGGGAGCAACGCTGCTATGAGCACTCGCGCACCCAACCCGTTGCATACCTGCTTACTGCTTATCGTACTCGGTCTAATGATCGTGGGCTACTGCATTTCCATCTGCCCATTACCGGGCCCGGGAGATATGCCATGAGCCCAGCACCCCATGAACCCATAGGACCGATACCACTGCGGTTGAAGATTCTCTTCATCTGGATTGGCATCTATGCCGTAGTCGCTACCTACCTAAATGGAGGCATTGGACCATGACCCACCCTGAACAACGCCGTATTGAACTACATGATTGGACTATTGCCGGTTGTGTTATAGGGCTGGCACTCATCCTGGCTTGTTGTATCTGGCTGGCTCCCGCAGACGATGTCGGCCAGGAGCCCGTCGAGCAGACCAACGGGGTGATTACCGTGCTTCCGTTTGTTTGCATGGACGACACCTTCCAAGATTATGTGTGGATTTACATTGACATACCCGATGGTCGTATGTTATACTCAATGAATCAAGTACCTGGGGCTCCAGTAACGCCCTTGGAGATTTTACCTGAGCCATCACCAGACTGGAAGGTTGGTACATTCGAGGCCGTTGGGCCACCCGCGAGGATGAAAATGGTCGGGGACACCCCGATCTATTACCACATCGGCCAAATCGTGTACAATGCACCAGTCAGCTTTCGGCAGGGGTTTGATCGCAAGAAGATGCTGGAACTCCAGGGTTCAATCAAGTTTGGTGTGTGCGGTGAAGATTACTGTCTGCCGCCACAAACACAGTCTTTTACAGCAAGGGTGAGGAAATGACGACAGCGACAGCAACAGAAGTGGTAGCAAACGATTATTTCGGCAATCAGATCGAGGTCGGCGACACGATCGTCTACCCCGGGCGTCAAGGGTCCAGCCTGTGGATGAACCACATGGTGGTCACCAAAGTCACCGGTCTCCCGGATTCCTTCCGCCCCGACAGGCTCCATCTGCGAGTCACGGGCAAGTCCCGGCAGGGCGTGGACGGGCCCGAGCGGACATCCACGTTGACAGAAGTCGATCGAGTGGTCATCATCGCCAAGGGTAACTGACGACCAATCCTGGGTAGCTCAATTGGCAGAGCGCCTGACTGTTAATCAGGTGGTTGGAGGTTCAAGTCCTCCCCCAGGAGCTTTAGGAGATTGATATGCACGATCCAAGTCAACGACGCCGCTCGATGGCCAAGGCATGTACCTGGCGTGTGATTTCTGTGACCATCACAACCACGCTGGTCTACCTTTTCACGGGTAACATACAGCTAAGTGCCGAGATTGGCGTCATTGACTCGGCTCTAAAGATTTTCGCGTACTACTACCATGAGCGCCGCTGGCACAGAGTCCAATGGGGCAAGGAATTGATAACCAAGGAGATAGCTGATGACGGACGAAGCGAAACAAGCCCTTGACCCGGAAGTGCAACCAGCCTGGGCAATTGAAGCCACCATTGCTGTTGCTGAATATCTTGAAGACCTACATGGCATCGAGATCAGTGCCGAAGACGGCATGGAACTGAACAGACAAATTCGTTTGGCGGTCGAGAATGGTAGGGAAACCATTGTCATTGCTGGCTATCTCGCAGCGGCCCATGACATCGAGTTAGCTAACGTGGAACTTGATGACATCAACCGGCTAGTCAACGAAGCAATAGATCGATACCCCGGACTGTAACCCACTCGGAGCGTAGCTATGAGCGACTCGATCATGCATCGTATGAAAACGAACTACGAACTGCCAGCCAGGCGGTTTCTGCCCCGCCGGATACCGGTGGTTGTTCGTATTGATGGGCGGGCGTTCCACACGTTCACCAAGGGGTTCCGTCGTCCCTTTGACAGCAAGCTCATTGAGTCGATGCTCCAGGCAGCACTCGGTGTCGCTTCGGACATGCAGGGCTTCAAGATGGGGTATATCCAGAGTGACGAAGCAAGCTTCGTGATGACGGACTACGACACCCTCCAGACTGATGCATGGTTCGGTTACTGCCAGAACAAAATCGAGAGCATCGCTGCCTCGGTGATGACGGCCAACTTTGCCAGGTGCATGCGGTTGATGAGCGTCACCCAACTGGCCTACTTTGACGCCCGGTCATTCAGCATCCCGGAGTCCGAGGTGGCAAACTACTTCCTCGCCCGCGCACTGGATTGGAAGCGTAATTCCGTGCAGATGTATGCCAACTCGGTGTACTCCCAGAAAGAGATGCACGGTAAGGGCCATGCCGCATTGCATGAGATGTTGCACACCAAAGGAATGAACTGGACCTGGGACCTGGACGCCTACGAGCGGAATGGCACCTTCATTTACAAGCTGCCACACAATACGGGCAACAACGGCAACTTCCAAGTCAGCCCAGAGGTACTTCCGACATACAGCGAGATCGCCAACATTTGGGATCAAGTCAACCCAAGCAGCCAGCCGGACGTAGCATCAGGCTACGAGCGACCAGCGAACTGCGTAGCAGTATGTTGGCATTGTGACAGGGAAGTCGACACCGGCGGGCACGGGTGGTTATGCCCCGCATGTGGTCAGCATGGTGCTGACCCTAACCCAGCCTCAAGTTTTCAAGAGGGCCGCGAGACCAATCGGCCTTACTGGCTAGGAAAGGCACTGGCCACATGAATTGTTGGCGGCAACAGGAACACGGCAGTCTACACCAAGACGTGCCAATCGAACCCGGCATGGTGGTGTATTATTTGCACCCAGACCGATCAATTGAGCGGCTCATCGTCGCGGGTGAGAATCTGTCTTGGTGGGGAGCTTTCTGGTTCACTGAAATACCCAATACGTGGATCGCTACCAAGGGACCCATAACGAAGTTCTACGAAGCAGAGAATACGTATGTGACCGAGGATGCTGCGGTCCGGGCCTACGAGATGCGATTGAGCCCCGGTGAGAAGGCTTCCTTCTGGGCCCGTGTCCGCAAGGGGTCCGATACGGACTGTTGGCTGTGGGCTGGCGAAGTTGACCAGGACGGGGACGGCCTCTTCCGGTGGCGCAAGTGGACCTACAAGGCCCATGAGGTTGCCTATGAGTTGTCCAAAGTGAAATGGCCCGTCACCCAGATTTGTTGCGGCCCGTTGTGTTGCAATCCGAACCACATGGCTGATTCTCGCAATGGCGTGTCAATGGACGCCCCAGACGAGATACGCGACAACCTGCATGAGGGGCAGTAAAGATTTGGCTTACTACCTCATTGATGTTCAACAAGACAAGAAGTGGCTGCCTAGGCGGGTCATCTCGGTGGACATCACCTTCCGAACTCTGATCGACAACATCATCGCATTCACGGATGATTTCCCGGATGACACTATACGGATTAAGCGGATTACACGGGCACAGCGCGATCAGGCCGTCGCCAAAATCGAAGACCTGTGGCTTGACAAGCCCGAATAGTGTGGTATGCTTCAAGTAGAAGCTTACTACACCTCTGCCGGAGACGAGTGATGCAGACTGAATTTAGCGATACACTGGAAATCGAGATGGGCGTGTCCGGGATGCTGGTCGGGGTCGAATTCGATTTCGATTATACACCCGGCGAACCCATGGTTATGTATGATGCCGATGGCTCTGGATACCCAGGTAGCCCACCGGAAGGTGAGATCACTGAGGTACGCATCGTTGAGGTGCGTGGTGTGGCCGGTACACTCCGCTCTTACCATGAGAGCTACCATGTGGATGGAGCCGACATTGAGCCCCGTTGGAAAGCACTTCTGTACCAGCGCGTGTGGGCCTATGTCTACAAGAACGAGCAAACGATCATTGACGATGCACTTGAAGGACTAACCTGGGACGATCGATGAGCAAACACTTTGTCATTATGGAAATAGGGCCGTTGGGTAAGTCTGGTGTGTACGCCGAGGTTGAAATAGAGTTCAAGTACACCGAGGGCACCCCAGGTCGGACAGGACTCGATGACGGGGACGACCCAGAAGCTGAACCACTCGGGTTTACGATTGCTACCGTCACAGGCTATCAACCTGGCGATGCGGCTAGCTGTTACACCGCCTATGCCATCGACGGTCCAAGCTTGGAAGCAGGCTGGGAAGCATTTCTCCGTCGGGCTATTTGGGATTGGCTCGAACGCGAGTCTTATATGTTCTGGGACGAGGCCGTGCAGGTAGTAGAGGGGGAATGGTATGAAAATCAGACAGGCTGAAAAGGTGGTTATCAATCACTGTCGGGAACTCACCGAGCATTCCAAGGCCACTGTCTATGAGGCTTTCAAAACTGTCCTCCGTCGGCGGCCAAAGGCTTGGTATATCCCACGGGTGGTTATGCTAGTCCAGTTGGACGCCACCAACAAACTCTTCCGAAGGTTGCAGAACCACGAGTATGAATTTTTGGGCCGCACAATAGCAGCGGTGGAAATGGACTGGTATGAGACGCCGACAAGCTGAGAAGATCATCAACAAGCATCGGCGAGGCGACGGGGAATACAGTCAACCAGTGCTTCTCAAAGCTTGCCTCATTGTAGTCCAGCGGTGTCGGAAGTTGGTTCCGATCGTGCTGGAGATTCTCCAGGGGTCGGACAACATTTTACTGGACCTGCATATGAATCCCCTTGAGGACCGCCATGCAGTGCGATTGGAACTGGTCCGTCGAACGGGCAAGTTTGTTCAAGCCACAGTTACTGCCCGCCCGTATGGTGGTAAATATCCACAAACCTCTCGGTTGGACGCATGATCTATATCGACACAGAGACGAGCGGCTTGTACGGTTCCGAGTTGATTACCATCGCCTGGTCTGTGGACGATGGGATCACCCATACCCATCAGGTGCAAACAAGCACAGTGCGCGAGACCATGGACCTGATTGAGTTTATCCGAACCAAAGAGATGGACGAACTTAGCAGTTTGGTTGAAGCCCGACAACTCAAGCAAGTCTACGAAGTTTTCGAGCGGCTACCAAAAGATTGGGTCCCGGCAAATCATACAGAAGAGATTGCAGAAGCCTGGGGAACCTGTATGTCACAGGCAGATGGCTATGAGGTGTACAACATACCCGTTAGTGAAATCTTTTTGGACAAAGGGTTCAACTGTCGGCCAGCCATCCCATTGAATACTGTCAACGACCTTGCCAACAGTATCAAGGACTCGCGGCTAGAAGCTCCCATCATTATCCAACCGGGTGAGGATGTGCCGGGCGGAATACCAGCCGGGTTCCGGTGGCGGATTGTCGCGGGCCACAGACGGTTCCTTGCCTGCTCAAAGCTGCTCAAGTGGACCCACATACCCGCCATTCTGCGACCCGGGCTGACAGATCAAGCGGCCCGACTTCTGAATTTCACGGAAAACCTGGACCGTCAGGACTTGACCCTATTCGAGGAGGCCCGGGCCCTACAGAGTATCTGCCAGGACCAATCCATGCAGGAGATTCAAACCAGGGTGAATCGTGGCCCACGGTGGGTTAGGGTGCGGCTGGAGTTGATGAAGCTGCCCGAGGAGGTCCAGCAGGCCGCTGCGGCCGGTATCGTCACGCAGTTGGACATCCAGCAGTACATGGAACAACAGCGTCCGTATGGGTTCTTTGGCCAACTCGCGGAACAGAAGAAACTCGGCCTGTCTTCGATAGAAATCTACCGCCGATCTAGGGGGCTTGGGGTACGCCGTAAGCGGGAAATACAGGACATGATTGCCGAGCTTATGACCGGCGATTTCCAGGTGTCCGCCCCACGAGCCCTGGCCTGGGCCCTCAACACAATCTCCACCGAGGAGCTTCGAGCCGAAATATCTGGCGACTCCGGGGAATCTGCTTGACAGCAGGGCGGATTCTTGATACAATAGGGGTATGATAACTGCCTCTCCCCATTGTATACGGTCCCAGCCATGATCTTTTTTGATACAGAAACCTGTGGTCTCCACGGTCAGATGGTTCTGCTCCAGTGGGCCGAGGATGACGGGCCAATCCATCTCTTTGAAGTATGGAAACAGCCCATCCACAAAACGCTGGCCTTGATCGAGTTCATTTGCGAGCGTGAGGTTTGTGGGTTCAATCTTGTCTTTGACTGGTTCCACCTCGCCAAGACCTACACAATCTTCTCGTTGTTCCCCAAGGATTGGATTCCGGAAGAACATATCGAAGAGATTGCAGCCCGCGAATCTGAAGGCTGCTTTGGCCCCGGATTGAAACCAAAGGCTGCTTGTGACCTCTTACTGCATTCCCGCCGAGGCCCGTATCAAAAGCTGATGTCACGGAAAGATGTCAGGATCAGACGGGTGCCTACACCATTGGCCTACGCGATGGCCATGGAGCTTGAGGGTCGGGTGAAATTCGACGATATCCTGTTTGCCCGCACCAAAGACAAGTCGGGCCCACGTTGGAAGGTCTTTGATGTCACGGACCGCAAGACTGGGCTGGTAGACCCGTGTCTGAAAGACGTGGTCTTGAAATTCAACCCTGCTGGTGGTCTGAAGTTTCTCGCCGAGTATGCATTGGGTAAGAAACCCAAGGCGCACTTCTCGGACATCGAGTTGCCCAAAACTGATCGCCCGGCCGAATTGGGTTATGCCCCGTATGCCTCGGCTGTGTCCAGCCCTGAGAAGGACTGGGCGGTATACAAGCCGGATGGTTCTCTCCGGGGGTATGCTTGGCCTGCCAAGATTCAAAAGCACATCGATCATTGGCACACCCATGAAGGTGCGCGTGAGTACGCCACGGACGATGTGGTGTATACACGAGAGCTTTATTACCACTTCGAGTCACCACCGGCTGGTGACACCGACAGCGAGCTTGCATGCATGGTGGCTGTGGTTCGTTGGCGTGGCTTCAAAATCAACATTCCTGGCATCAGGAAATTGATGACCAACGCCGCCAGCGTTCTGTCGCACTCGCCTGTAAACATCAACAAGCCATCTGCTGTTCGGAAATATATCCGAGAGAAGATGACTGACACAGAGGCAATCCCGTTGGACAACAGCACCAAGAAAAAGGTGCTGACCGAGATTGCGCAGATGAAATGTGACGAAGGCGATGGGTGCCCCATGTGTTTTGCGTCCGGCATCACAATGGAAGGCGACCCTTGCCCACGTTGTGATGGCAAAGGCTTCATGCAGGGTGGACCCAGCCCGGCGGCAATTCGAGCCCAAGAGATTCTGGATGTCAAAATCGCGGCCAAAGAAGTCGAGTTGTACGCCAAGCTGTTGAAGGCCGGGCGGTTCCATGCCAGCTTCAAAGTCATCGGAACACTGAGTTCACGTATGTCCGGTGGCGATGGCTTGAATGCCCAAGGTATCAAGCATGACAAAGCTGTGCGGAAAATGTTCCCACTCACAGAAGGCGACAACGTCCTGTGTGGTGGTGACTTCGACGCATTCGAGGTTACAATTGCCGACGCCGTATTCAAGGACCCCAAGCTGCATCAGGTGTTGCTGGAAGGTAGAAAAATCCATGCGATGTTCGCCATGGAAATTTTCCCTGGCACTACCTACGAGGAAGTCTTGGAGTCGGATGGTACAAAGAACGACATGTATGGGCCCGGTAAGTCGGCCATCTTCGCCATGCTCTATGGCGGCGATCATAACACACTATACCAGAACCAGGGGATTCCGCTGGACATTGGTGAGGAAGCCTTCAAGGGGTTTGATAAACGGTTCCCCGGTGTGAAAGCGGCTCGCGAACGTGTACAACAGGCTTTCTGTGCTCTCACGCAACCAAAGGGCATCGGCACACGAGTAGTGTGGAAGGACCCCAGCGACCATTGCGAAACCTTCCTGGGCTTCCGTCGATACTTCACGCTGGAGAACTCTGTCATCAGCGCCTTGTTCAAGTTGGCACAGAGTGTGCCCAAACAATGGCGTGATGTGAAAATGAATGTGGTGCGTAACGAGGTACGTGGGCCACAAACAGCCGGTGGCGCAGCGTCCTCAGCCCTTTATGGCGCAGCATTCCAGATTCAAGCTCAGAACACCCGGGCGGCAGCCAACCACTTGATTCAGTCTCCGGGTGCCATGATTACCAAGGAAGTGCAACGGGCCATTTGGGACCTGCAACCGGTTGGTATCCACGAGCTTATGGTTGCACCCATGAACATCCATGATGAAGTCATGTGTGTCACTCACCCGACATACGTCGACCCTGTGGCCGCTGTGGTACGTCGAGTCACTGAGTCATACCGAGACAAGGTAACTCTGCTGGGCATGACCTGGAACAAGGTTCAGGCTAACTGGGCCGAGAAGAAGGGTGGCTCCGAGACCGACCTGATTCGTCCGATTGCCTTGATGCCCACATACGATGAATACCTGGACTCGCAGGCCGAGGAACTGGCCACTGAGGAACTGGCCGCCAACGGTATCAGTTCTCCAAAGAAGCCCAAGGGCGACGATCTGGCAGACGAAGAACTGATGGGCGTGTACCAACGTCGAAAGCAGGAATTCGACACTGCCATGAAGATTACCAAATCACAGAAGCTGGCACAAGTGAAACGTGATTTAACACCCGAACAAGACACCAGACTCCGAGAAATCTGCAAACCCGAGGGATATATCCCGCCACCAATGGAGGCTATCAATGCCACTTAAAACCCCCGCTGCACGCCACGATTGGCTGCGGACACTCACTGACCCGCAACTCCGCGCATTGGCTTGCCAGCGTAAGGTCAAGGCCTGGGACACGAAGTCCAAGCGGTCGCTTATCTCAACACTTGAGGTGATTGACGGTATCGAGATTCCCGTCAAGGCCCACGAACCGGCATGAAGAAACCACGGAAGCATATTACCCATGGACCTGAATACTACATTCAACGCGACCTGGTGGACTTCTTGGAAGCTCGCGGGTGGCTTGTTGAACGTATGGTCGGCAATATGTTTCAGCGTGGTATCCCCGATCTGTTCATTGCACACCTTGAGCACGGGCACCGTTGGATTGATGTCAAAGTTGAGGGACACTATGTGTTCACCAAAGCTCAACGGATCAAATGGCCTATCTGGGAGAAGAACGGTGTTGGTATTTGGATTCTCACTGCTGTCTCCGAGGAACAGTACGATCGACTTTGGCAGCCACCAAACATGCGGGACTATTGGAACCCAGCTTGGGACAACGCGATGGACGAACTGAATGGCATGATTGACGACATGACCACCAACAACCCACTAGAGGACAAGGACAAGAACTGATGCCAGTGATGCGAACTACATCTGGTGGCAAGCCAGCCTACAAATACGGGGAAGGCGGCAAACCGTACACCTATACGGCCGGGGATGCCGCAAGCCGTAAAGCAGCAAAGGCCAAAGCGGTAAAGCAGGGTCGTGCCATTGAACAACCCAAATCGGAGCGACGTGGGCAATGAAACTTCAAACGTGTGTCAATGACTGGACGTGTGTGGCTGCAGCCTTTGCGATGGCTATGGACATTCCTATTGGGGTTTTGCTGGATTGGTACATTGGCCACCAGGGTGACGAAGTTGTCTTTCAGTCCGGTTATCCCAGGGGCATACAGCCATCAGAATGTATGCTTGCCCTAATTTCCATGGATAAGACTTGCACGCCGCTGGAGGTTATGCCACAATACACAAATGGGAAAGAGATACTCCCTGTTTATCCTGAGTCAGACAAGCTGGACCGATTGGATACCATTATGAAACTGATGGACGGTAGACAGGGGGTTGTCACGGGCCGCACGGCTGGCGGCACAGGTCATGCCCTGGCTTGGGATGGTCAGTATATTTTTGACCCGGCCGGGAAGGGTTCCGTTTACCCGCTGGCGGAACTGGCAATGATAGGCTTCGAGATTGACTGTTTCTGGTGGATCACACAAATCACTTAATGGATCATTGTATCATTTAACGGAGTTACCTATGTCAGCCAACAACATTGTCAAACAAGACCTTAGCTCGTATACCCGCACACCAGAAGAGATAGACGACTTGTTGGTGCTAGTCCGACAAGGAGACCATGCGGCAATTCAGGAAATGATTTTGGCACATTGGTGGTTGGTCGAGTTAGTCGCCGTCGCGTATGGGGCAACATACGGTGCCAATTATCTCCATGACGATATGATCTCCGAGGGGCTGTTGGCCGTGACACAAAAGGTGAATGAAATCGCCCTGGATCGGGCATTGCAGGACCATGACAACATAACAGCCTTCCTGAGAGTCTGCATCTATCGTTGCATCGGTGACTGGGTGCTCGAACAACAATATGTCGGAAGCTCTCGCACGCATCGTAACCAGGCCGCCGCAGGTCAGGACTCAATAGGTGTCAGCAACATCCCATGCCCAGAAGGTGCCTATTTTGAAGCCGACCCGTCCATGACTGACCTGCGAGACTTTCTTGAATCGATCCCCAACACAGAAGAGGAACGGTCCATTTTGCAGCTTAGCGAAGAAGGCCATTCTCCAGATGACATCGCCACCATACTTGGCCTACCAAGGACTGCCGTTTATTTGCTCGTGAGGGATATTCACCGTCGATTTTTAGCTGCCACCCAACGTCTGTGTGAGCAGTAACAAACCCCATTGGAGGAGTTCGAGATGAATTTGAGAGAAACTGCCCAACGACTCAGCAACGTGTGCGGCGTTGCATGGAAACTGATGTTGATTGCAACCATATGCTATATGGCCGTTACACTCGGCCTGGAACGCTACCGGACCATTGCCTGGAAACAACAGGTAACAGACAGTGTTGTGCTGACTATGGAGGCGACTGCAAAGACCGACACGCTGGTGGAGGGTCTGATCGAAACCAGCATAGCCCGCAATACTGAATTTGCGACAGCTTGGACCAGTCTGCAAACTCAATATCAGGTATCCATGGATAAGCTTGTAGCCGACTACAGCGAAGCCATGCAGTTGCAAGTGAACCTTTGTGACAATGCCAATTATGAAACCGGCCAGGCACAGAAGGATCGTGAGGGAATCATCCTAGCGGCTGAGACATTCGGCGCTATTTCTTTGGCAGCTTCAGATCGGGCCACCTCGGCTGAGGCATCACTGGAGAAAATCGTGGCACTGGCAAAATCTCAGCGGGCCGAGGTGAAACGACTAACCTATGCTTTCGAGGAACAGCTTCAACTAGCCACTGCTCAGAAAGAGACCATCGCGAACAAGCAGGCCGAGGTCGACTATCTGTGGAACACGGTCCACATTGCTCGCAACACAATCTGTGGGTTGAACAGCAAGCTAGCCGGACTACGAAGTGAAATGCGAGATTTGGACGAAATTATCGTCCTGTTGTCCAGCCATCTGTGGTTGTACGAAGATGTTGATGAGGTGCTGAACCCACCTGCCGATGATCTTGAAGAGGTCAACTATGACTATGACGAATCGGATTTTGAAGGCGACCCGGTTGACGAGGCCGACGAGGCCGACGAGGCCGACGAGGCCGACGAGGCCGACACAGATGAAGTAGCCAGCCGGTATCATCAACGGAATCGAACTAAGCGTTTCTTCAAGCGGGGCGTTCGCAAGTGCGATACCGAGCAGCTTGAAGACGAGTTCCAACTGGCGAGTCGGTATCACCAGCGTGGTCGGACAACCAAGTTCTTCAGCCGTGGCACCACCGTGGTGTGAGTCGCCTTAACCAGTACCAAGCCCCAGTCACTACCAAGGAATTGACGATGACGACGGAAACGAAGCTACCACGCCGTGAGTTTTTGATGCAAGCGGGCAAATATGACCCGCTCAAGAGCAAGGTTGCCGGATACTACATGTCCGAGAAGCTTGACGGCACCCGTTGTTTCTGGGACGGTGGCATCAGCCGTGACTGTGATACCCGGGATGTTCCGTGGGCCGGAGTGACGCACCCCAAAAAGGGCGGCATGAAGGCAAAGATCAAGCCACGGGCGACCGGTCTGTGGTCACGGTACGGCAACCCCATCATTGCCCCTGATTGGTTCCTGAACACGTTGCCGTGCATTCCACTGGACGGCGAGCTTTGGGCAGGACGTGGGAACTTCCAACTATGCCGGTCCATTTGTGCGGGGGACACACCAGACGAACGATGGGACCAGCTTCAGTTCTGTGTCTTTGGTTCGCCGCCATTCGCGGCTGTTTTCCGGGACGGCGAGATCAAGAACCAGAACATGCATGAGACCATTATTGCACAAGAGATCGCAAAATGGTTCCAGGCTCGGCCGACACAGGTGCGGGATGATTTTCAGTACCTACCCGAAGCTGCCACGTTCGATAACGAACTGGCCATGCTCCGTGAGGCTATCCCATCAACTGGCCCGACGGTTTTCCTCCACCACCAGACTCGTTTGAGCATGGACGAGGACGAGGCCAAAGAACAAGCGGCTGCGAGGTACATCAAAATCCTAGATGAAGGTGCAGAAGGCCTCGTACTGCGTGACCCGATGGCAACCTGGGTCCCCAAGCGGGTCAAGGCCATTTTGAAGTACAAACCATTTGAGGACGCTGAGGGAACTGTTGTCCGATTCGTTGCTGGTGAACAGGGTAAACAAGGCCTGTTGCTCGGTAAAATCGGAGCCGTTGTGGTCCGGTTCGGCGACATCGAATTCAAACTCGGTGGTGGGTTCAAGATACCAGAACGATCGTTTGCAGACTCGACCCAGTCTGATTATGCCCGCACTCGACCAGGGGAGGTTATGCCAGATGAGTTCAGAGGGGAACACTTTCAACCAGGCGATGTTGTCACCTTCAAGTACCGAGAACTCTCCGATGACGGTATCCCAAAAGAGGCCCGGTATTGGCGTAAGCGGCCTGCGGAGTGACCGACAGTTGGAAGCCCACATGGAAGAGTTGGAAATGGCTGGCTGGAAGCGTCGTCCGGGCATGGACTACGTGTGGCATCCACGATGGGGCAAGCACCATATCGCGCATGCTCAGCAGCTTCAAAGTAAACATGACATGGCCGTGGGACGCACGGTCATTTGGGCAGTTGTTGCCGTCCTGACCATTACATTGATCCTTTGTTTCCGGGTACTCAGCCAATGATGACCCCAAAGAAATTCCACCTGACCTGGGCCGAGGTCGATCAAAAGATCGATCAGCTTGCTCGCAACATACAGTCAATGGGGTGGGAAATACAGCGAGTTGTCAGTATCGCCAACGGTGGGTTGTATATCGGCAAACGGATTGCTGCCATCTTGGACCTCCCGCACGAGTCGGTACGCATCAGCCGCTATGATGGCGAGACAAAACGAGTGCCGCCGATTGTTGCTGGTAAACTGACACAACCCACTGGGAATTTGATTGTTGATGATCTCATTGATGAGGGCGGGACGTTGGACTTATTTGACGAGCATTTTGGTCTGGAAGGCAACGCTGTGGCAGTATTGTATCACAGCCCAGGGCAACCACATGCCTATTTCCTTGAGACCAAACCCCAAGCCTGGATTGTCTTCCCGTGGGAGAAGGTGAAAATAGCGTGATGATCGTACCTGACGTAAAACTCGATTACTGCGATGTGCTGCTTCGGCCCAAGCGGTCGGACGTGCCGAGTCGCAAGCATATCAACTTGATTCGGCGGTTCACCTTTAAGCACAGCCCGCTCGATCTGGAATGTGTCCCGATCATTGCATCCAACATGGATACCATCGGAAACATTGCGATGGCACGAACGCTGTCAAAATACCGAATGCTGACAAGCCTGCACAAGTTCATGTCAGAGGAAACCTTGGTGGAATTCTTTCGCGACGAGCCTGTCGACTCATCGGGGTCGTTCTACACACTGGGGCTCAAGCAAGCTGATTGGGACAAGCTACAAGATGTTCGGGCTCAACAGGTAGACCTCGATCTGATTTGTCTCGATGTGGCCAATGGGTACACTGAATGCTTCGTCGAAAAGGTGCGGGCTGTTCGGGAACGATTTCCAAAGTCAATCATTATGGCGGGCAATGTTGCCACGCCTGAGATGACGCAAGAGCTTCTGTTGGCAGGCGCTGACATAATCAAAGTCGGCATTGGCCCGGGCAGCGTATGCGAGACTCGGATCATCACCGGTGTAGGTTGCCCCCAACTGTCGGCTGTTATGGAGTGTGCAGAGGCAGCCCATGGTCTGGGTGGCCATATTTGTGCGGATGGCGGCTGTGTGAATTCTGGGGATGTGGCCAAAGCCTTTGGTGCCGGGGCGGACTTTGTCATGCTGGGCGGCATGTTTGCTGGCACCGACGAGAGCAACACCTGCCGGTTCTACGGGATGGCCAGCGAAGAAGCCCAAGACAAACATTCCGATGGGGTAGCTGATTATTCCACAGCCGAAGGTAAGGGTGTCGATGTGCCACGTAAGGGCCCTGTCACCAATGTGCTCCAGCAGATTCAAGGCGGCCTCCGATCAGCCTGCTCGTATGTCGGGGCACGATCCCTGAAAGACCTGCCAAAGTGCGCGACATTCGTTCGCGTCAACCGAACCCATAACCAAGTTTTTAGTTAAGGAACATTATGCGCAAGCCTAAGTATATGAGCCCGTCGTCCCTCGGTCTGTTCGAGAAAGACCCGGAAGAATACTATGTGAAGCACCTCGCTAACGTGAAGCCGCCGAAGGTTCCACAGAACCATTATATGGCGGCAGGCTCAGCCTTTGATGCTTTCTGCAAGTCTGCGTTGTACGCAGCGTTGTTCGGTCAGGGGAGCAACCCTGAGTATACATTGGACGCATTGTTCGAGGCTCAAGTGGAGCCACAAAATCACGAATGGGGCTACGAGCATGGATTTTATGCTTTCCAGGCCTACAAGGAAACTGGGTCCTTTGACGAGTTGCTTGCCCTGTTGCAAGCAGCCAAAGAGCCGCCACAGTTTGAATTTGACGCCGAAGCTGTGGTCGGTGGCGTTCCGATATTCGGAAAGCCGGACTGCCGTTTCGTCCATGAATCAGGGGCCCACGTCGTTCTGGACTGGAAGGTGAACGGCTACTGTTCGGCAAAGAGCGCAACCAGCCCATGCAAAGGGTACGTGCGGGTACGAGATGGTTGGAATATCAAGACTGCCAAACCCAGTCGTGGGGCTGGTAAGGCCCACAAATTGTACACACCGTTGCATTGGCACGGGGTCACAATCGGGACTGGTTATTTGGAGGCCAACAATGCTTCATGGGCAGACCAATGTTGCATGTATGGCTGGATGATGGGTGAAGAGGTCGGTGAAGAGAAGCTGATCGTGCGGATCGATCAACTTGCCTGCAAGCCCCAGGGGCCTGGGAACAAACCGTTGATTCGGGTTGCCAACCATGCGGGACGTATCTCGAAGGTTTACCAGGAATGTCTCCTGCAACGATTGCAGGATGCGTGGAACCGGATCGAACAAGGGTTGATTTTCCCCGAGCTTAACGCCGAAGAAAATGCTTCAAGGTGCGCGTTGCTCGACGGTCAGGCCGATGCAATTAACGCACACATAGGAACTTCATTGGGTGACTTTATGAATCAGGTTACCCGATCTTCCACACAATATCGAGGGTGATTATGGACATCAATGTGCGACAAGTCATGCCAAGCGACATCAACTATCTTACGGACATCGAGATCAAATGTTATGAGGGCGCCAAGGGTCTCGATTGGTGGCGTGAAACGATCAAAGACCCTAATAAGCATGCCGTCATTGCCGCAGTACACAAAGTTCCGGTAGGGTTTGTGGTTTGGCACGAAGCCACCAGAACTTCCGATCGCACGGCTGAGGTAGAGCGTCTTGCTGTCAAGCCAGCATTTCGCAGACGAGGTGCAGGGACAAAGCTGTTGCGAGACGTAGTAACCGGGGCTAGCATCATTGGACTTACACAGCTACGGATAGTGGTGCCCGAGAGCATTTGTTTCCCAGGGCACCCAGATGATGTCAGTGAATGGCTGGGTGCCCGGCAATTCAGTGCTGTTCGTATCATACCGGACCACTTTGAAGCCTATGGCTCCAAAGAGGACGCATTCGTTTTCATTGGATCGGGACTGAAACCATAAGGAGACCAGTATGAGCCAGAGTCAAAGTCGTCGTGGACCCAAATTATACGGCAAGCGTGTCGAGCCATCAACACGTAAGTTGAACAGCCAAGAGGTCAGGGCTCGCGCTCTGAAGATGCAAAAGGAGGCCATGACTGACATGGGCTTCATTGCAGCGGATGTACCCAAAGAAAAGCAGCTATGGGCTTGGACAGACGGGTCGGTCCCCATCGACCTGAGCACCCAGACCGTGTTGGCCCACACTAAGAGTGAGGCCAAGAGCCAGGTCAAGAAAGTCTGCGGCATCTCCAGGAACAAACGGCTGCCCAAGGGGTGGATCGTGGAACGCAGGATTCAAACCGATGCCTGACAAAGACGACCAGTTCACCCCGCCCGATGCCAGCAAGCTGGTTCCCATCCAACGGAAACGTATGGTGGGCAACGAGCTTACTGGTGAGCGGCTGGCACGCATCTTCGACATCTTGGCTGCCACCGCTGAGGTTGAGGGTAGCGAGCTTGTGTCAGTGCCCATGTTGTGGGAACACGAAGACGATCCACCACCCGAGGTGGGTCAGTATATCCCCAGGCTGATCCTTACACTCCAGCGGGTGCAGCCCGAAAAAACTGATGGTCCGACCTTGACAGACCCCGACGGTGATGATAAGATAGAACCATGAGAAGATTATTCCACGCCGTGTGTAACCTTTTGTGCCCCAAGCACTGTTGCCCTGATTGTGGCCACCCACTAACAAAGGTTGCGGCTGCTGTCGACTGGCGGGTCATTCGTATTTGTGTCCCGTGCCGTACCAAAGCCCATCTAGCGAAGCAAGGTCAACAATGAGCCGTTACCGATTGATAAACGCTGAGTGTGAAAGCGTGTTGGGAAACCTCATGCCTGCCACGGCGGGCTTCTTTGATCCGCCTGACAATATTGGGTTGAAGTATCGGTCCTACAAGGATCGCACAAAGCACGGTGCCTATTTGGATTGGATCAGCGAAGCCGTTGGGCTGCTGATGCGGAAGACCGAGGTGTTTTGGATTTCGTTCAATGCCAAACACACGCTTGACTTCGGCGAGTTATTCAATGGGTGTATACGGCACTGGAATGCTGACCATGATGCCAAGTGGCTTCCAGTAAAGCCGTGTATTCAAACCTTCACGTTCGGTCAACATAATCACCACGACCTGGGCAACAATCACCGCCCGCTTTGGCGATTCACGCGAGAGGGTGCGGACTTGTATCCCGATCAAATTCGTGTTCCGTCTTGGCGGCAAATGCACGGCGACAAGCGGGCCGACAAGCGGGGCCGGGTGCCAGGGGACGTGTTTGATTTCCCCAGAGTGACCGGCAACAGTGGACAACGCCGAAAGTGGTGCCCGACACAGCTACATGAAGACCTGGTGGCCCGATGTATTCTGATGGCCACCCAAGAGAACGAGCGCGTCATTGATCCCTGTGGTGGGTCCGGCACGACAATGCGGGTGTGCAAGCGGCTAGGCAGGAATTGCACGACGGTCGAATATGACCGAATCTACTGCAACAACATCGCCAAAGAAAATGGGTTGCCGCAATATGAGGGGCCAACCAGACTGGATTACCGGGAGTGGAGACTATGATTGTCTACATGTTGCGTAAAGATGGAACTGACTTGTACTACAAGCGGACTTGTGGCAAGGGCAATAGCGGCGAGACATGGGTCCATCAAAGCGAAGCATCGATCTGGGTGCATCGCCGTGGGCCGACCAGTGCTGCATCGTGGGTGCGACAACACTCACCTGACGAGGAAGTTGTCATGGTGCTGGAACACTACAATATGGCCGAAGTCATGCGGGAGCAGATATGAGCGAGTACGAAGGTAAATACAACCCACGGGATCGCTTCTGTCGAGAGATCAAGGCGGGCATGAGGCTGCTGTATGCTGTCCGGCATACAACAGTACAAATGCACGTAATCAGGGTCACCCATGTCGATGGTGCTCCTGACTACCGCCTCATTGAAGGCGACCGGGAGAGCGATAATCGACATGTCAAATTGAGCCAAACACAGAATACAGTCATCATCCCGGAGGATTGGTAAGCATGTGGCGAACCTACGAATACAGATGCGACGAGTGCAATCACGAGTTTGAAGAAGTCCAGAGTGACACCAAGGCCAAGAAGAAGTGCCCCAAGTGTGGCAAGATGAAGTTGGTCCGCAAATTCCCGTGCCCGGCTGTGCATATGAGATACAGCCCTTGCCACCCACGGGCCGGTCGAGGGCGCGGTTAATGGCCAAGGCGAAGCTATTACTGGAATGGCGACGGTATCGTGGCAAGAAGGTTCCGACCAGCTACAAGCAGGGCACGGACCGATGCTACAAAGAGTGGCGAACCACTTGTGGCCGCTACCGTATCGTTTGGCGCAGCGAGTACGACGGGATTCCTATGGACCCCGGCTACTACCCGACCACGCTGGGTGACCCAGAGTTTGGTATTCTATGGGACAAACTGGCACAGCGACAATACAAACTGAATCGCACGATGTTGGCAGCCCAGAAGTTGTGTGAGGTGCATTTCCGTGAGCACTTCCCGTTGGCGGCAGCCGAATTACTCGGACGGTGTTCCAAACCAAAGTGTAGGAAGAATGCTGTGGCCGGTACGGATCATTGTCTTGACCACACGCTGAAATCAAAGAAGCCCAAGCCCAAGCCCAAGGCCAAGAAGCCCAAGGCCAAGAAGCCCAAGGCCAAGAAGCCCAAGGCCAAGACGGTGGCCCCGCCGATGCAGGTTGTCAGCGGCACGGTCTTGGAGCAGCCAGTGAAGCCAAAGCGGAAGGCCCCTAAGAAAGAATGCCCTGGGTGCAAGACTAAGGTGGGCCCACGAACATTGAAGTGCCCGGAGTGCGGGCATGTTTTCAAAAAGAAAGCCAAGAAATGATTGTCTTCATGCTGCGGGACCCCGCCACCAACTTGTATTATCGACGGTCCACACGGTTCGGACACCCATGGGTCACGATGGAGCAGGCAAGTATTTGGACTACTCGTGCTGGCCCGGTTGCTGCGAAAGCTCGTGTTGCCAACGATCAATACCGCTACCGTGGTTGGGAAGTCCACCCCAACCCAATGATTGTAGAATTGGACCTAACCGAGAGGACTGACTGATGTATGCGATCTTAGACCGACTGATGTTTGCTGCGTTCGTTGACGTGATTCCAGCCGTGTGTATGCTGCTGGGAACCTTGCTCATGCTGTCCGGCGGCATCTATGTTGCCACACACCTCTTCACATTTCTGTTGAAATACACCACGGAGGTCGGCTTGGCTGGCTATCGGTATGTGTGCTGGAAGTTCCCGCGACTGGTCAGCAAACAGCCATCCAAACGTCTCACTGTGGTCAACGTCGGTGATGACGAGTTTGTAGTCTACCTGGACGGGCGATTCGTCGGGGCCGAGGCGGTCTCGGTGCCAGTCTCGTTAATACAAGAACTAGGCATCGAATATACGGAACGTCGAGCTTGCATGCGGTGGTACAAAGCAGAGAAGGGCCAGATGCCCGACTACCTGAAAGACATCACGCTGCTGAACGAGGGCGAGTGATGCCCAGACCGACTAACCGCCAGATTGGAATACCCAAGGGCCCGTATTGCTATGACAAGAACGGGTTGTGCCCACACTGGGCACGTCGGACAGACAAGACGGAGCATGACTGCGGGTACTGTGGCTTTATGGATCGTGGCGACTGGGAAGTGGAAGGTCTCTCTTTGTTGTGGGACCAGGTAAAAGAATGCAACCTTCATCGAGACGAGGAAGCTGATGGGTAAAGAGGGCAGATACCTGAGCATTGATCTTGAAACAACCGGGCTCGACCCAGAGTGGTGTTCCGTTTTGGAAGTCGGGATCGTCATTGCGGATTGGGATTCGCCTATGGATGATCTGCCGACCTTCCGGTGTTTCCTTAGCTCGGATGACTCTCGTGGCCGGGACGATTCGACACGGACAGAATACTTCTATGGCACCCCCTATGCCTTGTGGCTCAATGCCGAAATCTTCAAGTACCTGGCCCTCCAGCCCAAGGATGAAGCGGAAGCTTTGAAGATGGGCTTCGATGAGTATGTGCCAATCTACCAACCATGTGAGGTTGGCTTTGAGATATGTGAATTCCTACGGGAGAACGGTTTTGATCTACGTGACCATCTCACGGCGGCCGGTAAGAACTTTGGCGCATTTGATCTTCAGTTCTTGAGGCGGCTCGAACTGGGCAATGACAAAGTGATTTTCCGACATCGGGCAATCGATCCAGCGATGTATTACTGGCGGCCGGACACCGACGGGAACCGCCTACCCGGGATGAAACAGTGCATGGAGCGCGGGTATCCCGGGCGAGGTGCCACACACGGCTGTAGATGACGCCAAGATTGTCATCAAGCTGCTCCGACAGGCTCGGGTGCTCGGCCTTATCCAGGGGAAGCAAATCAAATGAGTGACCGAAAGAAACCCTACACCGAAAGAGGCCTTGCCCGGCTCAAGTGTGTCCGATGTGGCGCAAAGGCAACGCAGCAATGGTCAGCGTGTGCCGACAACAACATCATGCGTCCGATATGCACCGAATGTGACATCGAGTTGAACCAGCTTGCACTGGAATTCATGGGTGACCCACATGCCGGGACAAAGATGGCCCTGTACCGAAAGAAACTGGGGGTCTTGGAATGAGCGGTTTTCATTTGGCCGAACAGTACGAGAACATCTTGGAGGTCAACCATGTGTTGGTCGAAAGCCTACCACGCAGCCCAGCGGGGCGTGAGCCTTCGCATACTTGGTCTCTTGTTTGGGCTCATGGTGTTGTTAGTCTAGGGCCTGTTGAGAACAAGGCTGCGGCACGAAAGGCGGCTGCGATTTTTGTCACGCTGTACAACCATGGTGTGCCCGTCGAGTTTGCCATCGACCGGGCGCGTGACTTTGCGTACATCGCCACGCTACATGTTCGCTTGGATGAAGCCAACCACAAGGTATGGGCACACCAGAAACAGGATTGGGATCACAGACACACTATTCCAAGGAGCCCCAATGAGCCAGAATAACATACTGATTGCGGCAAGGTTCGCTGCCCAGGCTCATCAAGGCCAGGTTCGGAAATACACCGGCGTGCCTTACATTTCCCACCCATCGCGTATTGCCGGGCGTATGGCTTCACATGACGAAGCCACCGAAACCAGAGTTATGGCAGCTTTCCTGCACGACACTATCGAAGATACCTGGGTCACGTATGACGACATCGCCGTCCCGTTCGGTGAGTGCGTGGCTGACATGGTGGGTGAATTGACAGACCCGACCAGCCCCGGGCTCGGTGATGCGTTCAAAGGCGTGCCACGAGCCCAACGCAAGGCGGCTATGCGGGCGGCGATAGCGGGTGCCAGCCGTGGTGCCCGCATTCTCAAGTTGCTGGACCGCATTGATAACCTGCGAGAGATGCCGCTGACCCCTCCCAATAAGTACATTCGGATGTATTTGGAGGAGTCCCGCCTACTGGCCGAGGCCATTGGTGACTGTGACAGTCAGCTAAAGTCTGAACTTCTTGAACTTTGTTCCTTGACTTAGGCCGTTTGTGTGATAAGCTTGTTATAGTTCGATTACCTAACAAGCACGTTTATCACTCTAAAGGCACGTAGAACAATGCGAAGTTTGCCTGAGCCGATTGTCGTGCCAGAGCCCATTGCGGAGCCCATTGCGGAGCCCATTGCGGAGCCCATTGTGGAGCCCATTGTGGAGCCCGAGCCGGTCCCGGAGCCCATTGTAGAGCCCGTCGTGGAGCCTGAGCCTGTTCCGGCGACTCCGGCGACTCCGGCGACTCCGGCGACTCCGGCGACTCCGGCGACTCCGGCGACTCCGGCGACT